TGAACAACACCTGCGAGTTACTGTGCAACGCACTTGATTGTTTTGAGTCAACAGTGATTTTTTTTATAATAAAAAAAATCAAGAATACCTTTGATGTTCTGTGGTTCCTCTCAAATCTGATCTATGTCTCCAACACTACCTGAAAAGATGCGTCACATTTAAAGTTCCGAGAAGTTATGAGTGGGTGGGTGTTGGACCATCAAAGGGACAAACTACTAATTTTTTAAAAAAAATAATTATTGTGACATTTTGTGGTTTTATTGAAGCTTTGTGGTCGTCTCTATCCTCACCTGACTTGTACGTCATATTGGGGTATAAAAACTGGGGTCTATGCCTTGCCAAATGGCACCAGCAAGTTGCTCTGCATCTGTCTGCAGTCATGGTTTACATCACAAGACCCCCAGACAGGGACCCCCCCAACCCCCCTGACGGGGCGGCCGGGGGAGGTCCGGGGGCACCTGAGGAAGTTTATGCAAATTCTGGCGGCACACCTGATGAAAAAGGTGAGGGGGGTGTTAAAGGTGGAGGCGGTGACGACCCACAGGATCCTCTTCTAGGGGACTACAGCAACTCACCTGAAAAGGCACCTGGAAGTACTCCGGCCTCAGGAGGCCTAGGTCCTTACGTGCTACCTCCACCTTTACCTGATAGTGACGATGATGAGTCGCCCTGTCCTTCTTGGTACTGGCCACTAATGCTAAGCCAGAAAACTGAATACGACAAACTCGATAGGAGCAATGAATTTGAGAAAGATCAAGATAGGAGACCGCAAAGACCCACTACTCTTGCTCTCCCCGTGTGCCTTACAACTGAAGTGCTGGTTGATGGGAGAACATGGCATGACCAAAATCTTGATGGTCCAGATTCAATGTCAACCCCCGGTGGTGGAGGTGCAAGTGGGAGAAGTCCAAATGGCCTAGGAGCTCGGCCTAAAGATAAGGGGCCCAAAGGCAAGTCCCCACCTAAATGCGGGCCTGCAGGCAAGACCCCGCCCAAGGACCTAGGGGCTCGGCCTAAGGAGAAGGGGCCCAAAGGCAAGTCCCCACCTAAAGACGGGCCTGCAGCCAAGAACCCACCAAAAGACCCAGGAGCTCGTCCAGAAAAAGTTCCTTTAGCATTTCCAGGGCCTGGTCCGGTGGATACCAACCCAAGTAGGCATGATGTCATTGAAGCTGCTCCTGGTGATGAGAATCCGTACAAAAAAATGTGGCTGCCTCCAGGAACGAAGCCACCATGCCCTACACCCTTATGGGACCCCTGTGCGGTCTTGCTATCTAGTGGTTCAACGCCCCCATGGGACCGAAGGAAAGGAATACATCGAAATACTAAAGTGAAAACGATTGGAACTCCTGTAACTCCTGTATACCTAACTATATCAGATGATGACCTGGATGACCGCAAAGGTGCTGCAGGAGGTGGTCCTAAAAAGCCTCCTCTTCCAAGCAGAGATCCTGCAGGAAGTGGTCAGCGTGGTCCTACTCCACAGAGCAAGGAATCTACGAGCAGTGGTCTGAGTGGGGCTACTCCACGTAGCAAAGCTCCTGCAGGTAGAGGCAGGCAAGAACCTCCTCCTTTACCACCTAGGGACTACGACCCAGCAAGCCCGGAGGCTTTGCGCCTAGAACTACGGGATATAGTACAGAAAGTAAGGTATATTGGTGGTGCCTATAATGAACTGGAGGCTATATTTAGAGATAACTACGAAAGACAACGAGAACGAGAAAGAAGAATGGACTATGCCTTAATAGCACTAATTATCCTCCTCATTATCATCGTGCTGCTTCTAATTGTACTGTAAGTACAATTTTTTATCGACCTGTAACAATAACCTTGTTTTACTATGTAACCTTAATTGTATTTTATATTAACATCTCATTATTTCTTTACAGGATAGCACTGATGGTTAAACAGGGCTTCTTCAGCAATGCAACAAACTCAACAGCTTCCCATTAATGGACATGACCAGTTATCGCGCCTAGACTCCTAAATACAGGTGATGTTGGCACAAGTTTAGGCCTACTGCCTGATTTTGCTAGACACTTTGCCTCAATTTTACTTTTGCTGCACTTTAAACTGTTTCAGGGCTAGAGACTTTGTCTGAGATGGACTGTTGCTGCACTTTAAACTGTTTCAGGGCTAGAGACTTTGTCTGAGATGGACTGTTGCTGCACTTTAAACTGTTTCAGGGCTAGAGACTTTGTCTGAGATGGACTGTTGCTGCACTTTAAACTGTTTCAGGGCTAGAGACTTTGTCTGAGATGGACTGTTGCTGCACTTTAAACTTTTTCAGGGCTAGAGACTTTACCTGAGATGGACTGTTGCTGCACTTTAAACTTTTGCAGGCATGCATGCTGCTTACTTTTGTATGTTATTCACCAAGAAATGTATGTATATGTCTTTTTTATACAAATATCCACACATTTTTAAATTACATACTTGTTTCTGTAACATGTGCCTGTAAACTCTGATATAAGCTTGTGTGTATTGTACATACTTAACTGTGCACTTTAAGCAGTAAGGGGTGAGTTTGTAAGGTGTACTTATACAGAGTAAGCATTAAGGGGTGTACCTTAAAGCTAGCCTTGTACTTGTAACCAATAAGCAGGTGTATATGCATGCTATATGCACACCTGTCATACATTAACAGGTGTGTATGAATGTTGCACTTGTGCAGATTAAACATTCCTGGGTGTGACCTAAAGCTATACTGCAGAGGAGGCATTAAGGGGTGTGTCTTAAAGATATATTTCTGCAGCTAAAACTTTTACACAGTTGTATTTGAAAGCTATACTTTGGCAGATTATGCATTAAGAGGTTTTTGTGAATGTTATATTTTTTTACATTTTATGCATCAAGAAAGTGTTTGAAAGTTATAACTTTGCAACTTAAGCCTGCAGAGGTGTGTCTTTGCTGTTTACTTATGCAGATTATGCAGTAGGAGGTATGTGACAAAGTTATATTGTTTACTTCTGATAATTTTACATGTAAAATCTCAATAGTTATACTCTTAACCTTTTCAAATGTTGTAATTAAAAGTGTGTCTGTATACTGTTACTCTTAATATAAATAAATATATGCATTTTTTAAACCATATATGCCTGTGCACGAGTTTCATTTTGTGTTTTATTGCATTATTCACAAACATGATATTACTCACATATGATATATTTCTAGAATTATGGTGACTGACTTAGAAAGCTGGCACTCTATCCCTGATTCTATAGGATAATGAGTGGCACTGAAAAACTATAACTACCGGGTAAGCTGCAGATTTTTAAAACAGCCTCTACTGCCACCAAAATGGAGGGCAGGCGAGTACTTGTACTCTGTTTACTCTCTATATTATTTGCAGCATGGTTGCAACCTAATGACAGTAAGAGAGTTAAAGTTAAATTTGGAGCATGTCTCAGCCACCTGAGGGACATTCTTAACATCTCTACAGAATGTTTTGTAAGTATAATTTGATTTTATATGCTTGCTTTATTTTATATAACTGTATTTTGTCCATGCTTTTATGCATGTAACCTTTTCTGTGTTTTAGAACATAACATTGAATAACAACAAAACTGGTTGTGAGAATGAAACACTTGGTAATCCTGATAAGGTATGTGAGACTACGCTTACAGGTTTCACTTTTCTTCTTTCCACCTATGATGTGGTTAACATTTATTTTAATTTTATTTAGAAACCAGGGCTTCCATGTAGAGACTGCCTTAACTTGACATTGTCAAATAATTCTACCAAATGTCAACATGAAGAAAGCCGCCTAGAGAGTGTTTTATTGGAGGTTGGATTGATGCTTCACAATAGATCTATACAAGTATCCGGGCAATTTGAGAATACAACATGTAGTTCATTTGTAAATGTAACTCTATCAGAACTGCTGCAAGGCTGGCTGTCGATGCTGCAGAGGGTATGTGATTAGTTATTATAATTTTTTTAGCTAGCTCTAAAGTATTATGATATTCTTACTTCTATTTATTTTTCTTTCTAGTCTTATGCATACCGATATTGTGGCGACCCAAGCCCTAACCATACAAGGTGTCAGGCGTTCTGCCCAAAGTGAATGAGGCATACCTGTCAAACTCGGTTTGTGCAATAATACTTTAACTACTACCTCATCTTATTTTCACGTTCACCCGCGAACCTCCCCCTGTAAATAAATACACTACAAATAAAAGTTTCATTTGCATTTTATTGAACTTGACTTAAATAAAGGTGTTACTTGCAATTATACTTTGAGCTCTGCAGTTTTATTTTTAAAGCGAAGGCACCACTCTTATTTTCTCACTTTTGGATCATTTCAGGAAAACCATTATTTTCAGAATTAGTCATTTCGTTTGAGTGGTTCGGAAGTATAGAAGCAGTAGCGTCAAACAAGAAGCTGCTGCGGTTAAGAAATAAAAGGCGCTAGGTAATTTATCAAATGGACGCTGTTTCGGTTTTGGATCTCTCGGTCCCAGGGTCCAGGGCACGATGTGGCACTTGACTATTTGTTTGAGTTTTTTCAAGTGGTCATTCCAGAAGAGTTTCTCTGTTGAATTCTTCTGCAAATAAGCCAAGTATGCTAGAAATGCCACCAGCCTCCCCCAGTGTGGACGGGGTGTGAAGAGTGTTTTTGCAATCCTCTCCAGTGACTCAGGCTCGGGGGCTTCTACAGAGTTGCTGATGACTTCAAACTGCCCACTGCACTCGAGGCCCCTCTTCCGGGTTTCATCAAGTATTAACTTTGCGTGGCTGCAGGAAAATCCATTTCTTATTAATATTAAAAACAGTTCATTTAGGAATGAATAATAGAGGATGTTCTCCTTAAACTCGGGTTCTCCCAACATTTTCATGCAAGGTGTCACAGCAAAGGAAAGCTGCGGGTGGTCTAAGGCAGTATTTTAATAAAAATTACTATTTTAAATATAAATACTTGTGTCCTAGAAAGCTTCATTAGATCAATCTATTACATTGGTTTTGTGGTTAGCCGAGAATGGGCTAACTCAAACCACCTGCTGGACACAGTGACTCAACAGCTGCTTATCTAGTCTGTACATGTTATACAAGATGTGGTGATTGCTGCTCTTTATAAACAATGCTGTCATTGTTGTCATTCCCCTAGACAAGCCCTACAGTACACAAACTGTAGTAACACTGTCACCATATCATGTACAGGCCTAATTTATGTGTCAACTTAGAGTTAGATCCTCACAGAACTAAAAAAAACAATTCCCCTGAGTAAGTTTTAAAACCCGGCCTGTGTGACCACTTGTGCTTTAGACAAGCCTAGTGGTGCATGTCACCATTTAGCCTACCACTAGGTATACTGGCATATTAAATTTAATCCCACATCTGCCAACCAGCCCCTGAGACTGCAAACATGTCTCTGTACCTGCTGCCCAATATTCGGAGGGTCTTTAAGGACTCCCTGACCAGGATATGGTTTGTGGACACAGACTACAGTATAGAGGAGGAGCAGCTGGTGATGAAGTTTATGGACGTTCCAGGGGATCTGTCCCTCATCTCTGGCACCATTTTTAGTGAATTAATTATTATTGTAACTATTGAGACGTCCCACACCGCCTCTGACGATGAGTCTTCTTATGAGAGAGCATTAGCTGCTGTCCGAGAGCTTCTCTCACCTTTGATGAAAAATGCCACGGTCAGCCCCATCAGCAGATATCCAAAGAGGCAGAGAACTACAAAAATCATGTACGGGCCAGACTTAAAAAGAATACCCACTAATTTCTCTAGAGATGTAATGGACCTACTGCAGCAACAAGGAATCACATCTGTAATGCGGGTGGAAGTTGGCAGGTGCCTGACATTTGATAACAGGCATGAGCTCTATGACATTACCATGGACATGGTTCTCAAGGAAATTAAATCCAAAGAGAGCCAGATCATCTACATGGAGGGGTTTGAAAACTTCACTGTTAATACAGAACCCATCCACTATGCCTCAGACATCATCCAGGTGACGGGGACAGAAGACTATGTGTGTGACATGATCATGAAAAAGATTGGGCCCGACGTGCCTTTCGCCCAGCAGGTGGCTTACCTGCCAAACGTCTCCATCCCCTCTACATCGGTAGCCACTGCCCTCAGTTTTAAGCTGAGGGCAGCCATGTACTTTACTAAGGAGATGAGCTCCTTCCACTATGCCATCCTACAGTGCCAAGGCAACCTAGGCTTCATCTCACAGCAGACAGACGGCCTCCGGATGCAGAGGTCCATCCTGATGGAAAACTCACCCCTGGCCTCTTGCCTGGGGGCCTACGTGACCAACTTTGCTTTTAATTGCAGACAAGACTATAAGGAGATGAAGAAGCTATACACCTCTCTAATGGTGCAAGCAGCCACTAACATAAGGGCCGGAAGCCCTACTGTTGGGGGGTTTGTGAGATTGATATGCAACAATGGCGGGTTGAAGGTGAAACTGTACAGGCCCATGCTTTACGAGTGTCACTTGGCCTCCTCCATCGGGTCAAACTTGAAGACGGCAGACTTCAGGCCCGGAAATATCTTGGTGGCCCTTGGTCAGTTTTACCCCTCCGTCCTGGACGATACTCACCCCTTTTATTACAGAGACAGCGCGGCGGACTACAACAAAGTAGTCCAGGCCCTTAACGGCTTCTACTGTACGGTTACCAGCCCCTGCGTGACCAGTAGCCTCAGAGACCTTGGCAAGAAAACAGTTAAACAGCATTTATTCGCCCTTCTAAAGAACGGAGGTGCCAATTTGTACATTTCCTGCCTACCTGCGGCTTTGGTTTATCAACTCCAACGCATACCAGAAACTGAGTGGTTGTGCAGTTTAGAACATCTTTTAGATGTCTATTTTTTCAATACTTACGCGAACATTTTGTTCCTAACTGTAAAAAACACCAGTGAGTACACCACTCTGGGTCAGCAGTTTAAGCCCATAGAAATTTTACAAAATGTCGCCCGTCTGTTCAAGTGTGACGTGCACATCCTGGGGGAAACCGTAGACAAAATAGGCATACATGTGATAAATGACTTGGGCAACCCTTACAACTATACAAGCCGCAGGCACTATGGCCAGCACTGCTATTCCATGTTTAAACCCCCAGAGAACCCCCAGGACTATACCCTGCCAGGCGCGAGCGAAGAAGAGGAAGAGCTAGAGTGTGTAGTGCTTACCCCTGGGTTGGACTGGGCCCAGGGCTTTGTGATAGAAGAGTGCATTAGAAACACGCTGCTCAGCCCCACAGTGGGCTCAAAGGCCTTTGTGGTGCAGCACATAGACAGATGTGGCAATGGCCTGGTGGTGCAACAGCCCGGGGTGGGTCGCTTTGACTTTCCACTCGCAGACTACAGCCTAGTCTTGCACTCTCTAGTGAAACCTCCCATGGGAGACACCCCAGACAGTTTGGCAATGTGGAAGTCACTCAGTCTGGAAGATTTGCTAAATATAAATAATGCTGAAGTGCATGAAAACATACCAGCCAGCTGCATGGCTGTTGGCGAACAGCCCCTGAAGGTGGCCGCGTCTCCCAGCAACGGGGCCTTGCGTGCTATAGCAGAACTTTTGACCAACTTAATGCTGGGCCCCAAAATGCTGTTAAGCAACCTCATCGTCACAGCTTCTGTGACCTGGGAGTCAGGTCAGAGCTGCGAGGAGCTCAAGGCCATGCTCCGCGCCTGCCGGGCCTTCGCTGAGCAGCTCGGAGTAAACTTTGTAGTCTCCTCGGCCTCTTCTTCCGTCCCTCAGGACTCTCGCCACCTGAACACCGGCATTCCGAGGCCATCAAAGTTTTTTAAAAATATTGTGTGCTCTGGGACCTGTAAAGTCACTTCCGTAAAAAGAGCGCTTCCTGTGTTACAAAAGGCTGGAAATATCTTGGTGCATGTCTCAATCGACCCCACAGAGGGCCTAGCGGGGACTGTGTTTGAAAACATCTATGGGTTGAGTCTGGGAACGGTGTCTGAAATATCTGCCCCTAAAATGGCCGCCCTGTTCGCTATCATACAAGATGGCGTCCAGGAAGGAGTCATCGTTTCTGGCCACGATGTGAGCGACGGAGGCCTCGTGGCCTGCGTGGCGGAGCTCTGCCTATCTACAGAGTTTGTGGTGAGAATGACCGTGCCAGAGGGCCTTCACGCCCTCGGGTACCTGTTTGCTGAGAGCCCCGGGGTGGTGGTGGAGATCTCCCCCAACCAGCTACCGGCACTGCGGGACAAGTGCTCGGCGGCCGGCCTGTTCTGTCAAGACATAGCCTACATAACTAACGGGGACGAGAGCTTTTTCAGTGTAGTCAGTAACGGTAAGATAGTCTTTCAGCAGCCCCTGTCTAGCTTACGCGCCACTTGGTCCACATACTCAGACGGCTTGCTCTCGGCCCTCTGCAGCGACCTGGAAGAGGACGAGAGGCACAAGGGAGACTATGGGTGCAACGAGGTAGATTTTCGGGGACTGAAGGAGGGCCTCATGAATAACTATGTAGCTTTTTACTATAACCCAGACATCCAGAACAAAGTGGCCGTGCTCACATGGCCCGGCATGACCAAGGACGAGTCCCTGTTCTGGGCCTTTACTAACGCCCAGTTTGACACTTACATGGTGTGCATCACCGAGATTAACAGCCCCTCTTTTTTTAATGACTTCAGAGGCCTAGCCATAGGCAATGGCGTGGGATATACAGAGCCTCTGGTGGCGGCTGTTGGGGCCCTGACGGCTCTGATACACACCCAGGGGGACAGCCCGGCTCTCCGCGCCCTCCTCCATTTTTTTAACAGAGCAGACACCTTCTCCCTGGGCTGTGGGGAGTTTGGGTTCTTCATCCTTAGCCAATTTATCTACTACTTACACGAGCAGTCTTTCTTAGTTGGCCATCAACATGAGGAGTTTAAGTTGAGCCCCATCTCTCTAGAAAAGACCAAGTCTGGGATTTATGAATCTAGGTGGTTGAGCGTGCACATCCCAGAGACGACCGGCAGCATCATGCTGGCCCCCTGCAGAGGCATGGTACTGCCGTGCTGGGTCCAGGGCACATATCTCGGCCTATCCTATAAGACAGACGGGGTAGAGAGCGAACTGTATAATGAAAATTTAGTAGCCTGCAGCTTTCATGGGAAATCCAGCAGCTCTGAAAACTTTGCCCGCCATTACCCCAGAAACCCTTCCGGGAACAGCAGCGTGGCCGGCATCTGTTCGGATGACGGCCGGCACCTGGCCACGCTGATAGACCCCAGCTTGTCATTTTTCCCCTTCCAGTGGCAGCACTTACCCAGTGGGTACGAGCGGATGCAAACCTCCCCCTGGAGCCTACTGTTTTATCAAATGCACATGTGGTGTTGTTCCTAATTTTCCATGTAAACTTCCCCTCAAGTATGTGAATGAAACAAAAAAGTATTTCTGTAAATGTGTATTTTATTTTAAATAAAAATCATTTGCTAAAGCTTTCTGGTCTGTGGTATATTGCTAAAAAGAGGTAGAGTGGTTAAAAAAATCTGAGGGGTGTTAAAAAAATTGTGGTGGGCGGAGCAACCACATTTTTGCCGCCAAGTACAAACAAGTAGGTCCCTAGAACTCGGGACACGCCATCTTGTCCCGAGAACTCGGGACTTATGTAATTTAACTCGTTTTCTAAGAAAAATGATATTAATCAAAATGCCTACGTGATACCAGCTTATCGTGGGGTCATCAGAAGACGCAACTTTATAAACCACTTCAAAAAGAATAATAGTAAGTTGTTTTTCTGGGTCAGGGCTTGCCTCTGTTAAAGCGAAAGTAAACCGCACGTCAGTGTGGCGCGCGGACCTTTAAACAGGGCTGCAGGGCCAGCAGCATGAAGGTGGTCATTTCATAAATTTGGGTAAAATCTGTAACTTTTGGGGTTGTGTATATCTCTGTGCTGTGCCTTTTTAGTTGAAAACACAGCTGTAACACTGCAAGCCTAGCTTTGCTATTTCTCCTCTTTATATTTTTATTCTATATGTTTGCAAAAATCAGCGCTCCGACAGCACATAATATATGGCTTTGGGCTTTTTCCAGTTTTTTACAGTTTCCTTTTGCAGTTAATTGAGTATACCATTTTAAAATAATTCTTAACGTTTGCGTAACTTAAAAATTTAGTGATTTTTTGTATGTCCGCTGTTATACGGTAGAAGAGGTTTGTATGGTAGTGTTACTTCAAGAAACGGTATTTTTTAAAAAAACAACAAAGCGAAAATAATGTTTTGTGCAGGGCTAATGTGAACTGTTACTGTGAAGAAGCCAGTGCCCGTACGGCACGTGTTTTTAGAGGCAATGTTTAACTTTTTAAAAAAACCAGGGTAGCTTACTGAGTGTGGGGGCTATTTTGTTTGCATTTAGGAAAAGATGGTGCTTCTAAGATCAGGACTGGGCACTCGCCCTGGCGAGGAAGACTGCGATGGCGGGCCATCCACTAGAACCAGAGGCCATGGTCCGTTAGGACCCAATATCAAAAGTGCCGCGGGAATTGGAGGAAAGTTTCCTCCGTCCCCACAAGGAAGAAAAAGAAAGAAAGGCCCCAAGAAATCCGGTGGGAAAAAAAAGAAGAGAAAAGTAACGGGAGAAGGCCCAGGCGGAGGAGAAGGCCCAGGCGGAGGAGAAGGCCCAGGCGGAGGAGAAGGCCCAGGCGGAGGAGAAGGCCCAGGCGGAGGAGAAGGCCCAGGCGGAGGAGAAGTCCCAGGCGGAGGAGAAGTCCCAGGCGGAGGAGAAGGCCCAGGCGGAGGAGAAGGCCCAGGCGGAGGAGAAGGCCCAGGCGGAGGAGAAGGCCCAGGCGGGAACTCAAGAAAAAGAAAACGAGGCGATGGGTCAAAAAAGCATGGCGGGAAGAAAAAAAAGAAAACGACCGTAACAGGAGAAGGCGGAAGCGGACCAGAGGGGCCTGAAAGAGATGATCCAGATGGGCCAGGGTCTCAAGAGGGACCCAAAAGAGAAGAGGGCCCACTTGGACCAGATGGCCCTGAGGGACCAGAAGGACCTGAAGGAGAAGGCCCTGAGGGACTAGAAGGACCTAAAGGCGAAGGCCCCGAGGGACCAGAAGGGCCTGAAGGAGATAGCCCAGATGGGCCAGGTGCTCAAGAGGGCCCTGAGGGACTAGAGGGGCCTGAAGGAGACGAGGGCCCCGAGGGACCAGAAGGACCTGAAGGAGAAGGCCCTGAGGGACCAGAAGGACCTAAAGGAGATAGCCCAGATGGCCCAGGTGCTCAAGAGGGGCCCGAGGGACCAGGGGGGCCAGATGAAGACGAGGGCCCTGAGGAACCAGAAGGACCTGAAGGAGAGGGACCAGAAGGACCTGAAGGAGAAGGCCCTGAGGGACTAGAAGGACCTGAAGGAGAAGGCCCCGAGGGACCAGAGGGGCCTGAAGGAGATAGCCCAGATGGGCCAGATGCTCAAGAGGGGCCCGAGGGACCAGGGGGGCCAGATGAAGACGAGGGCCCTGAGGAACCAGAAGGACCTGAAGGAGAAGGCCCTGAGGGACCAGAAGGACCTGAAGGAGAAGGCCCTGAGGGACCAGAAGGACCTGAAGGAGAAGGCCCTGAGGGACTAGAAGGACCTGAAGGAGAAGGCCCTGAGGGACCAGAGGGGCCTGAAGGAGATAGCCCAGATGGGCCAGGTGCTCAAGAGGGCCCTGAGGGACCAGAAGGACCTGAAGGAGAAGGCCCTGAGGGACTAGAAGGACCTGAAGGAGAAGGCCCTGAGGGACCAGAGGGGCCTGAAGGAGAAGGCCCCGAGGGACCAGAAGGACCTGAAGGAGAAGGCCCTGAGAGACCAGAGGGGCCTGAAGGAGAAGGCCCCGAGGGACCAGAAGGACCTGAAGGAGAAGGCCCTGAGGGACCAGAGGGGCCTGAACGAGATAGCCCAGATGGGCCAGGTGCTCAAGAGGGCCCTGAGGGACCAGAAGGACCTGAAGGAGAAGGCCCTGAGGGACTAGAAGGACCTGAAGGAGAAGGCCCTGAGGGACCAGAGGGGCCTGAAGGAGAAGGCCCCGAGGGACCAGAAGGACCTGAAGGAGAAGGCCCTGAGGGACCAGAGGGGCCTGAACGAGATAGCCCAGATGGGCCAGGTGCTCAAGAGGGGCCCGAGGGACCAGAGGGGCCTGAAGAAGACGAGGGCCCCGAGGGACCAGAAGGACCTGAAGGAGAGGGACCAGAGGGGCCTGAAGGAGAAGGCCCCGAGGGACTAGAAGGACCTGAAGGAGACGAGGGGCCTGAGGAACCAGAGGGGCCTGAAGGAGATAGCCCAGATGGGCCAGGGGCTCAAGAGGTCCCCGAGGGACCAAAGGGGCCAGAAGGAGAATGCCAAAGTGGACCAAGTTCGTGTGAAGGACAACAAGTTCCCAAGGGACCAGATGGACCCGAAGAAGGCTCAAGTGGACCAGGTTCGTCTGAAGGAGAAGGCCCAAGTGGACCAGGTTCGTCTGAAGGACAACAGGTCCCCAAGGGAGCAGAGGGATCTGAAGGAGAAGGCCCATGCAGACCAGGTGGGCCAGATGAAGACGGGGACCCCGAGGGACCAGATGGAACTGAAGGAGAAGGCCCATGCGGACCAGGTGGGCCAGATGAAGACGGGGACCCCGAGGGACCAGATGGAACTGAAGGAGAAGGCCCATGCGGACCAGGTGGGCCAGATGAAGACGGGGACCCCGAGGAATCAGAGGGAACTGAAGATGATATAAAAGTAGGATTAACAGAATTGCTAGGCTCCATGAAACTGGATAGCAGTGACAGTGACAGTGATAACAGTTCTGACAGTGCCAATAGGCGTGCACTAGAAGGCGTATGTGGCTCACACTCGTCAAGTAAAGATTCTGACGACGAGGAAGAGGAAGAAGAGGAGGAAGAAGAGGAGGAGGAAGAAGAGGAGGATGATGAGGAAGAAGAGGAGGATGATGAGGAAGAAGAGGAGGATGATGAGGAAGAAGAGGAGGATGATGAGGAAGAAGAGGAGGATGATGAGGAAGAAGAGGAGGATGATGAGGAAGAAGAGGAGGAAGAAGTTATTATTATAACTTCTAGCGGAGAAGATGGATGTGGCAGCAGTGATGTTGTTTGTGTAGGCGAAGAAAAAGGCGAAGGAGAAAAAGGAAAAGGACGTGAAGAAGATGGAGGCGAAGGAGGCGAAGGAGGAGAAGGAGGAGAAGGAGGAGAAGGAGGAGAAGGAGGAGAAGGAGGAGAAGGAGGAGAAGGAGGAGAAGGAGGCGAAGGAGGCGAAGGAGGAGAAGGAGGAGAAGGAGGAGAAGGAGGAGAAGGAGGAGAAGGAGGAGAAGGAGGAGAAGGAGGAGAAGGAGGAGAAGGAGGAGAAGGAGGAGAAGGAGGCGAAGGAGGAGAAGGAGGCGAAGGAGGAGAAGGAGGCGAAGGAGGAGAAGGAGGCGAAGGAGGAGAAGGAGGCGAAAGAGGAAAAGGAGGCGAAGGAGGAGAAGGAGGCGAAGGAGGAGAAGGAGGAGAAGGAAGTGAAGAAGATAAAAAACCCTTTCCATGTCCACGAAGCCCAGGGGTATCAGGCTTTTATGATTTAACTTGGTCTTCATCAGATAGAAGTACAGAAGGTTCACGTGGTTCTCCTGGACCTGACGATCTAGATGGTCGTCCGGGAAGCCAGGGGCCTCCAACTCTAAGTCCCCAAGGTTTTCCAGGGAGTGGATATGGGTCTAATTATGATGATGATAGAGAGCCTCCAGTCCTTAGCCCTCAATGCGGAGGACCCAGTGGGAACGAGGGAGATGAAAGTGATCCTGATTCTTCAAGAGAACCTCCAGACCTAAGTCCTCAAAATCCTCCAGAGGGAGACAATGGTAATGAGAGTGATTCAGACCCATCATACCAGCCACTGGGTGGATCATCTTCATCATCAGAGGACGATGATCCAGGGGAGGGGACTTCGCAGGGACCCCCAAAGCGGCCGCCAAAACACCATCCACAGACTAAAAGAGCTCAAGGAAAAACTCTTGGACTAGACCCTCTTTATGACCCTAGACAAAAAGCAGCAACATTTTCATTACATTTAGGGTGCCCGACAAAAGATCCACTTGTTAGATTAAGTAGGATGATTAGGACCCTGCATCCAGAAGGCCCACATTCTTCCATATTTTTCACAGGCGGCCAATATGTTGTTGTGTTTTATGTAACTAGTTACTTTGAAGCTAAAAAATTAAAAGATTTTATAATACGCGAGCAAAATAGGAACCCATTGCAAGGGAGAGTGAATGTAAGTCTGGCTAGACACTACCCTCCCTTTCCATTTCCACATGAATAACTCCAATAACATTATTTTATGTCATACTTTAACCTACTGTTAACGAATTGCTTGTGTCAACTTAATATTTATGTGTTTATGGAGTAAGATACTTTATTACCTCTAGCTGCACTTAAAATTACTGTCTGTTAACGACGTGCTTGTGTAAACTTGTTTTTTGGTGGGTTTACCTAGCAAAAACTTTTATTACCTCAATGGGTAGGAAAACTACTAGATGCCAATGTTTTTTTGTAAGCTTATATTTTTAATGTGCCAAAGAGAATCTTGTCTACTTTTGAGTTGACTGTCATTGTTTTAAGGGAGGGGGGAAATGTGCTTGTGAACACTTATTTTTTATCTGTCAATAAAAAATGTTGAAAATATTGTGCTTTCACTCTGAGCTGGCTCGTTTTTAGGTAGAAGGGCTTAGAGGAGACCGGCGGGACTATTTTTTTTGCAGCCTCCTACTCAGACCGGGTGAAATTATCTGGCTGGAGTCTAGCAACAGCTCCACCTACTGACAAATTTTGCTTTCAGTGGGTTTAATTTATGTAGGTGGGGGCTGGCCCCGTCCCCGGGCTGGCTGGCTAGGTGGCCCCGTCCCCGGGCTGGCTGGCTAGGTGGCCCCGTCCCCGGGCTGGCTGGCTAGGTGGCCCCGTCCCCGGGCTGGCTGGCTAGGTGGCCCCGTCCCCGGGCTGGCTGGCTAGGTGGCCCCGTCCCCGGGCTGGCTGGCTAGGTGGCCCCGTCCCCGGGCTGGCTGGCTAGGTGGCCCCGTCCCCGGGCTGGCTGGCTAGGTGGCCCCGTCCCCGGGCTGGCTGGCTAGGTGGCCCCGTCCCCGGGCTGGCTGGCTAGGTGGCCCCGTCCCCGGGCTGGCTGGCTAGGTGGCCCCGTCCCCGGGCTGGCTGGCTAGGTGGCCCCGTCCCCGGGCTGGCTGGCTAGGTGGCCCCGTCCCCGGGCTGGCTGGCTAGGTGGCCCCGTCCCCGGGCTGGCTGGCTAGGTGGCCCCGTCCCCGGGCTGGCTGGCTAGGTGGCCCCGTCCCCGGGCTGGCTGGCTAGGTGGCCCCGTCCCCGGGCTGGCTGGCTAGGTGGCCCCGTCCCCGGGCTGGCTGGCTAGGTGGCCCCGTCCCCGGGCTGGCTGGCTAGGTGGCCCCGTCCCCGGGCTGGCTGGCTAGGTGGCCCCGTCCCCGGGCTGGCTGGCTAGGTGGCCCCGTCCCCGGGCTGGCTGGCTAGGTGGCCCCGTCCCCGGGCTGGCTGGCTAGGTGGCCCCGTCCCCGGGCTGGCTGGCTAGGTGGCCCCGTCCCCGGGCTGGCTGGCTAGGTGGCCCCGTCCCCGGGCTGGCTGGCTAGGTGGCCCCGTCCCCGGGCTGGCTGGCTAGGTGGCCCCGTCCCCGGGCTGGCTGGCTAGGTGGCCCCGTCCCCGGGCTGGCTGGCTAGGTGGCCCCGTCCCCGGGCTGGCTGGCTAGGTGGCCCCGTCCCCGGGCTGGCTGGCTAGGTGGCCCCGTCCCCGGGCTGGCTGGCTAGGTGGCCCCGTCCCCGGGCTGGCTGGCTAGGTGGCCCCGTCCCCGGGCTGGCTGGCTAGGTGGCCCCGTCCCCGGGCTGGCTGGCTAGGTGGCCCCGTCCCCGGGCTGGCTGGCTAGGTGGCCCCGTCCCCGGGCTGGCTGGCTAGGTGGCCCCGTCCCCGGGCTGGCTGGCTAGGTGGCCCCGTCCCCGGGCTGGCTGGCTAGGTGGCCCCGTCCCCGGGCTGGCTGGCTAGGTGGCCCCGTCCCCGGGCTGGCTGGCTAGGTGGCCCCGTCCCCGGGCTGGCTGGCTAGGTGGCCCCGTCCCCGGGCTGGCTGGCTAGGTGGCCCCGTCCCCGGGCTGGCTGGCTAGGTGGCCCCGTCCCCGGGCTGGCTGGCTAGGTGGCCCCGTCCCCGGGCTGGCTGGCTAGGTGGCCCCGTCCCCGGGCTGGCTGGCTAGGTGGCCCCGTCCCCGGGCTGGCTGGCTAGGTGGCCCCGTCCCCGGGCTGGCTGGCTAGGTGGCCCCGTCCCCGGGCTGGCTGGCTAGGTGGCCCCGTCCCCGGGCTGGCTGGCTAGGTGGCCCCGTCCCCGGGCTGGCTGGCTAGGTGGCCCCGTCCCCGGGCTGGCTGGCTAGGTGGCCCCGTCCCCGGGCTGGCTGGCTAGGTGGCCCCGTCCCCGGGCTGGCTGGCTAGGTGGCCCCGTCCCCGGGCTGGCTGGCTAGGTGGCCCCGTCCCCGGGCTGGCTGGCTAGGTGGCCCCGTCCCCGGGCTGGCTGGCTAGGTGGCCCCGTCCCCGGGCTGTAGAAAGTAGTATGTAGTATTATAATCCATAAAAAAGGCGAGGTGATGCAGCGACAACGGCGGCGTAATCCAACTGACTCCAAGCAGGCGAGCTCTGTATTTATACACTATTCAGTGGTCACTTAAAATGGGCAAAATAGGCTCAGCTTAGGAAAGAGCACTACAGGAATCATAGCTTAAGTGTTTACATAATTAGGCAATGCTTACAGTCTAAAATAACATACTAAAATTAAAGGGAGGATTAAGTAAACATAAATCAGTCTGAGACACCCTGTATTACTTAACTGTATATGTTTTACTGAACTTCTATCCTTTTACAAGGAGAATTGAATTTTTTCTAGAAGATTATATAATAGTAGGGGATTAACTGTACCTGGGATTACCTAATAGAAGACCAGGTTAGATAAACAGGTTTTCCCTTTTTTTTATTTAATAAACTAGTTATAAAAATTATATATATAATATATATATAAGAAGGGTAGAAGGTGTGGCGAAAATACAGGGCCCCCATTGGCTAAAAATTTCACGTGGTACAAAAGCTCCAATCAAAAACCTGGATTTTCGATTTCAGCCAATCAGCAGATGGGCGGATTCTAATGAGTTTTTTATAGCCTGCGATTGGCCCTCGCCGGTCCCGGGCTGCGCAGCGATTGGGTGCTGTTTGAGTGGCAGCCGCACCAGCCACTCGCCGCAGACGGTCAGCCATCCTGATATTCCTGCCAGACGTGTCTGACAGGTGGCTTTTCGCGCCGCAGCACTCCTGAAGATGTGACTGCTGGAAAAACACGCGTGACAGCGTTCTCGCGTGTAAAAAAGACAATGTTGTAAAGCCCCCAATAAGCCCCTTTTAACTGCAGCTTTTTTTTTTCTGTGAGCTCTAAATTCCCAAGGTAAGTTCCTCCATATTTGTTTCTGAAACTTTTTTATGAAAAAAGGGCGTGGGTCGAAATTATATGCGGTTTGCCATTTGAGTGTGCCCTGCCAGGCTTAAGTGCCACTTCCTAGTATGGTAACTTCTGCAATAGTGATTCACTTAACGTGACTAAATACCAGTAAGCTGATTTAATCACACTCCTTCAGACCCTTTAATGTGTTCACATTCTTATGTTCTGTGGTTTCATAATATCTTTCACTGTGGCCAAGAGGGAAGGTATCCGTGCAAAGGTTACTTTTTTTAAGAGAGGGTCTGCAAAAATATTTTTTTAAATGGCAGGAAGCGGCTTTTAACTCTTGTTTTTTAAAGCCTTAACCTAAGTTTTTTTTGTTCTCTTAATACCTGGTATTGTATTAAAGTGTGAAATGAAAGTTATGCGACCTAACTTTCGGGGCGCCGGGGGAAATGGAAACTGTCTCTGACACTTTTTTTTAAAGGGCTTGAAAACTCTAGGGGGGATGAATGTGTGCAGCTGGGCAGCCCCCAATTGTGAAAAAGGGGGGTTGCTACTCAGTTACACGTGGTTGCGGGGGAAGGGAAATTATCTTGTAGTGTTTTAAAACTTGGCAATGAGTTTGTGACTGAAAACATAAGTGTGGATGCTACTGTCTTATATCTCTAAATTTTAAATGACAGTCTTTTTCCACGTGGAGTAGCTTACTGCAGATGGTCTCCTAAGCCCCTTTATGTGATGCTTTCCCGCGGATATTAAGTTTCAAATGGATTTGGGGGCATGTGTACTTGCTTAATTCTTTACAGGTTTGCACCCCTATTTAACCCTTTGCAGGTTTGCACCCTTATAGCAGCCTTATGTGCCTTTTGTGTGCAGCGGCCCACTCCTCATGTCTGTAACTGATGCCTCCTAGTTTCAGATGAGTAGGAGGGCTCCTGTGTACCTGTTTAACCTTAGCTGCAGGTTGTTGTTCTTCTCACTTTTATCTGCCTTTAATGCCATCTGGTTTCAGACGAGTAGGAGGACGGTGTCTACCTATTTAACCCTTTTTTTGCTGATTCTAATTCTTCTCACGTTTGTCTGGGTCTACTGCCCACCTGTTTCAGATAATGTGGAGGGCGCCTGTGGAACTGTTAAACTCTTTTACAGGTTCCCACTCTTGTAACCTCTCTGTGGCCCCCTCTTACTGGTTTCAGGTGCCTGGGAAAAACTCTTGTTCCGTTGTTTACCCCCTTTGCAAGCTCTCACTTCTGTTTTAACTTCTTTGTGACACCTTTCTACTGGTTTCGGATACCTGGGAAAATTCTCAGTCTCTGGTTTATCTCTCTGGTGGGCCCTTAGTACTGGTGTAAGATCTTGCTTGGCTCTAGATGAGTAAAGTGGCTCTTGGGGTCTCTGGCTAACCCAGTTTGCAGCCCGTTGCCCCTCTAATGTTTTTATGTGGCCCTTGCCCACCGGGTTCATACAAAGGAGAAAACGGATATATGCTTAACCTTGTTGAAGTTCCCACCCTTTGAAGCTCTTTATGTGGGTAATTCCCACTCGTTTAAGATGAGACGGGAAGTTTTTCTACCTACCCGGTTTAACTCTTTGAAGGCTCTGATCTTGTGTTCTGGGTTAACCAGTTGCGTGCTCTCAATCTGCTAACCTTTCTCTGTGACCACTTCCCACTAGTTTTACGTGAGAAAGAAGGCTCATGTTTACTTTTTAAACTTTTTTGCATGCTTTCACTCTTTTGTCAGCCTTCTGTGTTTATTCCCCGGGGGTATCCAAAGATAGGTAAGCCTGCAGTATTCCATTCAGTTCTAGTGTAGATTCCCGCTTGTCTGAGTCCTCTCTGTGCCTGTTTTCCACAGATTGTAGGTGACAAGGAAAACTGCTGGTCCCCCATTCACTGCTGTTGTAGCTTTTTCCCCTTTTACCCCAGGTTTGTAGTTATTTCCCACGGGTATCAAATGACAGGGAAGCTGTATACCGATTAACCCTTTTGCATATTTCTACAGTGAAAATCTTTTTCTTAATTATCTAATTACTGATAGAGGAAGTCTGCTAGAAAAATAGGTGAAAGGGTGAGCACTAATGGTGCAATTTAACAAAGGGGAAGATGGTCTAGTAATACTGCGCCTAGACTGTGACTGAGCACTGTCTTATGATGTCTATGTGACTCATGTGCCTAGGATCTGCGTGGGTTCCCAGATAAAACTACCCCAGGGATATTGACAGTCATTAAGTGAAAATGCAACCTACACATGTAAAGTCTCTAGGATGTTATTGTTTTGGTTGGAGTTTCAATACCTGTATGTTGTCAAACAATTGCCTCACATTCTAACAATGTTTTCTTTAGAGCATGCATATCTTTAAAGATCTTACTCTCAACAGGTTAAAATTTACCAGTTTCGCAACCTCACAGATAGGAAAAGAGATAGGCATAAAAAATGCACCCATAGTAATTTATATGACTCTTTACTGCAAAAAAACCCTTAAGACATGTCAGGCTCAAAACATTACATACACATAGAAACAAGGGCAAAAAATTAAACAAGATTAACACATTACTGTATCAGCATAATGCTTACATCACAGTTAACTGCAAGACTATTGAGATATCTCAAGTACAGGAATACACTTCACACATGTAAACTTAATCACAACATGTAAAAACACTTCATATATAGAGTTTTCAAAAAGTGCTCAAAGGCATGGCAGTAATATAATCATAAGGCTTTTAGAAGAGCTTTTTAGTTAGCACACTAGCTGTTCTGCAAGTTACAAGTTAAAACCTTAAGAAATTAGGTACAAGTGCATGTTAATTAGTTTGTAAATTCAATCTGCATTAGTCGTCAGCTGTACATTGTACAGGTATCCGGTCCTTGTTCTTGCCTTCCTCGTCTGAATCTGGGTCTCTGGGCTTCTTACGACCCCCAAAGCCCTACAAAACAACAAGCGCTCTTAATTGTTTTGTATGTTTCTTATACTAATAGTTGCCTTAGATTAATATTAAATATCTACCTGTATATTTAGTTCAAGATATGGTTGCAGCAGCCACCAAATGAAGAGTAATGTCAGTAAAAATAAGATACTTCTATCCTGAGGTCCAGGCGTTACACCTTAGAAAACAGCACAAAATGTAAACTTAATAATTTAGGCTAATGTAAAAAACATAGCTTGCATAATGAAAACAGATTTATAGTACTTACTTGCTAGCCAGAAACACAGGAAAACAACCACGGTAAGTAACAACACTACTGGACCGGGCCACCTAGGCCCTGGTCCTAACGGGCCTCCAGGGCCTCTATATCCTCCTGGGTCTCCCATTATTAAGCTACCTTAAGCAGCACACAAGCTCATTAAGAGTGGTTCTTGCTGTGACTGAAACACTTAGGGTTTTCACTTATAGAAGATGTGCACCCACCTATTAAAATTGCATTTCTATTGGTTTATGCGTAGGTCACTCTAAGGGCTTAATACATAGGCATCAATGTAAACCCCTGAATAATTCCTGTAACGGGCAGATGAAACTGCTTACCCTTTACGCCCCCATAGTGATATTTGTAGTACAGTATAACTCATGCGCCACAGTCAAATAAGATGCTAGAAGTGTGAATGGAAATGCTTCTATTGGGCACTTCAAAGCAAAACTGTGCTCTGTTAAAAACATAGAAGAGCAGTAAAACTTCCAAGTATTATCCTAACCCCAGAAGTGTGCATGGGAATCATGTGTTTAATTTGAGTAGATAAGAGGTTTCTTTTTTAATCAGAACATGTGCTATATTGTGGTGTGGCTCTGGGCTCAAAACCAAAGTAGGCCCCATTGTAACACTTTATCTTTGGCGCCAAATTGGCAATAGGTCTGTGACCATGAGGCCCGAGGAGCAAGAGTCTGTATCCAGTTCCAATGGCTACGGATGAGTAACCAGCTGCATATTTTGTGGCTGCACGTAAGTAAACTGTCCCCACTGTATGCATGGCCAAATTGGTCTTGGAGCTAAAGAGAGGTAGCTCCTATAACTTTCACTTTGGGGTTGAAAGTTTAGTGGGTTCCTACTTGGGGTTTAGTATTTAGAGATATAAAACAAATTCACTGATGAAAAAACCACACTTGATTCAAGTTACAGTAAATAAGATTTACTTTATTTTCATTAAAACCATTAACAAGAAGTTATAGCAATAAATATTCCCTGTACTTTAATTTAAGAAATTAGCAATTAGGGTTGACCCATTTACATATTCTTGTTTTAATTCATCTGAAAAGTCTAGCTGAGCCACGAGGTCACAGATCTTAGTGACGCATACGTTGAGGTTAGATTCTTCCAGGGCCTGAGGTTCAATAGACAGGATATAGTGACCTTTGTAACAGTCGGCAGACAAGTTGTGGTTTTCCACATTATCTGTGAGGATTCTGAGAACCGCTTCGCTGACGTGCAGGGTCAAAGAGGTGAAAATAATGTACATGGTTAGCATGGGGCCGTTTGCAGTGAAAATTGGAAATATCTGTGGATAGAACTTTTTAAGTACAGTATAGCAGTACAAGAGCGAGGGTTGTCCCAGACTTTGCTTTACTGTATTCATGGAGTGTCCCAGGAGAGACAGGTAGAAGGCCTTGTGCTGCACAACCTTTTCCACATTATTTAGAAAACACAAATTAACAGATAGCAGCTCATTTGATTCTGCAGATTGCTGGGCCTGGGTGAATCCAGAAGAGCTGTCAGGTTTGCATTCCTGGCAGTGGAACCCCAGGACAGATGAGTGGCCGTATGGGGACAAGGTAAGGCATCGGCCTGGTGCCACGTCTGAAAACTTGACAGGTAAAAAGACAGTGTTGGAGGTGCATATAGGGGTATCCATTTCCCTTAAAAAATCTTTGCCCAGCTCATAGTTTGTAGAAACCCCTGCAAAAAATTCACTGTTGGACAAAAAGACCTTTTTTTTCTTCAGGGTGGCTGATTTTGCAGAATTTAATCTTTTCCTCTTGAGGGTATATCTGGAGCGGACGGATGGAGTGCAGGACATTTTTTGTATTTTGTGCATGGCTGCTGGGGGCGTGGTACTCTTAGGTATAGATGTTAAAAGTGTAGTAGCAACTTAGGAGGGAGAACTTGTGCTTTTTAAGAGAAGCATCTACTTCTTTAATAATTTCAGACACTGTTGTTTTGTTAGCTTTGACAGTTTGCAGGCTTTTAAAAAGCAAGATTAAAGTTTCTAAGATCTCACAAGACTGGAAGGATCTGTGCACTAAGGAGTTTCCTGTTGCCAGGGTGGCTTTGAAGGCAGTAAATTCAAAGTCAGGCACTTCTCCAAATAAAACCACAGAGTCTGTAAGTGAAGAATTTAGGGCACATAGGGGATCGCAGAATAGGTGTTTGTGGATTTCTTGGGGACTGCAGTTGACTAAAACAGATTTTAAGAGCTCTCTGTCTTGTATGAAGCTCAGGGAATCAGCATCCTGCTGTAAGAATAGGATTCTGTCTAGTAATTTAACTTTATTGTTGATTGAATTTAAAACTAAATGTTTAAAAGTTTGAAAGACGCTGGCAGCTTCTGAATGACTGGCCAGGCACTCGCACAGCAGGCACAGGGAGCTAGTGTGATTTTTTTTTTGAAGGCAGAGGGCGGGGCTGAGCAGGCATGGGCCCTGTGTGGTATCTAAGGCGGGGGAAGGGTCTAGAGAAGCGTTAGTTTCGACAGGGGTTAAATTTTGAAAATAAACTTGGTGGCGAGACAGGGTATCAGCCAGTAAGCTATTAGCAGGGGTCATTGCGTCAGTATTTTTCCAAAAAATTAAGATAAGATCTAAAAAGTTATCTTTCCCAATGCAGGCTGGGTGAAATAATTTACCACCGTCTAAACCGCATCCTGGATTGGTGATAGGGGTGCAGGTACACTCATCAGCCATTCTCACTGGAGCTCTGGTTAGCGATGGCCACAGGGTCTTGAAGCAAAAAGCTCCTGACAGAGAGCCGGACAGGGTGGCTCTTAAAAACTCAGTTTTTAGCATATCCAAGTTAGACCACTCCATGATTTTTTCAGTATTAGCAAGTCTAAAGCACCTATTGACAAAAAAATGTAGGTAGATGTCCAGGCCATTGATGTTAGGTGGTGGAGAGGGGGCATCTGGAAAGTACAGCTGTATTAATTCTAGGCAGTCAGCTAGTAGCATTAAGTTGGAGGCCATTGTTTTGGGGGCATGCAGGGCATAATAGCAAATGATTGCATAATCCCCATAGAAGGAGAGGTCAGGGCTGTGGTGTGTGCAGAGCTGATGCAAACATTGGCATATCTTGCAAGGTGCAGTAGAGTCCAGGGCTGCAGTTGTCTCACAAAACTGGCTACTGTTTAGAGCCTCAGCTGGGTCTCCTGGCAGGAAAGCTTTTTGTATGACAGCTTCCAGGGTCTTTTGATGTTTTAGAATAGTTGCTACCTTCCAGGGTACAAAGGAGCTTGTTTTGTTAGAAGACATTGTTGCTGTCTCTCAGGGTTCTTTGAAGTTTGGCAGAAAGGTGTGACTGAGTTGCTGGGATAAGCTGCCTAAATAATTGCTGCTCTTGTGTCAAGTTTCTAGTTTGAGGGACATATTTAACAGACAGCCTGTCTCTTGTTGGAGGTTACTACAGTGCAAGCCAGGGCTTTACTGTTGCCACATTAAATGGACCTTAGCAACCTCTTGGACTTTCCTAGTATACTCCCGGAAGATATTCAAGTGATTGCTCCCACTTCTTATGCCAAACTGAGCCTTTTGAGTCACTGCCAGCACTTAAAATTATTTATAGGGCAGCAGGGCAGTAAAGGAGTATGTGCTCATTCTAGAGTTCTGGAAGAGAAGTTAGAGGCAGTGAAGGAAGTTATTTCAAAAATTATAGAGACAGACAAGATTTTAGAGAAGAGTGAAAAGTTTTTGTGAGGTAGCATGGCTAGTGGTAAGAAGCTCATCGACCAGCTTTGTTCTGTAGTTTCTTCTTTTTTGTGTCCGTCCATCAGTTCTCTGGACATTGACAGATGTGCAGTGGGACCCCATATTTTCTCCAGGGGTAGCTCACAGGCCATCTGCACCGTGAAACTTCTCCATGGAGAAGTGTATAACCTAGAATTTGTCTACAGATACTGGGCCCATATTTTAGAAAAGTACAACTTTCCATTTTCCCCCACTTTTATCATCTGCAACAATGGGCTGGCAGTGACTCTCAAATGCTATGTGAGTGAGCCCAGAGACCTGTCTTCCAGATATGGTCAGGCAACATCCATGGCACTTGATGTGAACTTACAGAGGAATTCTTTTGTAGTGTTAAGTCAGGATGACTTTATAAAGTTTAAAACTCCACTGGTGTTTGCCAAGGACTTAGACATCACCAACTCCATGGTAGTGTGCAGAACTTACCTAACCAGCAGCAGAAACAGCTTGCAGTTTTTAGTGGTAAAGTCTAAAAACCCACGGCGGTTAGAGAATGTTCTGGACATGATTAAGAGAGCGGTGGAGGCAACCGGCTCAAACCTGCCGGCGACCCGCGAAAAACCTCTACCCCTAGAGCAGACGGAGCAGCTTGAATCTACATTGCCATCTAGTGGCCATTTAAGAGTTTTGCAGTCTACTTCTCTGACGGGGCGATGCCCGTCATGGGGTGCAGCGTGTGCTCTGCTTTTGCTGAGCTTAGCCGTTGGGCTCATGGCTATCCTGGCGGCCAAACTGATGCAGTGGCCATAGAAGGCGACCTCTGGCAGCTGAATCTCCAGATACTAGACGTTTTAGAAATCGACCATGCATCATTTGTTAATTTTGTGTTTTTGGGGAAGGGGTTGACATGCATTCCCTGGGGCACCCGTGGAGAGTTTTTTACTAGCTGGATACAAGGGCTCTTGGAAAGGTGTTCCTGCCCCAGCGTTGATATTCACAAGCAGCTTTTTTACTATGGCATATATATGTGCTATTTTCTAACAGTGTATTTGCTGTTGTATCCCTCTCCTGTTATCATCAAGTATGCAAGGAGTTTTTTTAGGGGGGAGCAGCTGTGGCACCTACTTTGTAAATTTGAATGGGTTATAGAAAAATTTATGGAGTATGTCTTCAAAATCAACTTTAACCATCCAGTCATTAAAATTAATGAGGGTGATTTAGAATCTTATATGTTTTTGAGAAAAAAGCTTAAGAGGCAATACCTGACACCCCAGTTGGCAGTTCCCCCGCTTTTTACTAGATTGCCCCCCAGCCTGCAGTTTATAGATGAGGGTCACACCCATCTTGATACCCATGGCGAGGCCCTGGCCTCTGCTCTCAAGTCTTGCTGTGAAGACGTGCCTTGCGGGAGCCCTTTTGACAGCATGGTGAAGAACTTGGCCCTGAGGTGCGCTCTCAGCCACCAATTTTCTGTAATACCCGTCAGTGACCAGTCTCCCAACATCGTCACCCAGATCAGGGAAAAGATTTTAAGCATTTCAGTCTTAGCCTGTGTGGTGAGAGTGCCAATATTAAGCGCCACCGTGTGGTCATTAGTGGAAACTAAAAGGCCTACTTTTTTTGTTTACTGTGGAGAGTGTAAGCACTGCTTAAATTTTGGAAAGGGTAAATTTTTAAAAGTAAACTTCAACCCCACCCACGCCTTTTACTGCCGGGATCAAAAGGAGAAGCAGTGTAACGTGTGTGCTACCACTGGGAGAATCTACTGTTCTTTCTGCGGGTCTGCTGACATTCACACTGCCAGCCTGACACAGATGCTGGATGGTGTTCCCATCATCAGAGCCGTCATGGCTAACAATGCTGCATTTATGTTAGACACCGCACAGCGCTCCGTTGACTTTATTCTACCTTGCTTGGGAACTCACGCTAAGTGCGAGGGTTCAGTTTTACGCCGCCTTTCTCTGCTACAGCTGTTGTATTTAACTTTAAATGCCAGCGAGCTGATGTGTGCCAGGTGCCAAAGCTAAGAAATCGGCTTTGTCTTTCTTTGTTACCACTTTAAAAAATTTTTTTAACACGTTCCTGCTCATCTTCCTCTGATGGCGCACGCTAGGCCTAAACTTCCTAGAATAAACCTTAGATTAGACGCAGAATACCCAAACGATCCCCGCGTGCAACAACTACATCTACAGATCCTCAACAATCCAAACTATGCGAACAATGTTCGCGCTCCTCTGTCATACTTAGTGTTTTTGACTGCCCAGGAAATGTATGAAGTATTTGTGAGGCAAGCCCGAGGTGTAAATAAAAAGAGATCAGGTGGCCCAGAAAAGCCCATTCTTCCGGCAAACCCCGGGGCAGGCCCTCAAAATGCACCTGGTTGTGGTGGAGGAGGAAGCGGCAGCGGTGGAAGTGGGCCCCCTGGAGGCAGCGCACCCCAAATTCAACCACCCAATAATGGGGTACCTAGCAACCAAGTGTCATCTAACAGCGGGTCAGCTGCAGGCTCTGGCTCCGGTTCTGGTGCTAGCTCTAATTCTGGTGCTGGCTCTGGTGCTGGTGCTGGTTCTAGTGCTTGCCCTAGTTCTGGTGCTGGCTCTGGTGCTGGGGCTGGTTCTAGTGCCGGTTCTAATGTGCAGGCGCCTCCGGCGCCGCCACCACTCCCACAAGTTCCCATGGTGCCGGGTGTAGTCAATGGCCAAGAGATGTACCTTCCACTCGGACCTGTTAATGGACTACCGCAGCAGTTGGGCACAGCCGGGTCTGATAACTCTGGAGGCCAGGCCTCCAGCCCAGGAAGCCAAAATCCACCCACCAAACCCGTCGCCCCCAGAGGAAAACTAGGCAAAGGCCGATAATTATTTAATTGGACTTTTATTTTACAAACGTGGAAACAATCTACAGATACAGAGCAGCGAGTCTTTGGATGGACGAAGCAAGCAACTGAGCGTTGTGTGTGACTGCCTGCCTTATTTTTTTAATAAATGTGATTAAAACATTTTTTGCCTCCTCTATGCTTACTTCCATGATAAACTGAACAAACAGTGGCTCAATATCTAAATTTTCATCAATGGGGATGAATGGAGGGCGTGGTGCTACGAGGGAGGCCCTATCTGCAAGGATCTCGTGAATGGAGAGGTGGTTGGGTGCTATGGTGGGGGGAGCGGACAGTAACCTTTTCCTGTGGCTTTTCTCACAGACATGCAACTGCTTTTGTTTAAATGCCTGCTGCATTTGAGCAGCAGTTAAGCTCTTATCTGGGAACAGCCTGACGGCTTCAATGATTGGTGGTTGCCTGAGTAACAGAGATACCGTTGGGTCTTGATATGACTCTTGTCTTATGGAATACTTCCTCTCTTCAGAGCCTGGGGGCCCAGGGGGATCTCCATTTTCTACTGGCTCAACAAAGTCATGAGGCGGAAGTTGCCGGCTGACCCATTTGGCTCGAGAGCCAACACCAGCAGGCCGTGTAGGCGTAAAAACGCTTTTTTGGTCAGCCGCCCTGAGAGTGCCAATTACAGCCATCCTGGGGTTGGGGGGTTGTAAGTTAATGTAACTTCCGTGAGGAGGAACTAAGTAATTGATATCAGGGGGCCCATCTTTAGGCCTCTCTGGGCGGTCCTGCAGAGAAAGGCTTTCAAAATCACGTAACAGTTGATCAGCAGCAAGGTTCGACTTTGGCGGGACAACAAAGTGCACCCTGGCTGATGGTTTTATCGAAATGGGCTTAGGTAAAGTAGCATATGCCTCGCTAAGAGGATAGCATGGCAGGAGGGGGGTGGGAAAAGTAGTAGGTCTGGGTGGGTTGGGTGTAGACTTATCTTTGGGGTCCTGGGGCGGTTTGGGTGAATCGGGAAGGGGTGTAAATTCAGCTTTGGGTAGGTGAGGAGTAGGAGACGTTGGAGACAGGGAGTCTTCTGAGTCTTCACTGTCGCTTCTGCTAGGACCGGAGTGTATTTCTGGTGGGTAAGCTGAAAACATGTTTTGTATGCACAGGCTATCATCTAAATCTTCAATATCTATAATCCAGTCTTTTGTTTTGTCCTCTAGGGCCTGTTGGTGGCTGTAGGAAAGCGTTGAGGCCTGTAGTATCTCCATAGGCCAGTTTGGCAGTCCCTTGCCATCGTAAGCAAACCTTAGGTTAAGTAGCTGTGGTGGGGGAGCATTGTTAGTTAAGGAATATGCCCCAGTTAGCTTTTTCTCGCTGTCCAAAAGCACTATAGGATGTTTAAGATGGGATAGATTGTTTGGGGAGCTTAGGTGTTGCTGCAGCCATAGCTTTTGGCTCCTAAAGATGTCTTTTTCTAGTTGAGTGTAGAGGCTGGCTAGTGTGGTGTTTTCAGATACTGGTTGTAGAGGGGCTGTTAGCAGAGAAGAGAAGGGCTCTTCATTCCCGGTACAGTCTAAGAGTGGTGAGACCACAAAGATTTCCCCAGTAAATTCATTGGAGAATACAGGCTTCTTGGTGGAGAGATAAATGACAGGGTTGAATTTTTGTAAAATGGCCGCCGCCGCCATTTCAAATCCACTAATGGGTATTGTGGTAACCCCCTGGGGTTTGGTGGTTTTGCTTTCAACTCTAAGGACAGAGTTTCCGGGGAAGCCATATGAGTAAGGGGGGGTTTCATCCACCCTAGCTTTACTGACTACTTGGCAGTCATAGGCAGGTTTGTAGGCTGCTTCCACTAAGACTTTTAGAAAATCATAGGGCGTGTGCACATCAGGTAGGAATGTGGGCTTGAGGGAGCGCCATAGTTGCCCCAAGACCACTGGGTTTATGCTTTCTAGGGCACATACAAAAAAGCACACCCTGGCCTTTTCTTGAGAATTTGAGCAGAGCTGTAAAAACTTTTCATCGCCCCACAGGTATGCTTGTGGCTCTAGCTGAGTCCAATATTTGGGACAAAACAGGTACCCATTGGGCTCAGGGACCCCGGCCATTATGAGACTGTTTGTAATATGCTGTATTACAAAGGCTGAGGTCAGATTTATCAAGCACCTATTGATCATAATTTGTAGGAAAGAGACTCCACTTTGAAAGGACTTCATTTTTAAGAAATAGAAAATAATTTTAGGCCAGATCCATAGAATGATCTCTAGTGTGGCTCGAAAGGACAGTACCACGGGGATGTCGCTCGAGTTAGCTGGGGTGTCTAGATAGATGGTGGAGAGAGACTGAAGTAGGCCGTGAACAGCTACAATGATGGCCATGAATTCATTCTGCTTTGCTGTCCCATGGAGACTGTGCACAGTGGTATACGATTGCAGTGCCTGGGTACTGTTTTCTAAAATGTTGTTCCAATGTGAGTTTATGAGGTGGGTGGCGATGGTTCCAAAATGGGCCTGCAGCACGTTGGGTAAAACGGTAGACCCCCGGTATTGTGAAGTGTCTTTTTGGGGACCCTGGGGGGCTTGGACGAAGTAGGTTTCTATAAAGTTGTTAAAGATGACTTGCAGGCTCAGGGGACTGGCGTTTTTTATGGGTATGTAATCCATACTAAGGTTGTCTACCGTGGGAAATACCTGTAGCCAGATTGGTTGAGTAGGTGCATAGTTGAGGTGACACATGGCTTCCAGCCTTTGTTGAAAATTGATGGGGGGTGGTGGGGAGGGTCCACTGGTGTTGAAGTCAAAAACAGGTGATTGGGGCGTCAGTGGGGTGAGGGCATCCTTTGCATCTATTTTGGAGGCAGGTAGGGCAAAGGTGGAGAAGATACACGCTTGGTTGGTTTCATAGTATTCTATAAACTTCAGCTTGAAAGTCAGGTACAGGTCAAGTTCTTTTATGGTGCCAGTAATAGGACTGGTTGGGCCTGTTTTGTGCTCTTTAACCCATTTCTCATAAAGGGAGGTTGTTTTCTGTTTAAGGTTGGCCAGTAGGTTGGTGGAGCGAGCAGTGAGGGCCATGTGTCTGAGTAGTTGTATGTTTTGTACTACAGAGGCCTCGAGCTCAGTGTCAGCTAGAAGCTTTTCCAGATCTTTGACTTTTTGTGTCCATTCCTGCACTTTTGATGTCCCTCCAGTGATTCTCTTGGGATCTAATGAGGAAATGGCCTGTTTTATGATATTGATGTCATCTGTGTTATTTGCTTGGTTTTCCAGCGAGACTAAACTTTCAAGTTTGGGTTTTACCTTAGCCACCAGTGCTATTATGGCTTGAAGCTTAGCTCCAACAGCAGGATACTGGCACTGTGTCGCGATGTGAGCGCACGTGGATTCTACCCAGTGAAGAGCAGCTGAGGCCTCGCTGTATGTGAGTTTGGAAGAGACTTCTGAGTCATGTATTAGCTTGTCAAATAAGGTAAGGGGATCAGTGTGGGAAACTGTGTACTGCCGCACCTCGGGAGGAGCATTCTGTAAAGAATGAGAGATGAGCTGCAGTAACTTGTTGGCTGTCTCCTTTTCCCACGCTTGGAATCCATTTTCAGTTTCAGAGATTAAAACTTTTAACAACTGAAAGTCATTTGACAACTCAGCCAGCAAATGCTTTTCTACTGTGTACACATAATCCCTAAAGTCTTTGTTCAGGCTGGCAATTGTTTGCTCAAAGGCAGGGTTGAGTAAATGGCTTGGGAGGATGACATCAGGCTTGGGGGGCAGAGAGTCTCCAGTATTAACAATGTTATGTACCTGGTGTGTCCATTTTTCTACTTCCGTGTGCACGTTCAATTTGTAATCTGATGCTGCATCCTCTATAGATGACACTATATCTAGCATGTTTCGGCTGTCGCTCTCAAGGTAAGTACCAGCAGTTCCCTTTAGAAGAGCGTCGCTGCTGCGGAGCTGAAGAAGGACATCTATTTCAGCTCGGGACTGTTCTGCCAAGTCTACTAAACTTGGGTAACGTACGGTACTCAGGTAAAACAACACATTATTTTTGTATGGGGTCATCCAGTCTATCGAGGGCCACTTGAACGCCTGGCCGTAGGTGGTAAGTGACAATGCTGCACCAATGGTCATTTTTTTCAGCTTTTGTAGCAGGGGAGACATTAGGGACTCTAGGGTGGGGCCAAATGTTTCTGACACTTTTAAGTCATGGTGCTGGGTTATTCCCGTGACGTGTACCCAGTCTGAGTATGTTATGTCAGTAAAGTCCAGGGTCTTAAAGGCTATTTGAATTTTCTTCCATGCCTGCTCTTCACCGAGCCTCTCTTCCTGTTGGACTATAGCGGACAGGGACTGTGAGGGGGGCTCTGGAGAGGTACTGGGTTTGTCATCCATAGCTACTGAAGTTGTAGTTTTATCCACGTCCATGTGATGGTCTGTATCTGAGAGCTCATGATCATCTACAGCAAATGTATCCATAAGCTCTTCCTCTGAGGATTCTAGACTAAAACTGCCATTTTGGCTCTCCATTGAAGAAACGGGGCTGTGGGATGGAGAAGTACTCTCGATCGGAGAGGATTCTGGGCTTTCTTCCACGGGAGCCTTATTAGTGCTGACAGGTAGTGAGAGGTTTTGTGGCTTAGAAGGTTTGAGGTGCTTTGTAGTATCCTTAACTGCTGGAAGTGAGATTGCTTGTGGTTTTTTAGGCTTAAGAGGTTTCTCTTTTTGATGCCTATCGTTTTGCTGACTATCTTGTATCAATTTTGAATCTGTAACGGGTGTATCAGCTGTTGGGCCTTTAGGGGCAGGTGCTTGTGTTTGCTCAAGTCCTTTTTTTGAGACAGTTTCTTTGTTTAATTGAGCTAATAGCATGTATAAGCTTCTCTTGGTTGAGCTGTTGATGTTAGCAGTAGCCAATTGGCTCTTTAGATGTGCTATGTCATACAGAGGGACCGTGCAGTCTGGCTTGCTTTTTAAGAGCAAGGTGATTTTAGTGTAGAAGGCTGCGGCGGTGGATAAAGTGGAATCGTTGCTCATGACTGCCAAGCTCTCCAGGGCAGCCATATCATTTTCAGTAAATGTAGGTGGGCGGTCTGTTTTTAGAGAGGCGTTTACCTGGGTAAATAGGTCTTTGACTTTTTGTGTTAGAGCTTGTTGGAAAACCCTCTGTTGTTTAGCATCTGTGGGAAAGTTAGATATAGTCTGAGCGTCTGTAGCCAATGTGTGTGCGGAAATGTTTTTCACGTAGGCCAGCATCACATCCACAGAACCTATGAGATCTGTGATTTCTTTTCTCAGGCGGTCAAACTGGGCGTTTCCCTCTGGGCCCAGGAGAGTCCCGGCATTTTCTAGGTAGGCCTCTATCGAAGGTAAGAGCATGGCTAGTTTTTGTAGGCCCTGTTCTGTCTGTTCTGACTTGGCGGCCTGTAACATGCTCTCTACCTCATCCAGTATGTTTTGTAGCATTTGCTGGTTCTGTTGGTTGGTGTTGAAGATCTTTAGCTGAGATTGAATCTCACCCAGTTCAGGGATTGGCGTGACCGGCTCAGTATAGTCAGTGCTCCACTGTGAGTTAGTAATGGAGGATATCTCGTAGCCTAGATAAGCTAGTTGTTGCCGTGCCTTTTGAAGTTTATCATTGTACAGCCCCAGGTGATCCTTGCTTGTCTGGATGTTATTAAGGGTTGTGCAGATTTTCCCCCGCAGGCTGTAAAAATCGGGTATGTCTGCAGAAAAAGACACGTTAGATTGCATGCTACTGAGCATGTGGTTGCTGATTGTTTGACATTCTTGAGTTATAGATGCTACCAGCTGTTGAACAGTGTCTCCAAGGTAGTCTGCTTTATCTGAGAGTGTGTAGTCTAGTGGCTGGATATCGCTCGGGATGGGTAGAAAGTTTTTCACACTGTTTACAGCTCTGTGGAACTCAGAATCTTCATGGCTGACACTATTGTTGTGGTCCTGTATGACCTTCCACAGATTAGCTGCCAGAGCCTGTATTTTTTTTAACTCTTCCTCAGTGGTTATGAAATAGGGGAGGCTGACTGCACTCTTTAAGTTTTCAGTTTCTTCTTGGACGTTGACAGCCTTGTCATAGTAGGGGGTGTTTTTGATGCTGGCCTGTATCATTTTTGAGAGGTTTTTCATATCTTGAAGAGAGGTGCCGTGTAGAGTTTGAAAACATTTAGTAATCTTTTCAATCAACATGGCTTCTAATTTCCCATCAAACTTGGTAGCGAACAAAGCCTGGTAGATGTATGGGATGTACAGCTCGGTGTTTATGAGCTCCTGTACCTGATTGGTGTAGATGGATAGTTTGTTTAACCAGATGGCTATGTATCTGAGAATGTTTAGAGCCTGGGATTTATGCTCTGGTTTAGAGATAAGGCCCTGCTCTATCACATGGGAGAGAAGGGAGTCTATGGTGTACAGGGCCACCGCCTCACGGTAACACTTGTTGACAGAGTGGTCCACTATCACCGGCATATCATTTTTATGGGGATACTTGGACACTTTTTCAATATGTTCTTCCAGTGAAGTCAGGAGTTGTGGCAGGTTCTCAAAAGTAGTAGAGTCCAGCTTGTAGGTTTTGTCTTGAAGTTGTAAGTTGGAGCCCCCTAGCTCTTCATTGTCTAGCGAGAAAGTTGAGGTGTAGTTTACCTGCCCAGACTTTAGGGAAGGCGTGGCTGGTGGTGACTCGTGTGTGCTGAGCAGGGAGTCTGTATCCCAATCACTGCTACTGAAAATTGATTCTGGTAGGTTTTTCTCAGAGGAGGAGGTTTCTGAGAGCATCTGTTTGGTAGATATGTCATCATCCAGCCAAAAAGTCTCCACCTCTCCCACGTCAGCCTCGTTGGGCTTTGTGATTTTCACTGGTGTATTTTTTTTACCAGTTTCGCTATCATCTGATTCTGTGTTGCTATGGAGAGGGGAAATCGCTATGCGCTTGCGCTTGACTGTGGCCATGTGAAGCGCTGTTTTCAAAGATGCCGCACCTGGGATACTCGGCTGGTGGGAGGGTGTGGGTTTTAGAGCCTTCGTGGGAACTGGGGTAGATGTGGCCACAAAACTTTGACTTGATGGGAAGCTGGCCTGGGTCGGGAAGAACTGCATCCCAGAAGGGGCAGCGGGGACTGGTGGAGCGATGGGTTGGGTTGATTCAGAAATAGCATGTGTCTGAAGTGTCTTGAGGTTTACGTATGCCCCTGATCTTTTTAGGGCTGAAGCTATGCCATAGTTGGCGAGAAGGTACTCGTTCACCGGCTCGTCGCTGGACTCGGCTGGGATAAAGTACAGATGGCACGCCGTGTACTCCCTACTCGCCTCACCGACGTAGGCCACGACGCTACTGGCTGATGCCGAAGCATACACCGCGGCAGTATCTCGGCTGGATGTGCAGTGAGGATCAAAAATGAAGTAAGTCTTATTTTTTATTATTATCGCACCACTCTTTCCATTACATATATACAAAATATATTGAGGGATCTCAAAGTAGTTCATCTCAAGAGCTTTGCGCAGAGACATGATAAAGGGGGCACACACAACACACTCGTCGGACAGCAGACCGTACAGCTCCGGAGAAGTTTCGATGGCGCAAGACCAAAGGTGAGTGATTAACACTTTGGGGACACTAGAGAGCTGCGCAAACTCATTCATAGGGATGAAGTTATGTGTTCTCATCAGCCTGTCCAGTGTAGAGCCATGTAGGAGCACATCGTCTAGACCCTCCCTAGAGTCTACTGGAGCATTGTTCATAAAGCTGCTGGCCAGGTAGTAGACACAAACGCTTAGGCATTGTGATCCCGCAAAGGGCCCATATTTGCAGTCTCCCTGATGAGAAGATGCTGTAGCTAGTAGCTGGAGACCCGTGTCTGTTTGGGCCTGGAAGGCCATGGCTGTTGATGTTTTTAGTTGGTCAGGGCTGGGTCAGTTGGCGGAGGGCTCTGGGGTGTATTGCTCAGTAAATCTTCCAAAAAGATTAGCTTAAGCTGTCTGAGGGTCCGTAGGTTGTATTCTTTGTCAGCAAAGGTAAATTCAGTGTTCAGCGAAGATTGGTCTAGGTCAATACTGACCTTGTCAAATGTCCCTGTAAAATTATGTTTAATAACTGTGGCGTTAGCTGGAGCACTACTCGCACCTTCAGTGAAATCTGGAGCTAGTTCTCTGATGTCTAGGACGTCTTGTTTACTGAGCTTTTCTACTGCTCCCTGTTGGCAGTTAGGCGGCACACAGCCCATGGGCTGGTTGATGCCGGACAAGAAAACACTAGGGTCATCTACTGTATCTGAAAAGTTCAAAATATTTTCCACTGTCTGTAGGGATATGAGCTCCGGTTCAAAAAGAGGAGCAAACCTCCTAGTGAGGGAGTAGCAGCAAGTGTTGGCTATCTTACTTGCTAGCTTATTCTGTAATGCAAAGCACTTGATGTAAAAGTCTTTCATTCCTTTAAAGTTAAGGGAGGCATGGTCAAACTTAATTGAGTGGTTTCTCATAGAGTCTATATCAGAGCTGATAACCTGCAAGTCTAGGTAGGAAGCGTGTAGTTCGCGTGAGGACTCATTTAGGAGGACTATGACATCATAGCAGTTTTGCTGAAGATTGGCCACTGTGCTCTTGAAGGCGGGCACAGATATCTGAAAAATTTCATCTCCATTCTCCCCGGCTATGGGAAACTCTAAAGTGTCATTTCTGGTGTTGAAGCTAAAGACACTGTGGCATATGGTGGCCCCCACACGAGCCAAAGAGGCCACGCTCTCTGCCACTGTAGTGGTTTCGGTCACAAATTCATTAACTGTGTCCATCAGTATCTTGAGACTGCTACTAAAGTGTGTCAGGAAAAGGTAGTTTATGAGGTTGGGTGAGAACTCAGCACTCGGTACTGCCTCTTGTACAGCCGTCAGGACATCCTTGGTGTAATCTAGCATATTGATAAAAGATGTGTCTACCCGGTTCTGGGAAATGATGTCATTGATTTGAAAGTAAAGTAAGATCAGGGGCTTGCGCAGTGTGCTTAAAAATGGCGGAGCATCTGCAGCAAAAGTGATGAGCCATCTTAGCTGAACCATAGCTCGGTGTATGTGCAGATCCATAGAAAAAATGTTTTGCAGTATGGGAAAAGCGTGGGTTTTAATGAACTCCAGCTCAAAGGTATCACACTTGACTATGTTAAGCTGGTAGGCCGTGTCCCCGACCTGAATCTCCCGGCAGTACTTTTTAACATCTTCCTCGTTACAGGGTGAAGAGGGTAAGGGGGTGGGGGAGAGTTCTCTCTGCAAAATGGTGTGGGGTTTGAGTTGCCACGCCCGGTGGGCAGAAATCCAAAAGAATGATTGCATGTAGGGTGAGGAGATGTTGTCTGACATTACCTGGAGCAGCTCTGTGGGGGGTTGGGGGATAAAAAATGATAAGATGCCGGGTATGGTCCACTCAAATGGCTTGCTTTGTTTACCCGAACCCGACGCCTGATATTCCACCATCTGCTCCGCCGCTGCCATTTTTAGGGTGTCTGTTATCTTGCAGCGGGCCAGGCTGGTGGGGCTGTATTGTTGGAGGCAGGCATAAAAGTAGTGGGCAGTCAGAGTTAGCTGGGTAACTAACCGCAACAGTTTTGGAAACTGTTTCCACTGTGTATGTCCGTTCGACTTGTTTAAAAGTAGGAGGGTTTTAAAGTCTGAACAGTTTTTTTCAGTGAGGCCGGCTCGGAGGAGGAAGCCCTTGAAGGCATCTATGTTGTTAGAGGGCCCTCTGCTGGCGGTACTTGCTTCCAACAAGTTAGAGCCCAGATCTGTGAGGGAGTCCACACACCGTGCTATGAAGTTGTTAACTGTGGCCGCGGAGCAAGAGTATGCCTGGTTGTTGCTCAAGGCTTCAAAAATATAATCATAAAGGAAGAAAAATGTGGTGTCCAGGGTCTGGAGGTCCGCCTCTCTCAACTGCACCAGGGGTCCAGTTTCTGTGATAGAGGCCTGTGGGTTGTTTAGGTAAGACTGAAAAATCAGGTTTGCCCGCTTTTTGGCAAAGGGAAAAGTTAACAGGGGCTGTGATACGTGAGTAGGAGAGATGAACAGATCGGCGTGGCGGGAGACGAGAGCACATGCTAACTCCGTGGCATTGGGGAGCTGGTAAGGCCCGGTCGGTAGGCCCACTGTAGAGGTGTAAAGGGAGATGGTCCACTGCTCTAAGACGCCCATGGTTTGAAAGTTTGGCATGTTAAACTGGACAGAGGGTATGGTGTTGTAGAGTTTGCTCAGATAGAGCAGAGACATGATTTCTTCAGCACAGAGAAAGGTCTGGACTGGGGTGGTGGGCAGCGAAGTCAGTTCTGTTGAGTTTCTGTTGACATTTTGAGCCCATGTTAAAAATAACTGTAATTCTGACAGGATGTTTCTGTTAGACAGCAACCCAGACCCCTGGCAGCCAAACAGGTCAGAGGTTATCTGAGACATGCATTCAACGGCGCTCTTGAGCAGGTGAAGACACTTGCTCACCACTTCTTCGTGTTCAGTGCCCCGTTCTAAGAACTGTGGGCTCAGTGTGCAGTTTTTAAACAGAAAATAAACATAGTGTGTAGTCACAAATTCTATAAGTCCACCTTGTTCCTGGGGCAGACTATTTAAAAACTTAACTACTAGTTGCTGATTGCACAGCTCAGTGGCGTCTATCATTTTCATCTCCAAATCCAGTATCTCTCGGAGCTTGGCTAGTTTGCTGGTCACATTTTGAATATTCTGGGTAATTTTAAGCAGAGAGCGTTTGTTTTCCATCATGAAGACCAAACAAGATCCTAGGGACCAAAAAAATTATGACTCTTTACAGTCTAACCTTTTCAGGCTGATCCCTCCAACCACTCACAAAATCTCCCTGGCAAGGCCAAACGGTTTTTTACGGGGACTAGCTGACCTAGTAGGTAAATATTCTGTGGACGGTGCTGAAGAGTCTTTGTTTCAACCAGGTGCATGGGACGCTCCTTACGTCCAGCCCGCCTTTTTTGATTTTTTAGTACACGCCAAAACTATTTCAAAGCACGAGCCAGTTGGGGTACCCCTTTTTTGTTTTAAGAATAACTCAACAGCGCCATCTATTGATGTTTTGTTTACTCCAATCTCTTTCCACGCCGCTGTGGGTTTACCTGCGGACGTGGACCCGAATGTGCACCGGGTGGCTCACATTTGGTATGGAGATGACTCAGAGGTTTCCTCCCTGATGGAAGATCTAAACATCCTCTTAGAAGAGAGTAACTTACACACCCGGTTACACCCAGTGGGGATTCTAGTGGAAAACAATGACAGCTCTTTCCTGAACAGAGTGACAGCTCTGACTCATGGGCCTGCTTACATGAGCAGGAAGCAGGCCGCTCTAAAATTAGTCATACCCACAGATTTGTTTGTAGACCTTGATGCCAGACTAAATGTAGAAGCATACGGAGCGCAGCCAAGCGGTGGCACCTCAACAGTGTTTTGTACTCTAGTGTACACACGCTGTGGGAATGATATTAAACCCGCACTGACCTTTTTTAAGTCAAACAAAAGTGACTTTGACGTCTTGACCTTAATTAGGGCCTATTACGCAGACTTAATCACTAACAAGTTGGAGGTAAATCAACAGTGCAATATAAATGGCCTAAAGTTTGGTGTGATGTGCACTGTGGGTTACACTGACTCCTCACACTCCATCAACCAGCAGTCTCTCTGCATTAGAGGGAGCTCTCTACTAGTCACCTCAATCTCCAACTTTTTTGTTAACTACACCGGCTGGCGAGTGTTTGCATAATTATTTAGAAAAAAAATGGCCTCTGCGGAAGCTACCCCCCAGCAGCAAATTGATCAGTTAAAAGTTAATGCTGGCTGGGATATGAAAAGCAACATCAAGGCAGGCCTTCTGCACCATGAAGAGATGGAGAAAAAGGCCACAAAGACTGTGACTGAATACATTGAAAAGTTTGCTGATGTTCTAGAAGAAAATGTTCTGAGATTCCTGCAAGACAATGCAGAGATGCTAGAACTCTGCATATACATGTACGAGCAGCTGCCGGCCTATAAGGCGGTTAAGTCCCGGGGGATACTTTCTGCTAAAAGATTTTATGATACCTACGTTCTTAGAACCGCAGATGGCTCCTGCTACGAGTCAGTGTCCCACTGTTTCATGCGCATCGCTGCTTTCTGCACAGTTCAGGTGTTAACCAACTCGGCCCTCAAAATCACCATCTTGTACCTGGGCCGCGACAAGTTGTTCAAGGACTTGCCTTGTTCTCCCACCATGGATCTCTTTATCTATTTCTTCTCACCGCTGTCACATCAACTAGTATGCTGTGCCACCCCCATCATGCGGTCGGCGGGTCTGCGTGATGCCAACCTAGCCAGCTGTTTTTTGATAAATCCAGACCTCTCCACAGAGAAGAGCACCACTACCGCTCTGCTGCAGGAGCTGACCATGCTCCTCTCTGCCAAGTCTGGTGTGGGCTGTAATGTTACCTCATTTGGGGTTGATGAAAAATGCATCCAGTCCTGCGTGGGACTAATTAACTCACAGGTGGAATTTTTTAATGATCAGAACCCCCGGCCAGTGAGCGTGGCGGCCTATATGGAGGTGTGGCATAGCCAGATTCAGGAATTTCTAGCAGTTAAGCTCCCAGAGAATCCCAGCCGCTGCGCCTCTATCTACCAGGGACTGTGTATACCTAAGCTATTTTTTGAAAAGTTTATAGAAGACCCTGGTCAAAACTGGTACCTGTTTAAGCCAGAAAAGTCAGGAAACTTGGCCAATCTTTATGGCGACGAGTTTCGCTCAGAGTATGAAAGACTGGTGGGCATTGGCTGTTATGCTGACGCCATACCCATCAAGTCTCTCATGTTTTTAATCATCAATACCATCATTAAGACGGGTAGCCCCTACATCATCTATAAGGAAGCTTGCAATGAGCACCACTGGAAAAACATGGAAGGCTGTGCCATCGCCTCTGCCAATCTCTGTGCGGAGGTCATTCAGTACCCGGGCGCCGACGTGTCTACGTGTAACCTAGCCAACGTGTGTCTCCCTATGTGCTTGGTGACTGTTTCCAACGACAGTCACTCGCCCCTGGAAAAAACATACTGTGGGAATGTGATAGAAAGCCAAGCTGTGAGTGGCGTGGGCTTTTCAATGCCCATCTTGCATGCAGCTGTGGAAGTGGCTGTCTTCCTGGTTAACTGTGCTATAGCAGGGGGAAAATGTGTCACTCCCGGTATGGAGAGGGGGCAGCGGGAGCGGAGCATGGGTATTGGGGTGCATGGCCTAGCAGATGTGTTTGCAGAGATGGGATATTCCTATCTGGACGAACGCGCCGCGCGGCTGGATGTGGAGATTTTTGAAAATATGTACTTTCGCGCCGTCAAGACCAGCAATAACATATGCAGGCTAGGGGGTGGCAGGCCGTTTGAGGGATGGGGGGAGAGCAAGCTGAGGCATGGGTTTTTCCACTGGCAAGGGTGGGAGGATGTGAATTTGAGCATCCCTATAACAGAGTGGGAAAAGCTGTCCCGCCGGTGCATTTCCTCTGGAGTGTACAACAGTCAGTTTATAGCCCTCATGCCCACTGTGGGCTCCTCGCTCCTGACAGGCTTCTCAGAATCTTATTACCCCTACTTTGCCAACATCTCTTCCAAAGTGTCGAGCAAGGAGGAGGTTATGAAGCCTAACATGACCTTTTGGAACAGGGTGAGTAAGGAAGACTTAGACACAGTCAGATTTTTTAGTGGGGACGTGGCCCTGTTTCCAGAACCACTCAAGGAAAAGTATTCACTGTTTTTGTCTGCTTTTGATTACTGTGCCGAGAAGCAGCTAGCTAGGGCGCGGCTTAGAGCCCCGTTTGTTGACCAGAGCCAGTCGCATTCCTTCCACCTGAAGGAGGAAAATGTAGTGAGTGCCAGGTTTTTGAAGGACCTTATCTTATCGGGCTACACCCTGGGGCTTAAGACTATCATGTATTACTGCAAGGTAAAGAAACAGAGCACCATGTCAAGTTTTCAGTGCCTGCGAGACCAAAACAAAAGTGAGATGACAGGCAATGACCAGGGGGTGGAGCCTGAGAGCTATATAAAATGTACTGCTGCCGGGGGAGAGACCTCTGAGGCCTGCCTGCACTGCCAGTAGCTAACTTCTGTGCTGTAAACTTCAATAAACATGGATTTCATTAAAAAATACCTGTATGTCTGTGACCATCCCGGATTTTTTGAGCTAACTCAAGAAACCTTCCAAAATAGATGGTTTCCTGCACAAATCAACCTCTCTGTAGACGTCAAGTGCCTCAGCCTGATGTCAGAGGCAGATGTTAATTTTTATAAATATCTCTTCACGTTTCTGGGAATGGCGGAAACGCTAGTTAACTTTAACATAGATGAACTTTTAGTAGACTTCGAGTGCCACGACATTAAGCACTACTACTGCGAGCAGATGGCCATGGAGTGCGTGCACGGCAAGGTCTACTTCAACATCCTCAACATGCTGTTTAAAAACAACCTTGCTGCTACCTGGGAGTTTGCAGAAGCTGTGCTTAAAGACGAGGCTCTGCAGAAAAAGCTAGAATGGCTGGAGAGTAAGATAAAAATGGCCAAAACAAAGGCAGAAAAAGTGCTCATTTTTTACCTAATTGAAGGTGTGTTTTTTATCAGCTCTTTTTACTGCATCGGCCTGTTGAGGGTCAAGGGAGTGATGCCCGGTGTTTGTATGGCCAACGATTACATCTCTAGAGATGAGCTCCTACACACCAGGGCAGCAGCCCTCCTGTACAACACCATGATTCCTAAAGAGGAACGCCCATCTAGTGAGTGGGTAGTGAGTCTGTTTAAAGAGGCAGTGGAGATAGAGTGTGCCTTTATCGAGGCCAAAACAAAACAAGTCACTTTTGTCAGCATGGATGACATAAGAGCATTCTTGGAAGCCACGGCAGACAGGCTGTTAAACAGCATTGAGTTACCTAGGTACTATAAATCCGACCCTCCTCAGAGCTGTCCTCTAACTTACACAGGATGTATTAAGAACGTCAGTTTTTTTGAGAGGGAGAGCACAGAGTACAGCTCCTTCATCATCAACGACTTGTAAGCCCACTCAGGAAGCCATAAAAAGGTGTGAAGTCTGTGAGCTCTGCTCAAACAGCTCTTCGCCTTCTTGGTGTTCACATCTACCCTGCGAGTTCCCCTCCTGTTTCAGCTATGGAGACCTGCGCCTCTTTTAGGCTTAGCCCTGCCCTGCTCACCAGCTCTACAAAAATTTATGATCATGTTAAATCTCATCTAAAATCAGCCATGATTCAATTCTCAGATTTAAACACCACCCCAGTCATGTCCATCATCTCCAACATGGGTTCTGCTGGCATTGTTACCTTTCAGTTGACTGGGGCCGTGTCAGACACGGAGACCCTGGCAGAGATTACAGAACCTCTCGCTTTTAGAAATCATTCTTTTGGGGGCACCTATCTACACAGTAGAGAGTTTTTTGGTAAAGAAATCGAGGATATCCTCGTAAGATTTTATAAAAGAGCCTCCACAGCATCCAAACTGCCAGAGTTTGTGGAGACTAAAATCACATACAACAACAGCATCACTGAAACTCGCCATACCAGCACGGTCGATAGCCACGTATCTCCCGTCGAAAAGTACCTCCAGAAGTGCTTTGTTAAAGCTAAGCTTATTTTGTCTATTAAAACATGCACCATGTTACAAAAGTGGCTGCGTCAAAACAAAAATAAGTCCCCAGTCGCCCGGCTCCACATAAATGAAACACTCACCGTCCTCGTGGTGACAGTAGGAGACGAGTGCACCACTATAGAGTTCAAAAGTTTTGTCCTGGAGCCGGCTGACGCATTTTTGACCTTAGATAAACCAGGAAATTTTGGGGCAGTATTAGTGGACTGCACGGCTGTGGTCAACCTGGAATGTCTAATTCAGGCTATAGGTATTTGTAAAGTACCCAGTGTTTGTGTCCCCGCCTTTAAGTTTTACTCGGGTGGGATAGTGGAAGTTTCCAGCGCCCATTTAAAGCAGAGCAAGAGCCCGTCAGCCACAGTCTCCACTGTTTTGTTGGACGCCAGCGAGTCCCTCAAGCAGCCAGCCGAACAGGAGCAGCCTACCACGTCTCAGCCCAGTGACCCTCAGTCAAGCAACTCGGTAGATAAGCCCAGCCCGCCCAGGCCGAGCATTTCACAGCCTGTTAGAAGGCGAGCTCCCCCTAGAGCCATCATCTCCGATTCAGAAGAAGACTCAGACTCAGATTCAGACCAAGATTGTTCCACCGAAACCCAACCCGAAACCAGCTACAGAGAGGAGCCTAAAAAGTTCACCCCCAAGCCGACTGCACCACCCAACAAGCGCAAACAGTTTGAGCCCTTGAAGTGCCCAGTTGAGAAGAAAAAGAAGAGTAACAGTAACAGCTTTGTGTCCATCATCTAAGCTACCATGACAAAGAGTGTTGATTACCAGCTTATAGCAGCAACTTTTAGCACTGGACTGTTAGCCTCTAGCTCTATTGTATGGAGTTACATATTTGCAACTGTGTTTTCTTTCTCTAGTATGCTCACTTGGCAGTCAGTACTCTATGTCTGGTCATTACCCATAGTTCAGCTAGCTGCCATATTCTGTGCAGTTAGAGTTAACTTTAGCCGCCTGGGACTCTTACTCCTCTTAAACTGTGGCATAGCTTTTCTGAGTTTTATCAGCTGGTCTCTGAACTGGAGCATATCTGTTTTAGTGCCAGGTTTGTTTGTGATAAACTTTCTATCTCTTATGATATGGCTCATTGTGTGTTTTGATGTGGTATACCTGTGTCCAGAGATATATCATAAATATTTTGAGCTGGGGTTTCTCGCGTCGCTCACCATCCACTACTGCTTCAATCAGTTTGAGATCTACCTAACCAATGTCATGTTTGCACCCTTCTTTATCTGCATGTTGTTTGGGTATATTGGATTTTCACACGTCTGGAGACACGATATGTACATCTTTGGGAAAATGAGGTGTAAGCCCATCTATTACACCAAACGGGCCAAGTATATTGCCTTTTCAGCCTGGCAGATTATGGATGTGGCTCTGTTTGAACTCATCTGTCTGTGGTTTCTGCTCCTGGCCATGGCTGCTGGGTGCATCGCCCTAGTAATGTTTTCAGAAGTGTTTCTGGGGGTCTCCACCTATCTATACCTGTTTATGGTTGGGAACTTTTGCTGTGGGAGTTTAATTATATACAGGAGCTATGTGATGACAGCTGTGTACAGTGTAGTCAGCCTGACTGCATTCTTCTTAATTTTGATGGGGGGTTACTTGTTTACTAAAGCACAGTTGTCCATGCTAGCAGCTGTAATGTTTTTCTGCTATTTCCATGCCAATGGGTGCCTGCTGTATAGAATTAAGAAAAAGCTACACAGAAATATCACCACACCCAGATTCATCTTAAATGTCTGTATGTTGTTAAATGCCCTGTTGGAAATTACTGTATTGCTTGCCCAGAAATTAACATAGTATGACATCTACACATGTGATATTCAGACAAATAAATAAACTCATTTAAAATAAAAACTGTTTTTTTATTTACAATTTTATATAAAAAACAATTTATACAAAGCCTCACAAAAAAAAAGATCAGAAGAGAATCTGTACATAGTTGAATTGGGGTCCATTTACATGGGTAATGGGAAAAACAGTAACCCCTTGTTAGAGGTCTCTGGGCTTACAATAGCTGTGATCAAGTTTGTACAATCCTGGCTTGTACAGTCTTTGTAATGATCCTCAATAGCTGAGTTTAACAGACCAGTCACAGCACCAGGTGTGTACTGGGCTACGCACTTGCTAAAATACCCTCCAAAATTACACTGGGGAATAGTGTGGGAGTACAGAAATGCATAAGGGGTCAGAAAATATAAAACCATCAAGCCCACCTTAAAGTCAAAGAACAACTCCTGGCACAGAGTAGCTGCTTGTTTTATACCACCCTCAAAGCATATTATGTGACATAGAGCATTGACTAACGCTCTCTGGTGCCGCTCTCTCAAAAAGCACTTAATAAATGCCCTGACTTTCTGCAGCGCGTGAAAGCACATATCTGGGGCCCCAGTTAGAATAATGTCTTCTCGACAAGCCTTCCAGGAGCCCTGATTGTTTAAGTTTAGCTGCAGCCACATCATCATTTCATCAGCAAAGGCACACAAGTTAACAAAACCTGCGTTGGCTATAGCCTCTCTTCGGAGGTTAATCCAGGCACTCTTGTTTATAGAGCGCTGGGCAAAATCCCTCAGGTCATAAAAGTTTTCTGCTAGATACTTGGTTGAAATGCTTTTATCCTGTAGCCTAGAAGAAATCAAGGCCCACTCGGTACACCTTCTAACTACCACATTTACATGCTCTTCCACCTCCATGTTGACTGGGTTTACATTAATAAACTTACTGCTGTCCTCTGCACTGGGCATCAACCAGTGGGCGAAAGGCTGTCCAGAGGGGGTGCGGAGCATGGAGCGAGGGATTCTCATCTCTGTGATTCTCGAGGCAATGGCAGGATCCACGTTCTTCAGCAGTTCAGTCAGTGGGTTTTGGTTACTCGGGGTGCTCTGTGGTTTGGCGGCGCTGTCCTTGCGGGCAGAGTAAGGCTGTGGTCTCCTTGAGCGAGCGGAGGGAGCGGGCCTCTGTTTGTATCCGTGCTGTTTACCCAGCACCACGTTGGGGTAGAGCCGGTTGAGGGGAGAGGTGTGCTGCACTGGAGTTTTGGATCTTTCTCTCTTTGGCACCATAAACACACGCCGCTTGGCCGGCTTCATGGAGATGGGGTTAGGGCGATTGTTTGGTTTGCAGTCATCCATGCAATCGTCCACACTCTCCTCCAGGTGAAAGGAGTCATTAGAATCCTCTGCAGAGATGTCTATACTGACATCTCCTGAGTCTGAAACTAACACAACATGAAAGGAAACATTAGAGATATAGCCCAGATAAAAATGCAATACTTTATGTTAGTTAAAAAAAAGAAAGAAATATCTTACCCTCCATGGTGCGTCTTAAAGCACTCATAGTCACAATTGCCTGCTGAGCCATGTTTTTGAGATGCAGGAGAAGTGATGAAAAATGAAGTTATTCAAACTAATTTATGGCAGTGATAGTTTCCTAAAGGGGTGGAGTTATAGTATTATTTACATGTGTAAACAGGTAAGTCTTGTTCTTCATGATAGATCAACAAACACAGAAAAGTGAGCCATGGCCTTATTACTTTGACATTTGTTTGCAAAACATTGACTCATAAAAGTGACTATAAGTTTTGTTTCCTCCTTTAGGTGTAAAATCAAAAATACTCTCACAGACTTAGAACTTCCTCTATGGTTGTATCTGAGGCACTTGAAGTTGTTTCCTCGATCTGGCCTCACTTGAACTATGCAGTGGTTAGTGGGGTGGAAAACCACTCTAGAGAACTGCTGCAGTTTTTCTTCTGACATGTAAGACCTGATGGTACCAAAACACTTGGGCCAGACTTTTGAAAGTAAGAAACAGTTTAAGCTGGTGTCCAAGAGGCGCTCGATGGAGGGGATAACTGCCTCATGCTTGACAGGAAGCTGCTTCTGAGTATGTTTATACAAAAAGTCCTCATTTATGTCCTCTACTCTGTAGATTATTTTTAGTGGGCCTCTGGGGTCTTGGCTCTGGGCGTGGTGAAGGAGCCTGTTAAGCTTTAGGCTGTTTTGTAAATATGGGAACTTATCTGTTGCCTCTGGGTGGCACACAAAAAGTTTCAGCAGTCTCTCTAGCTGCCCACACTTGCCCACCTTGTATGTGTGTGGAAGTCTAATAGACCTTCCTCTACCATATATGCCCACATCAAAGGGGCCGTTGGAAAGTTGGAAAGCTGACAGGTTTAACAGGGACCCACAACCCAACTTTATGACCCTGTTGAGAATTTTAGTCAGTTGTGTGAGGGGTTCAGAGCCCTTGAGGCAGATTCCCGGTGGAAACCTGGTAACTACACGCATGCCCAACTTTTCTGTGCACGTGCAGAACGTAGAAGGCCGCCAGCTCGCCTCGCCTGGGTCACACAGGTTAATGCACGCAGATTTAAAGAAAAACACCTCGTGGTCTGGTTCCACGGGGCCCAGGAGTTTTAAAATATCCAACACGGACTCTCTGATCAGTAGGCATAGGCTGTAGATGCTGTCTATGTGGAGATTGCCTTCACTGATGGGCAGGTCTAGATCCAGCACCCAGTTAAAAACTGGCAGCTTGGGGTTAAAGTACTCGTGCCGGGACACGTGAATCTGTTCAGCTACAGAGCTCATAGAGCAGTGCATCTCTGTATAGGTGATGGCGCGGGTCAACATGGTGTCTTGGGCACCCAGGCAGAAGCTCTCGGGTGGCAGGAAGATTGTCTTTTTCCAGAAATACTCAATGTCATCCGAGAAAACGGCTAAAAAGTAGTGCCTGTGAGACAGCTCGCTCCGGTAGATGGGTATAGCTCCAGAAGTTGCACAGTCTGTGAGGTAGTGGATGGGGTTTCCAAAAATGCTGCACCGGTCCGTGATGGCCGCCAGGTCCATCAGACCCCTAAACTCTTCATGGAGACAGATGTCTGGGTATTCTACATTGATGGTTTTAAGCATGTCAGAAACTTGATGACTTTCGCCCCACCAAATGCTGTGGCCCCCTGTGGCATGTGCCGATCGGAGGCATTCTTGCCCATAGCCCACCACCGGATGCAGATGGATACCCCTGAGCAGTACATAATTGGAGAGATACGTGTTTTTGTTGTAGTAAGTGGCCATCTTATGCTTGAAGTCACTGTCAATGTTGGCCACCAGCATCGGCTCCCTGAGCATGGTGGTGTTGAGGTTGCATGGATTCGTGCACTGTGAATAAGCTAGAAATTTTTGATTATTAAAACATTGAAAAAATGACAAGTAGATGTAGTGGACCAGGTCCTGATCGGAGAGCATCAGCTGGCCCCTAAACTCGTTGATGCAGCGGTCCACGGCCTCACACTCCAGAGTGTCTCTGGCCAGCTTGTCACACACGTAGAGGTAGAAGTTTTCAACTCGGTCCAGGGCTGGAGACTGCGTGGCCACGGCCCCGAGCTCCCGGAGGGTAGTTATTGAAGACAGCGGGCAGCCTTTTTTTGAGGAGTAGAGCATCGCTAGGTGGCAGAGTGTGTCTACTGTACTGACTGAAACAGGAAAAAAGTAGTAGCAGCTAGAAACCAAAACAAAGTGGTTTTCAAAGGCTCCGAAAGTATTAATGAACCAGTGGGGAGATGTGGTTAGTTTGAAATACTTTCGCAAGGAAGCCACAAATTTTCCTCTGCCCCACGTAACTGCATTTTTTATGCTGTATTCATCCCCTGAGAGCCCGAGGACTTCTAGTATTGGCTGAAAGGTTTCATAAGCAGCTCGCTTAGAGTAAGACTCGTAGACTTGTTTAGCTGACAAGCTGCCACAGTTAAAAAGAAACTGGCCAGCCTCTTCAGTAGGTAGTTTAATTTTAAACACCTCAGCGCAGCGCCCCTCTGCACCCCCGGGTCGCCTGACGGGGAGACACAGGGAGAGTCTGGTGACTTCCCAAGAAACATCTTCGGGCCGGCAGTTGTGGAGCAGGCAGTACAAACTCCCACTGTTATTCTGGCCCGTGAGGATATCAGCTAGAAGCTCAGCACAGTCGGTGTCGGCCGCAAAGAGCGCCTTAACCACTCGAGTCATGGCTAGCCGGTGGATGGAGTGGACCTGCTGCGGGCTGTGGCTTTTTGGGAAGCCTACCCAGAAAAAATATACCCAGCTATTTGAGGAACCTAGCTATAAGTGCTCAGAACGTGTCAAACAGGAAATAAACAAAGGGCTCCCCCCTGGAGTGTCTGTGGGCGACTTGATACTCGGTGATAAGAGCACTGAGGCCTTGAATCAGGCTCACTTACTAGCCCTACAGTCCAACAACATCACAGAGTATCTTGCCAGGTTTAATGCGGCAGAGATACCAGCCTCTTGCCAGGGAATAGTGTCCAATCAGATAGATAAACTAAAGGCTATGCAGAGTGTGATTTGGAATGCCATGATCTCCATAGCCACTAGCAACGTGGAGCTGAGTGACAGTGGGTTTCAACTGCTACTAGATAAACAGGCTTGTGAAAACATGACCCTCATGGAGATGGAGAAGCTGGCCACAGCTATCAGTGTGGACAACACAACCAACTGGGCCAGAGAGATATCTAATATAATTATCACGCAACCCACCCACGCTCTACCAGAAGCAGTGCCTGAGAAACCGGAACCCATTTATGATGACCCAGAGGAACTAGAGAGTACCATGCTGCTGCAACCCACTCAACAGAAAAAGACAACAGTGACACAACAGCAGATTTTATAAAATTTTATTGAGCTGGTTTACAAATAAAAAGAATGATTTATATTCCAGATGACCCTAGGCCTTTGCTTCCTCTCGTTGCGTCCGATATGCTGTTGCCGGTGCTGTCTTGGAACAGGGTGCTGGTTGAGGTGCACGGGTCTTTTTGGATGTCTATGAAAGAGACCCTGCTCTGGCAGAAGGGCATGTCCATGAGCCTATGCTGAAAGAGAAAGGCAGCCAGTATCCTGGGTTTGATAGTGGGTAGGTGGTCGTTGTGCATAAACACCACCTGGCAGAGCCGACTACCTTCTGGTAGGATGATGGTTTCGCTGGTGTGGTTGAACATGGAGAGCCGTAGGACATCTCCCTTCCACTTGCAGGGGGTGATGCTGAGGCCCTTGGCTGCCAGGCCGGAGCGGCCCAGGACCACGGGTGTAAAATTCTTAGACTGGATAGGGCAGGTGAGTGCCAGTTGGAAGGTGAAGGCCTTTAGAGGCAAGACCATGACGAGTTGATCCAGGCAGAGGTCATATCCCGCGTCGTCGGTGTACTGAGGGGGGCTCAGTACGCTAGGGCCCGTCAAAATGGGGCTCAAAAATGTAAAGGCTAGTACAGTCACCTTAAGTCGGCCGGCTGGTACTACAACGTAAGCATCCGTTCTGTTGTTACAGATTAGCTTCAGTTCCCCCATGTAAGTGGGGTCGATGAGCCCGGGGTGAAAGGTGACATTCCTGTAGGTGTTGGCTAGCAACATACAGGCATAGCCTGGAAGACACCTCAGGTACACACCCAGGGGCACGACTGAGGACCTGAAGGGCTCAATAACTACAGGTTTGTTGTTTACTAATTGCAGTGTGGACTCTTCCTGGTTCGAGGTGACGGTGAAGACCGAGGGCACCTTCTTGTAGTACATTTCTAGGCGTTGCCGCCTTCTCATAGACAAGGTTCTGGACATAGCTTGTTAGTATATAAGCAGCTAGTGCTCAAGCGGGTAAGAGCTCTAAAAACTGAGTAGCAATGGCCTCCTCTGTCAGTACCGTGTGCCTCTGGGTTCTTTTAATATGGTACTCTTATATCACATCTTGTGATTCATCCTCTACTCCAAGAGCAGTCACTCATCCTGTTTTAAATGCCACATCAAACTTTAACCCCACAGCAGGGTTTTACAGCTTTTCCTGCAATGCAGACACTTATTTGTTAAGGTTGAACAGCTTTTCCTCCATCTGGGCCCTCATGAACGTGTTTGTGGTGTTAGTCAGCACTGTTGTCTTTATGACGTATCTATGCTTTACAAAGTTTGTACATACTCTAATTTATCAACAAAAATAACAAAGGGAGTCACTATTTAACTGCAGAGGGGTGCAACTTATTTCTCACTTCGCTCATCACATCCACTGCTCGGGCACAATGGATCCTAAAAACCTTACTGTTGAGCAATTAGCTGCTGAACTAACAAAACTTCAGATGGAAAATTCACATCTTAAGCGCAAACTTCGTCGCTCAGTTGGGGGGCCACCCAAAGAGCCTCCAAAACCTCGAGAACTAACAGAACCAGAGAGACAGCTGGTTTTAGCCAGATGGCATAACAGGTTTTCTTCAAGGAGCAGCGAATTATTACGCCGTCAACTTGATAAGCTAACTGCAACACTTGTCACAGAAGAAGACATAGATGAAGTGCTAAAGAATGCTGATTTCAGACTTCATTTTCGCCCAGACCCTTCTGAAAACCCCGAAAAAAAATTAAGTAAGGAAAAAAGAAGAACTGCAAGGGGGCAACAGCAGTAAACAAAATTTTTTATTAAACATGACAAATTTTTATACAATTGTTTTTCTTGTGGTTATTCTGTCATACGTAGAGCTATGTTAACTATAACTAGGGCCACTAGTGCAAAAATTGTTCCTGCTATGGGCAGCAGCCAAATTTGGAACCTCTCATGGTGGTCTGCGTCTGGGTGGTCTCCTTCTGGGTGGTGTGGATGGTCTTCTGGCTTAACAGAATTATGGTGAGGGTTGGGCATTGAAGTGTTGTGCCCACTCTCACGATGTGCTGCAACAAAAAGAAAAAAGAAAAATAAGTTACCTGACCTTCTGTTTAGGGTACAGCAACCAACTACTATGTACTGCCTACCTGATGTAGGAGTAATGGGTAGTGTTTGAGTTATACTGGGAGACATTGTCCCCACGGTGTTGACATCATCCCCAGTAAAAGTAGTATCCACTGATACAGTGGAAGAAGCAAAAGTTGACTGAGATTTTTCAGTGTTAGTTGGGGTGGGGGTTGTGGTGAGTAAAGGTGGCAAAGAAGCCTCTGAGGATGTTTTAGCTGCAGTAGTTTGTGGTTTGGGGGACGAACCTTCCCTGGAAAAGTGAGTCATGCTAACAATGGGCAAAGTGGAAGTCCTCCCGGGGGTTACTAAACTTGGTGACACTGTTTTGTGGTCTTGGGGAACTGTGGTTAGTTTTATTACCAAGGTACTGGTATCCCTGGTAGGGGAAGAGGGTGTCTGAAGTACTTGAACTGATACTGTTGTAAGTGGCTCTAAAGTGGAGCCTATGCCTGAGTTATGCTCTCCTGCTGTGAGCAAGAGGGTATTAGTTAATCCTGGGGGTGTGGAGAGTTTAGCTGGCGTGGGGGTGTATGTGGGGCTACTTTTATTAGTACTGGTTTCAAAATTTGCAGTAGTTGATAAAATACCGGGAGCTACGGTACCCGGAGGAGGCCTTGTACTAGGTTCAAAGGCTTGGAGCAGAACGCCGGCGTACTCTTTACCTTTGGAGCTGAGAAATGCTAAACTCAAGTTTGCATTCCTTGAAAAATTCCCTGTCACATTAACCTTAATCTCACCTCTTGGTGAGATTGTGGCTGTGATGTGGGGACAGGACATGGAGACCAATATCGTGTCGGTCCCATTGGCCGGGTTGGCCCACACGCAGGAACTATTCCTATCATACAACACTAGCTGAAACTCGCTAGAGTTTCTGCTAAAGTTCAGCAGGATAGGACTCCGCGTTAGCGTGAAGGAATCCTTGTGGCCTTCTAGAGCGGGAATTTGAGCCAGCACGTACAAGTTCTCGTCTCGTACGTGTCTGTCTGTCTTGGAAATATTTTTGTAAGTGGTGCAGTTTTTTTGGGTCAGGTTACCCGGGGATGAACTGACTGTCAGGGAAGCGTCAGTTAGATTTTGCAAGAGCCAGCCTATGTCTATGCTAGCATTAACCGCTGCCCCGGTCTGCATATTGTCTGTAGAGGCCTTGACGCTCACAGTCAGGGGGAGGGTGGGACAGGGTATATGGACATTACTGGTCATATTTTCTAGGGACACATTACCACTACACTGACTAGAAATGTTAGAGGCGTTTAGGGATACAGAAACAGTAAAGGTAGAGTTTAAAAAGTAGGTGTTGAGATGAATTGAGGACTTCTGATTGTTCACTGGCAGCTCTTCTGAAACTTCTGTGCAGTTACTAATATCTTGAGTGTCTGTCGGGTCCACGGACTGCACGTTGTACACGGCACACCAAGATATGTTAAAAGGATCTAGGACCCTCATCACGGCCCGAGCGGTATTAGCATCTTCTGTGTAGTTTTTGTCAGGCGTATGTACTGCGAGCCAGGCAACCCAGGGGCTTTCCTCTCCTATAACACTGAGAGTTACTGGCTGTTCTGGATATTCAGGGGCTCCGAGGGTGGCATTAGCTATATGGAAATAATTGTTGCTGATATTCAACATAGAGGTGCTGTTGAAGGTTATGTCATAGATACAGTTTTCACAGTTTGGATATCCAGGTGCATTTCCAATAAACACCAGGTAGCTCAGAGTGGAGTAGACGTAGTGCGCGTAGCCGTGGGTGGTGTGGTTGCAGTTTAGGGCTAGTGTATAGTTATCCATGGACGGGTGCTGGGGTCAGGGCCTCGTAGAAGGGTGCTGGGGTAAAATCCTCTTGGCCACACAGACAGAGCTTGCTAGTAGTGCAGTCTGTAAAATAGACCGTGGATCGGGACCTGCGTGTCAGGTAGGCACAGTAAACACTAAGCTCATCCCACGCTGTGTAGTCAAAGTTATTATCTATGGTGCTCAGGGCAGCATTAAGCTTTTTAAAAAAAGTCCCTATCCAGATATCCTGGTCTCGTAAGGTGTGGTCAAAAAAAGGATCAGTTATATTCTGTGGAGTATAAAGATAAAAACATTTAGAAATATTCTTACAGGCAAAGAAGCAGTTTTGAAAGCTATAGGTCTTTGGGGGGACATAATAACAGGCCTTTTGGCCAACAAAGCGACCGGGGCAGATCTCGCACTGGGACCAAGAGTCATAGGGCCCATCGGAGAGCGGACTTAGGGTGTTTAACCAGCTAAGTCTGAACCCAGGGTTAAAATCCACACTGTCATTGACTGGGGGTATGTACATGGCCCTAATAACCTCATCCCCGCTCTGGTGGGGAAAGGTTAGGTTGCCAATTGTTATATAAACCAATTGCTTATAGAAAGCCAAGCAGCCCAGGGCAAAGGCAGCTATCATTAAATTTGTGGCTGCCAAAATAAAAAAAATGTCTACCAAAAGTGCTTTACGGGGAAGCAGCATGTTCACTGCAGGCCACAACATTTCTGCCAACATCTCAGAGCCCAGCCACAGTTAAATATTTTTAAAATACAGTCACACTAAATAAACAGAATACATACGAGTTACGGGGAAGCTCTTAAAGTTATTTACACTCCCGGTACGTAGGCAAGGCTTACAAAACATTAATATCTTAAATAGTTACTTAAGAGTGTGTCAATAGGGTAAAGTCTCATACCTGAAAAGGTAAAATAGTTTCTTTGTCCCAGATGTCACAATACTAATCTTTTACTTTTTAAAACCAATACCCACCCCTAAACATACACACAAACACATAAAAATGGGTGCAAACAAAACTTTATTTATAGATTGAGGGTAGAATGGGGCGGGGGTTTAGTTCGTAGCTGATGTTTTTACATGCAGGGAAGCCAGCCGTGCCCTTAGTTTCTCATTCTGTTTTAAAAGCCGCAAGGTACTCTCCTGTAAAAATTTCAGTTCTTTTGTTTTATCTTCCAGCTCCTGGAGTGTAAAAAAGAGTATTAAGTGTTTAGGTACTCTTTTCCCCAAAGGGCACGGGGGTATATTTATACGGGGAAGTCCTTTACCTTCATCATCTGAAGTATTCGTTTGTGGTAATTTTCTCTAAAGAGTTTAGCATGCAATCTTGTACTCCATCTGCGCACCTCTGCCTTTGTGGTACTCTGCTGTATCTATAAAAAGAGAAAAAAAGTGTTAGCTTCATGCAACCTAAAAAGTTACTTTTAATTTTAAGAAAAATGTAAAGGTACCTTTTTGATGTAGAAGTCTGGATCTCGCTTGTCTTTTTTGGGTCCTCTCACTACTAGCTTGCCCAAGTCTTTAGCTTCAATAAGTCTGTAGCGGCGTATAGCCTGTTCCTTTGCCTTCTGCAAATCGCTGGACACGCCGCTTGAAGTAGAAGCAGTAACTGGAGATGTGCTTCTCGGAGGGTCCACTGTACCCCACTTCAGATCTGTCAGAGCCTGAGCACATTCTAAGGTCTCTGTAACATCTTCTTTAGAATCTGTGTCATCATCCACAGAACTCTGACTTTGAGGAGATGATGGCTCGGGTAGCTCCTGTAAAGCTGGTCTCAAACTTGTTTCAGGTACCTCCGGTAAGGCCGGTCTCATAGTTACCCCACGGTAGTCCTCAAAGGCAGGTCTCCATATCTTATCCATCGCAGGCGCAGGCTGATAATTAACAAACTGATTTATAGGAGTTATTGCCGGAGGGCAGGGGAAAGCCTGGAAAGGGACAGGAGTAGTAGTGGCATCCCACAATACTGGCCCCTGGGGTGTAGCCACCACTCCACCCAAGAATTTCAGAGGGCTAAATGCTGAAATGGGTAGCATGTCAGCTGTAGCAGAGTGCTTATGCATGAGTCCCCAAAGATGCTTTTATAGTGTTGAAAAAAGAAAAAACTCTCAGTGGCACTTGAGTGTAACTTTTATTGAGCACTCTGGCAGGCATAAGGGAAATACAAAATAAGTGCACATAAGAACACTGTTTGGTCAGTTTCCAGAACTGTGTGTCATACCACAAACCACAATTAACTTTTACTGTTAAACTACAGTTTTGTGAATCATATAAACACACACTTCCACTTTTTGTACAAAACAGAGCAGATAGTTTTGGCAGAGAGACGCATTTCACATAAAAAAGGCAGTTTACAGAGGTTACTGTTTACACTCCCAAATATGGCTATGGTCTGGTCACGGGGTTCACACTGTCAAAAAACTCAAAAATTCTCCTCATCTCATCAGACAGCGGGTCTGTACTGGACTGCTGTTGCTCTTGAGCAACGGGCACATACTGAGGAGGCCCCCCCTGGTCATTTTGGGGAGGTGCAGGTGCCTGCTGCTGGCTTACAAGTCCACTGTCTCTATCAAGCAGTTCATCCAGCAAGCTAGGGGTAGATGGCGCTAAAGGCTCGAAGGCCTGAGGAACTGTAGAACTGCCAGGAAAATAAGGGAAGCCGCTGAAATAATCAGAAACTTGGCTGCTGGAAGCAGATGAGCTGGCCGGTGGAAACAAAGTGGTCCACTGCAGAGCGGTGCTGCTGCGGCTGGTCGCAGGCTTACTGGTGTAGTAACTGGTACTTGCACCAACAGACTGGCCATTAGCATCTGAGTAACCCCCCACATAGCTGCCGTATGTGGTCGTCTGCTGACCACCCCCATACATATTTTGATGCAGCTGCTGCTGCCCAGTGGCCGTTGTGGGTACTGTATGGGAAAAGACAGAAGTTGAAAAGCCGTGATTAGTGACTGGGCCTGGATACCCATAACTGGTTGATGTGGCAGATGCATCTATACGAGAGGCAAAATTATCACTTGACTGCTGGTTATAGTAGAATCCCGTCTGAGTGGTAGCTGGATTGTAGACACTGCAGCAACTCTGTGTCTCTTGGGTAGTTGTTGGCTGAGTTTGGCTTGCTGCTTGGGGTGCTTCAGGAACATCATCGTCTTCTGCATGGGTGTCGGAGTCAGTACTTTCTGGACGAACCTGGCTATCACATGACTCAGTGTCCGAATCAGGTGGAGAGGTCGGGCTGGGGTCATATTCAGATTGAGGCTGTGGCACACCTGGGCTGAGAGTCTTGCTGCAGCACGGGCCAGATTCTTCGTCTGTATTTTCTTGAGTTGAAGATGAATCTCTCAAAAGAGATGAAATGTCAGGGCACCCGTAAGCTAGGGTTGACTGTGGTTCACTTGCTTCCAGTAAAACTTCTGGTAACACATACCTCTGCCTGGCCCCATACTGTGAGAACACAGTCTTATTGGGACATCTTTTCCTTGGTGCAAACAGCAGAGACTGTGTCAAGGTGGCTTTACCTTTTCTGATTTCTTGCTCCAACTTAAACAGTGGTTGGAATACCTGCTCAATGTCAGGCACTGGGAAAATGTAAGCCATGTAAGCCTTTACTTCTGGACTGATTTCTCCATCGTCTCTGAGGCTAGAGTACACTGTCAAAACCTTCTTGGCGGCATTCATCATGTTTTGTCTCCCTCCGCTAAACATTCTCCCTTGGTTCAAAGCTTTCCCCCTGGCTTCGGACAGGAGAACATACATTTCCTTCGCCAGCTCTTGTGGGAGAATGAGGCCATTGCAGGGGGCTAACAAAAACCATTTGTCAGTGTGCCTTATAACTCTTTCTAAAAAGAATCTAATTATTTGAGATGAGGCAGTGGCACATAGAAGCTGTTTTCCAAAGTGGGTCCTAACTCTCTGCTTATAGCTTCTGAACAGGGCAAATAGATTTAGCAGGTTCATATCAGCAACAAATCCAAACATTTCATTTCTAAATTTGTTCTCCTGGAGAATATTTTTGCAGACATCATATACTTCCCTGGTAAACTGCTCACTCTGTTCTTGAGTGCAAGCATTATTTTGCTGGAAGGACTTTAAAGCAGCCCCTATTGTATCACCAAGATCAGCAGTGATGTCTATGAAGTCATCTATGCATATTGGTCTTGATAGTCTCCTCTGTAAAATGATTTAAAAAATATAATTTAGATTTTTAAACCTTAAAGTATGCAAAAACATTTTTAGGATAGTCATTGTTTATTATTAATCATCCTAAAAATAAATATGTTAGTATAAAAGGCTGTTACATAATCAAGTAATTAGATCAAGCAAACTTTAAGTCCAACACATGTGGTTTACTGTTTCCCGGGAAGATAAGTCTCCATTTAAAAATGACCTGATAGAAGAAAAAAAAGTCCTTACCTTTTTAGGAGGAGGATCTCTGGATGCACATGAGGGGTTGTTGGCACTCATTTTGGGTAGTCAAATTTGTGTGCCTGTGAAATGAAGCCTTAGAGAAATAAATGTGAGCTTACTCACTGGCTGCTTAAACAATCTGGTCAGATTTAGTGAGTACAGTTCCTGTGGCTTGTTATTTAAGCCTGTCACCTACTTTTTTTTAACTTGATTCACAACCATGGAGCTTCCAGTTCCTGTTGCTATTCTTACATCTAACCAACAGACCAAGTGGCGCCTGCTGATAGCAAGCTTTAGCTCACATAAAAATACCCAAGCCTGCCTTAATTTTTTAAGGGGGACTTTTTGTAAAACAGATGACTGCTACTGTGCTGGCCTCTTGGTGCTAGTTAGCCTGATTCAAACAGAAGACAATATGATTGAAAAGGACAGAGTTATCCAGATGGCAATTCTGGTAAGAAGTTTAGCAGAATATTGTTTTGATGAAATTTTTCAACGGGTGTATCCAGAAAACATTGAGAGTATGTTTACAGAATGCAGTAGGAGGTTAGCTCTGCTGTTGGAATGTGAATGTGGATGTATGGAGTGCTTGGAAACAGTGAAGGGGCTACAGAAGGCACAAATTTCCTATAGGATGCCTAGATTAAACCCACATGAAATTTCCTCTTATGAGTTTACATTGTCTTCAGTTTACAACAGTGCTGTCTTGTGTAACAGTGTTCCAGTTTCTAAGGATCTGCTCCGTGACATAGTCATGGGGTCGCACTTTGAAGGGGGCTTTAGCATAGAAGCTAAAAAAGAAGCGAGTTTATTAGCTATATGTATAACTTTCTGCTGGCTATTTTACAAAATGCAGCAGACAGTAACTGGTGCTTTGGAGGACATTTTTGAAGACATGATGCAGTTTGCTGTGACCTATAAAATACCTCTAGAGTCTAAAAGGGACCTCTGTAGATTAGATGTAAGGCTGCTAAAAAAGATTAAAGAGAGGGGAGCTTTTATGGGTGGAAATAAAAATGTAGTTAAGTTTCCCATAGCAGCAGGTACCTCCCTTTACAAGCAGCTTTCAGCCTATAAGAGGCAGTTGATTGGGGACAGGTGCCCATTTGACCCTGACTATGAAAATTTAAAGAAAATGATTCAAGACTCAGCCGGACTGTTTACCCAAACCCCACCCTGCACTGAAGAGGGCTCGCCCCCAGATATAACAGTCCAAGAATGCCAGTCTGAGAGTGTTGGCTCACCAGACAAAGGGGAAGGAGACTGCCCACACCCAATAAACACTTCACCTTGTCTTAAGCAAGTGTCTGAGCAGCACTTACTGGCATTAGACGCCCTATTGGCTGAAAGTAGCAGCTGCCCCGAAACTCAAACATCTTTGAGTGGGGTAAACAGTGATGAATACCTAAGTGACCCAGAGGTAACCTCTGAGAACTATTTGACTTTAGAGGAATTTGAAAGAAAAATAAACTTGTTGTAGAGGCAGTAGTATATAAAGGGGGGAAACCTGACTCATATAGGTAGTCAACAGAGCAGTAAAGTTAAGGTACCTTGGACAGCCGCCTTTCTACCTCAAGTTAAACTTTTAACTACCTCATGATGTGGAAGTGGGTCACACTACTGTTGTTTGTTTTGGTTTGTGGTGACAACCCTGTAAATGCTGCAGCACATAATCCATTTGTTTGTTGCCATCAAAAAAATGAAACTGCCCACACCCCACCAAAGAAGGCTTGGTCTTTGGTGAACGCTATTCTACACTCACCTAGCCAGTGCAATCATACAAATGTAGCCCTGGCTTACTTTAACACTACAAAAGGATACAAGCAAGTGTCCTGTGTGAACGGTTTTGGGCTCATGTCCTTTTGTTTAGCACTGTTTGACAGGCTTTTAACCATTAACGTGCGAGTGGCAGACCAAAAGTTTTATGATGAGCTCTTAGGGTATAAGAGAGGCTTTGCTGCCCAATTCTCCAAAGCGACCACAGACAGCTCTGGGTTTAAGAACAACCTAGAATTAGACTTGATAACAACCAGACATGGAAGAATGGCTTCGAAAACACATGTGGCCGGCCTTACCAGATCATCAGCATCATCCCAGCTATGACATCTTACTGGCAGAACCGTGGGTGCAGTTTTTGGACATGACTCCGTTTTTTAGGCAGAAACTGTACAACACTTTGAGTAAAATTAATGAAATGAGAAAATCTTGCATCATCTACCCACCTCAAGCTGAAATTATGTCATGGTCTTACTTGTGTGCACCCGAGGACGTGAAGGTGGTCATAATTGGACAAGACCCTTACCACGGTGGACAGGCTAATGGGCAGGCCTTTAGTGTAAATAAGGGCTTCCCGGTACCGCCCAGTCTGCAAAACATCTTTAAAGAAGTTAGAAGCTGCTACCCTGATTTTGTATCACCCGGTCACGGGTGTCTGGAAGAGTGGGGGAGACAAGGAGTTCTATTATTAAACACTATTTTAACTGTGGAAGCTAAAAAGCCTGGATCACACAGTGACTTAGGCTGGACTTGGTTCACTAACTTAATCATCTCAACATTGTCCAACAAACTCAACAACTGTGTTTTCATGCTATGGGGAAGTAAAGCCATAGCTAAGAGCCTGATGATAAACAAACAGAGGCACTTAGTTCTCAAGGCACAGCATCCTTCCCCACTAGCTGCTAAAAATAACTACTCTTCTAGCCAGTGTAAATTTCTCGGATGTGGGCACTTCCTCACAGCCAATAAATACCTCACACAGCACAACAAGGTGCCTATAGATTGGACTTTAGAGTAACTGCTGCACAGCTGAGCACAGCAGCTGCAACCATGGCAATGTTTTTTAAAAAAAATGATGACAGGATGTTTCCCATTGAAGGGGCTCCTCGGAGAAAAAGAACCAACTTTTTCACCTTTCCATCTTTGCAAAAGCTTCACCAAAATGCTAAACTTAATGATGGGGATAATGATGAGGTCTTTTCCCCAGAACCAAGTTCTGGGGAATCTATAGACCTTGACATCTCACCGTTAACTCCCCCTGACGGCAGCGACGACTACAGTGATGTGGAAGATGGGGGTGCAGAGGAAGGAGATTCCGATCCTCCGATAAAGCCCGTAAGGGCTGCGCGCCTCGGGGAGCGCTGTTGTGCAGGTTTAAAACGCACCAGCAGCACCAGCACTGCATCTACATCCAGCGGGAGCAACGACGGGGGTGACTGTAATTACTATGCACCGCCCGCCAAGAAACCTGCGCCCATTCACGGGAACCCACTGGGTGGCAAGCGACGCCCCGAATTAGATCTCTCTCCTAAAATTGAAAACCGGAGCGACTCTTCTAGCCGTGAGAGCACCACATCCTCGGACAGCTGGGACTATGTCAACAACAAAGACAACCCTTCCCGTGGCCAAGGAAATGAAAACCCCAGCGCGTCTGATAGTCTCGGAGCTCTTCAGGCGGCCTGCATTCACCAAGACCACGCCATGCCAACTACACCCCCTGTGAAGGGGGGTGAAGACTACCCCTGGCCCTGGAATTAACCCAACAATAAAAGCAATGCTGCAGTTTTAAAAAAAAATACTTTATTGTGTCTGTCTCAATAAATTAGTAGCGTCTGGGGGTTGCAGAGCGCCGCCACGATGTGTTTGCTGGACTTGCAAATGTCCATCTCACACTCACGGTTTGATAAGGGGTTGCTATCAATAACTAAGTTGTTAGCGTCGGTGGCGCGGGAAAGGGCCACGTACACATGGCTCCTTTTTATTTTCTGGTGATTGCCAAAGCACACGGCCACTTTATCCAGGGAGAGACCCTGTGCTTTGGCAATAGTCATGGCCAGCTTGGAGCTGATCCCATAGTCTCCAACTGAGCACATGTGTATCTGTGCCCCAGACTCTAGGTTCTCTGTCATCTTTGTTAGGTTATTGTCTAAACAGCAGATGAATCCATCTGCATCTCTCACTACAAGGTTGGGGAGTTTGTCCCGCAGATCCTTACTTAAGGTGCTCTGTAGGGGCAGTTTGCCAAAGTAAATGGGGGAAAATGTGTATCCCTGCAGCATGTATGACTCTACTGTGGAGGCGTAGTCCAGCAGCCCGCTGATGGGCTCTGCACTCACAAAATCTACGTTATTCTTCACTATGGTGTTGCTCAGAAATGTGTTAAAGGAGCTGTAGCCAAAATTTGGCATCTGATATCTCGTGGCTGCCTCCATTCTGGCAATGAATATGTCTTTGAGGCCCTGGTATATGGCTATGATGTTAGCTAGGCTGGTAGATCTGGCAGTTGGTGGGGGTAGGGTCTTGTGGTAAAATAAATCTTCACCTTCATTTAAAGGTTCACTACAGGCCAGTTCACTGTGGGCTGGGGCACACAGCACCTCAGGGATGGGTATGTTGTTTAGTGCTGAGATATACGAGGCACAGTCTGATTGCACCGCCGCTTGGTAAAAATTATACATAGAGTTGTACAGTAACTGGCAGAGAAACGCGTATGCATGTTCAGGCTGCTCATGCCCATGGGTGTCTAGAAAGGACTCGCTGTCTAAAACCCTTTTAAACTGGGCATATGTGCCCATAAACCCCATAAAGCATTTCTTAGTTTTCCCATTCACAGACACGTAGCTTCCCTTAACAAATTTGGTGGCATAAGTGACTTTGGTGGACGCTTCCCCCACATCTGTGGAGACCGTAGTCATGTCCTGGTCTATAAACTGGGAGTAGTTGCTAAGGCGATAGGTGTTGCGCGCCAGCCACTCCAGGGGGGTGAGAGAAGGCACATTCACTGCTTCTTTGTATTCTTCAACCGCATCGTGGAACACTTCACACACGATGGGGCATGTGAACAAGGTACAGGTTGTGCTAGACTGGTTGGAGGACAGGGCGCTGTGCAGTGAGCCCAGGTACTGCTTCACCTCTGAGTGGGATAGAAAGAGCCGCGTCCACCCCACGTACTGCATGGGATCCATTATTTTGCTCCTGGGTACCACTAGTCTATTGATGTACTCCATTACATCATCAGAGATCTCTAAGCCATATTCCAGCACTTTGAGCATGTGACCAAATTCTGGGTCAGTGCACCTTTTATTGTTAATAAACAAGGCCCAGTTTTCTGAAATCTTCACATAGTCTGAGACAGTCTTGTTCCCGATGATAAGCGAGAGGACGTTGTCACACTCTCTCACGTGCTGCTGTTGCTTGCTGTGGTCAAATTGTGAATGATAGGCGTCTGTCTGTGTGGGAGACCCCACACAAACTATACATGGGATCTTACCATTGAGGTACTGTCTGGTGTTTAACCATCCATTAAAGAACCACCACAGAAACACCACTGCCATTAGAACGTGGGAAGAGAGGGTTCCAGCCTCGTCAATAATTATTATGTTAGTGGTCCACAGTTGGGGGCTGCCTAGGCAGCCAAATACCCTGTACGCCTCCTCTGACATGGAAGCATACAGGCCAAACTTTTTTTTCTTACAAAACTCCCCAATGATGTCTTTTATCACAGGCCAGTACTTGGAGAGCTCATAGTACTGCACCGCTGTGATGTCTGAATCTCCACATAATTTGATCTGGGGCTTTCTATTTAAAAGGTTGATGTGTCTAGACTTGAACCCGAATGCAGTATAAATAGTAGGACAGAAGGAGTGCAGGGTCTTTGAGAGATTCTGTGCTGCAACCACAGTAGCTCCTGTGATCAGACAGTTTAAGTTTTGATGAAGAGCGGCAATGCTAGTGCTTTTCCCAGCTCCCGCCGTGCCCGTTATGCAGTAGGTTGAGAAGGGCAGGCGGGGGCCCAGGTCATCGGGGTCAAATTCTGCGTCAAACCAGCTTATATCTGGGGAGTCTGAAGTAGTTTCCTCAGACAGGGCCTTGATCTTTTGGACTATCATCCTGACTTTGGCCTCTGAGGTCATATTTAGGATAAAACTTTTGGGAATGTGCTCCATCGCCGTTCACCCCACGATCCAGTCAGTTAATTTGTTTGAAATCCTGCAAGGAAAATATGCATACGTTAAGGGGCAGACCCTCTACTCTTCAGTCCGCAACTCGGGGACATTTTTTAGGCAGGTCTTTACCAACATATACAGGGATGCCTTATCCAGCTGCACCTACGAGGATGTGCTACAGGACTGGATAAAGTATGAAACCAGCATTAGGCAAAGATGGAAGCCCTCTGAGAAGGAGGATAATGCATTCAAGTGGTCCACTTTCCAGTCTTGGTTCAGCACCATGAAAATGACAATAGATGGCATTATCACCAAGGCCATCACGTACATCATTAACACTAAATGCATAGCCTCATACGAGCGCTACATAGATTGGGTGGCCACCTGCGGTGTGGTGCCCGTGCTGAACCAAAGGCCCAACAGTAAAGTGGTTCAAATGTTTAAGAAACACTTGGAAAAGGAATATTCCTCAGTAGCCAGCAGCAAAAGCCTAACTACTATTTTTCATTTTTTGGTGGAGAGCGCCTCATCTGTGCTGGAGAGGCTCACCTCAAAGTTTATTCCCAGTTACTTGGAGGTATCAGTCACATACGACCAGTATAAATGTGAATATAAAGCCTCTTATCAAAATAAGGAGATTGGGGTAGAAGTTATTATCCCACCAACTATAGGGTCTGGAAAAGTGGTGTTCAACAGCCCCGTGCAGCGCCTTGCTGAAAATGTCATGGCCTGTCACCGCACCATGGAGCATGCTAAAATCTGTCAACTGTTGAACACTGGGCCTTTGAAGGCTATAGTGTGCAGCAGCAGCGCTACCGTCTATAAAGATATCCTCAACCACCTAGATGAGTGTGGGAAGAAAAATGACCCCAAGAAAGAACTCATGCAGCTGCTCATCAAGCTGGCAGAGAATAAAACAGTAAATGGGGTGACAGACGTGGTAGAGGACTTTATCACAGATGTCTCGAACAAACTAGTGGACAGAAGCAAGTTGTTTGGAGACGTGAACGCCGAGCACCCCTCTGACAATCTTAAAAAACAGGTCTCTAACAATGTTTTCAAGTGCCTCACCCAACAGATCAATCAGCAGTTTGAAACCATCAGTAAGCTTGAGGAAGAAAGGGCATTTTTTCTTAAAAAAATAAACCAGATAGAAACCCAGTTGAGCAAGTGCCAAGAAGAGCCGCAGGGTACGGGTGGAAAACCCTACAACATTCTTACCTCCAGTACTCTAGATGCGCTGGACGGGCTGAGCCAGTCTGGCCTGCACCTGACGTCAAACCAGGTCACCAAGGGTCAGTCTATAGTGAACAGCTTTTTTTCTCAGTATGTCCCTCCTTTCAGGGAGCTCCAAAATGACTTGCATGAGCTGTGGGAGCATGAAATCATGCAGAGCTTTAACCTTTCTCCTATTATAGACAACCAGGGGCAGAGGCTGTTTGTGAGGTATACACAGGACACTATCTTCTTCCTGTTAGGTCCCTTTACGCACAACATCTTAGGCTTTGTTGACATGGAGCTCTTAATTGAGGCATACTGCACCTTGAGCTTCTATGACATAGCTGAGTATTTATACAGCGCAAGTCGGCTGGCTATCTACATTGTTGACATTGGTCAAAAATATTGCTCTCAGCCCAACTTGAGCGATGGATCTCAGAGCTAAGCCAGCCTCCACATGTAGCAACTATACCTTGTTATTACCCCGACTGGTGCTGGAAGTCAGTAAAAATGACAAGATCTGCGTGGCCTGCAACTCCCCAGATTTTGTTAACAGTAATGGGAACCTAAATGTTAAAGACCTAGAGGCTCATGCTAAAGCCAGGCTTCATTCTTCTCATTTTGCTGGCTTTGTGCTGTGCCCCATCGTAGCCAGCGAGGATAAAGTCTCTACTTTTGACATGTACTACCACGTTATCCAGGAAAGGACAGTGCTTTATAGACCACAAAACACTGTGCTTACAGAAATGTGCTGCATCATCTCAGCTTTGGAAAATTGTGTAGTTCCCAGCGCGTCTCTACTCATCCAGTATCTGGACAGGGCCAATCAGCTGTTCAACAGGCATCCCAGCAGGGATTCTCTTTTTTTGCTCGGGGGGGTCAAAACCCTCATCTCAACCCTGATGCACTGGCATGGGTTTCAGCACCCGGATGTGAGTCAGCTCCCCAGAGGCTTGCAGTCTTATGAGCTGTATAAGGACCTGGAGAGTTTTGATGCTGAATGTAAAGACCTCATGCTGTCCATGTTTTGCAAATCTTTCAAGCTTGGCGACTGGAATGAAGAAAATGAACAACTAGAAGCATTCACCTTTAATTTATTTTACTCTCCCACTATTTTAACAAAGCATTTCAAGTCCAAAATCATCATAAGCAGCATAAAGGAAGCATGCCTCCTTAAAGACTGTGTACTGTCACTGATTTAGAAAAAAATTCTCAATAAATCAAAAATATGGTTTAGTAACTCTTGAGTGTTTGTCTCTGTGACTTTACCCCAGTCTGTGGCAATCTCTGCCAGGTGTCCTACATAGGAGGCATAAGCTAGGCAGCTGGGTATGCCCCAGTATACTTGCCAGGGTTGGGGGCTTCCATCTGCGGTTAAAATTTTCCATTTGCTCGGGAGCCGGGAAACCTGCTGTTTGGGGGCCCGGGTTTCTGTAAAGTTAAGGGGAAGTACCCAGCATGCTGAGCTTGCACCATTAGCTTGTAAAAAGCTGACTATGTCTTTAAACATAGTTTCAGGGGTAACTTGAGAGCACAGCAGATAAATAAAATAATTTAACACGCAGGTCCAGCTCTGGGGCCGGATGGGTGTAAACAGTTTTGTGTTATCTCCAGACAGCAGCAACGTGGAGCGGAAGAGGGTCGCCAGGGTTTGTTGACAGTGTCCACTTGTCATGTTAAAGGTGAACGCCTTACATAAGTTCTTTTGTAAAAAATTGAAGAGCATCTGACTCAGGGTTACATCCTGTAAGGAAACATATGTTTTAGTGACTCATAAAAAGACTTTTAAAGCCCATTAGGCCATTTAAATGCAGGTGTTTGTGGTTTTAAAAGGAACTGCTGCCACAGGGGGAGTACTAACCTGATCCTGTGCGTGAGAAGCCAAGTAAAACATTGAGTGGTTAAAAGCGATCCACTGGAGATTATGGAGGTTACAAAAGTTCATCACAGAGAACACTAAGTAACTGTACCAGCTGTTTAAGTTTTGTTTTAAGTGCCCCGTAGAATATCTTGCCAGCAACTTGGGGATTTCATCCCCACTTAGACTTCCACAACAAAACCTGGTATTGAACTTAAAATTGATGATGTATAGCACATGGGGGTGCTTGATGTGGACGTAGGGAAGGTCCCCCATGATCAGCTTGTTGTTAAGTTCTGTAGCCCCCAGGGGCCAAGATATTCCAGTGCCGTGCCTGAGGGCCTCAGGAATGGGGGGAACAGAGATTCCAGTTATACATTCCAGTAAAAAATTGTTGACCTTGTAACAGTCGCCGGTCGTTAAGATGGCTGCCAGGCTGCTTTGAGACATGGTCTTTGAAAAGTCTTTAAAGTTGGGCGAATACTCTATAGATATATTGGGAAACGATGAGAAGAATGGACTAGTAGGAAACGTGAGGTCACTGGGCTCTGCTATAAAAAATAGGGGTTTAAATCCATATATGCCGCCATAAATCTTCTTATAAAGGGCAGAAAAGAACACATTCAGACCCAGGTTCCATCTACATTCGTCATTAACCACCAGGCAGTCAAAGGGTACATCTATTAGCTTCACGGTCACATCAGAACCCCCAAGGTTGAGGACGTAGTCACAGGGTTCAAAAATATCCAAAATTTTGACCTGATCTTGACGGCGAGCAACTTTAGTGCTCGGAGGGTCTGCTTCTCCAGTGTTGTTTGAGTACGTATAAGTCCCGAGTTTAGTCTTAATAGTAGCTTCTAAGCTGTCCAGGACGAGGTGTTGACCCCCCTCATCTGCAGACGCCTTTGCATGACACCACATGTAAGCAAAGCACGCCTGCCGCAGTGGGGGGCGTGCCACAGTTTGCAGAGTAGCCCCCTTTATCATGATTCCATTCAGTTGAAGGGAGAAGACGGCTTCCATATTTCCACAGTGTCGGGAAAGCAGGCTAATTACTGGGTGCTTGGCCCTCAGAGCCATCTCCCAGCGCATAAAGTTGAGAATGTCCCCACCCGTTGACGTAAAGTTGAGTTGCTCATCTGGGAGCATATTTTTCTCTGACAAGAGCAGCTCATATGATACCAGATATAAATTGCTGTTTCTGGGGCTACCAAGTTGAGAATCGCCGGTGTTTTCCACGGGTTCTTCCTGCTTGACGACACGGACGCACCAGACGGCGTAGGTCTTGGCCTTCGAGTGCCATAAATTTACAAAGCTGATTGAGCACACTGCCGCCAACATATTAGACTGTTCGTGTGACGATTGCTGGCCAGGTTGCCCCATATATGCTATTTAAGTTTAAGTTTTAGGCATAGGCATACTCTCTTCAGGAAGAAAGACTACCTTCTACCCACAGGACAGCTGTATTGGTGTGACCAACTTAGCAACTATGAAGTCTTCTAAAAAAGACATTTTTATACTGCATATCTGGCTGAAGCTCATGGGGTGCTATGTGTTTATGTTTATCACTTCTGTAGTGCTACCCATTGCTGCAATGTTCCCTAACCTGGGATTCCCCTGCTACTACAACACTCTGGTGGACTACAGTAAACTTAACCTGAGGGAAAAAAACCAAGCTCAGCATCTCACACCCACACTTTTTTTAGAGGCCCCGGAGATGTTTTTTTACGTGACCTACTCTTTCATAGTGGACTGCTGCAGTCTAGTTTATTATGCCCTTGCCGCTGTGGCTGTGGTGAAGGCTAAAAAGCATGCTCCTGGCCTTATGGCGCTATCTCAGTGGATAATGGCGGTGGGATCACCAACTCTGCTGTATATGGCTGTGTTAAAACTGTGGACCATCCAACTCTACATTCACACCCTGTCTTACAAGCACATTTACCTGGCAGCTTTTGTGTATTGCCTACACTGGCTGCTCTCCATGGTCTACACGGAGTGCTACATTACAAACGTGTCTAGCCAGTGGACCAGCTCCGAGCTGAAAAAGACCATTCCAGAAAATATACTGCTGTACCGCGTGGTTCACGTGCTGAAACCCATTATGATGAACGTGCATCTATCAGTGGTGGCTCTAGAAACTTTAATCTTCTGCTTAAGTTTTATGATGGCCATTGGAAACAGCTTTTACGTCATGGTGTCAGATATTGTCTTTGGGGCTATTAACCTGTACTTAATCTTACCCATCATCTGGTACTTTGTGACTGAGTTCTGGCTCAGTAAGTACCTGCCCAGGCAGTTTGGATTTTACTTTGGGGTGTTGGTGGCTTCCATCATCCTCATTCTTCCGGTGGTGAGGTATGACAAGATCTTTGTGGCAGCACAGATTCACAGAGCAGTGTCTATAAACATAGCAATGATACCCTTGTGTGCCCTAGTAGCTCTCCTGGTGAGAGCATGCAGAGTCTACACAGATAGGAAAAAGATAGCTTATACCGCCCTCCCCAGCAAACCCCAAACTATCAAATACACTAAACCAATAGAGCCCTCCACCAAACAGGCCCCAGACTCCTCCATCTTTTTGGAGGAGGAGAGCGACACAGATTTTGAACAATGAAACAAATAAAGCGTTTTTGTGAAGCAATAAATCATGTTTTTATTTATTCGTCGTCTTCAAAATTATCATTATAGACTGGTAGCGGTGGGGTTGGTGTCTTTTCAGTCAGAAGGGCTTCGCCCTCTGAAAAGGCTTCAAAGTCCTCTGCAATGTTTATATCGTTCCCGTGAACGTCTTTTATGGAGTGACGTCTCCAACAGCAGACAGAGATGTAGGAGCCCATGGCCAGTGGTTAAATTCTTCTTTTACTGCAACTTGCCAAAATTTTATGGCTTGCTCAAGCGTGTCGACGAGGGGTCCGTGTGGCACAAAGACGGGGGTGATGATTAGCAACACGGGTATCTCCACAGACGCGTCCACAAAGCTCCTTTCTGTTTTAATATAAGTCTTTGGAAAATCTGCAGAGTTTCTTTTTCTAAAAAAAGCAGACACCAAAAACACACCTGGGTGTGTGTGCTTGCAAGAGTCTCCTTTTGTGAGTTGGACATAGTTTGTCACAATTTTATACTGTAGCATGCATTGATGATAGTAGGCGTGCCGGGGATTTATGTAAATATCTACAAAGAAACTTCCTTTAACTTCAATTTTACCAGAGGTGAGCGCTGGGTCAGTTAAAATAATAACTTTTGATTCCGTGTAGCAGTTGTACTTCATGCACTGTTCTGTAATCTTATGCCCAGACGTGAGCTTTCGCTTACGCTTGGGTGGTCCAAAGTCCCAGGATCTGTCAAAAGATAGTAAGTAGTCATTCTGTGTAGGCAGGCGACCCCTGGACACGTACTCCACTGTAGGCTTTTGGATAGACTGGATAAAGTCTATCAGTTCTTGCCTGCCAGGGCTGTTGTACAGTTTCTGGTAGGCCTGGTAGATGGGGTCGTAGTCACATTTAGAAAACAGGTACTTATATCTGCATTTTATCTCATAAATGGTGGTAGTCGAGGTGAATTCCACGGTGTTGTGGTCTGACATAGATGCATTAGTGCACATGTCCAGAGAAACACCAAAAATTCCATCGTTGGGGCTGAGCATAAAGCCAAACTCGGTGACACAGCCGATGCCCTCCTCAACTACCAGCTCAGAGATGAGCTTTTTTACCACAGTCTCATTCCTAACCCCAAACGCCACTGGGCTGGCCACGTAGTGGTTCTTTTGAATAGGTATGGGGTTAAAAATCTTACTGTCTGGAGTTTGCTGTTTAACAAATTTCAACAATTTAGAAGAAGAGATCACTCCGTCTCTAAGCACCTCCCACAAAACATTTTCCCCCTGTCCCCGAGTCAGTCTTTCAATGTGCTCACAGATCTGTGCCTGGATGTGGGGTCTCATCTCAGTGCACGCCTGCACTACATCTACCAACTTGGCAGAATTAGCTCTCTCAACTCCCATCACCTTTTCATATATTCCAAAAACTTCAGTATCTCCAATAAAATCCTGTATTTTTTTAAACAGGTAAAAAATATAGACAAATCTAAGATGTGGCATATCATTTCTAATTTCTCCACTCGCGATCGCCTGCTGAACTTCTGGGCAGCGGATAAAGTTGGAGAATGTATATGTTGCCAGCTTTTTAACTTGTTCTCCAATTTCCATGTTCAGAGTCTGCTCTAGCAGCGTGGCTTTGTGCAAAAAGTCCATGTTGAGGCTGTCTTCCGTGTATTTCAAAATAATCAAATTGCAGAAGCTCAAAAATGATATTTTTAAGTACCCCTTGGCCCAATTTTATAAGAACTTCTTCTTTCACCACTGCATCAAACTCCTCTCTAAATAGCTGGCAGCACTCTTTAAGCAGCCTTGTGTGAGGGTGAGGTAGCTGCCCTCTGCTTAATACTCCTTGGGTGTTTACCCCCACGTCAAAATTAATCTCCCATAGTTGGCTAAGATGTGTAAGTAGCACAAGCTTAGGTCCCAACAACAAAAGGAAATAAGCATCTGAGCTGTCGTCCTCTATCTCACGCAACCATGACTCATAAGTTAAACTATTAGGCTGCTCCATAACTCTTGCCAAAACAAGCAAGAGAACTTGGAGTAGGGTTGAACAGTCAATTTTAAGTGCCATATTTTGACCCACCACAGTATCTGTTATTTCCTCCACATCCACATCCTGGGCGTGATGCCTTAACAGATAGCACCTCCTAAGAACACATAGTGGTTTCACATAGTCCTTGCACACTAAGAAGGGACTTAAGTAAATTTGTGCATTGTAGATGACACTATCATCCTGTGGATTGTTGATTGACAGAGATTTAAAGGTATTCCCAGCGTGGATGGCGGCGGTCCCCAGATCTGTCAAAATTAAGGACTTAATACCAGACCCAGGTCCCTTAAAAGTCTCCACCAGAATGTTAGATGGACAAATGTCCCCGTGAAACAGTCCACACTTTTGGTTGAGGAAAAAGACGGCGTCTGTTAGGCCTTTAAACTCCCGGTCCAAGTCATGTAGGTGATCCACCGTAAAGTCTTTAAAAGTGTGCAGAGACTGGGAAAAGCGGGGATACCATATTGTCTTGCAGGTGACACAAGCACTGAGGTAAAATTGCAAACATACAGATTTAAAGTCATCACAGTTGTAACTCCTAGCCAGGGCCACAAGGTCCATCATAACTGTTTCGTGATAGAAGGCTTCTGCTGAAGTAAAGACTTTAGCACATATTCCAGGGCCGCTGGCATAGACTTTTCCAAAAGACCCACTACCCAGTAAGTTTTCCATGTCCACTGCGGGGTGGCAGCACGTGAGCATATTATGGGGTAAACACACACACAGGTGTTGGGCATCTATGTCTACCTTTAACACTTTGATGTGGCTAACCCCCGAGGCCATCATATCAATAACACTTTTATGGGGGGCATCTTGGGGCTTGCTCCAGTCGCCATTGGGTGAGGGTGGTCTCAAGCTCCCCATTGCAGTCAGGTAGGCTAGTCTGTTGACCTCCATGGTACCTTTCCTGGTAGCCTTGTATTCTATCCACTTCAAAAGACACGTTCGCCTCGAGCTCCTCCACCTTGTCTGTCAGCTCCTCTAAAATGTCAACCTTTTTGGGGTCAAAGCGTATGAGAGATTCCACTTCCTTGGTTCTATTTTCTATTTCTGTGGTCAGGTAGACAACTTTGTTTTTTATGGCCCTCAGCCGCTCTGTTTGCTGGACGCGGTGGCTCACAGCGTTTGCTTCGTCAAACTGTCTTCTAAAGAGCGCGCTTTGGGTTCCAAAGCGGTCCCCCACGGACACCGCCACGCGCCGCTGGACGGCCAGCTCAATGTCCAGGCGTATCTGCTCTTTCATTGATTGAGGGTTCATTACTTTTGAAGAGAGCGACCAGTGAGTTGATGTTGTAGCTGGGCCAGAGAATTATATCTCCAGTGGTCTGGCACCTTGATCTCCCGATAGCAGAGTCTGTGTGTCTTTCTGCTCCCTGTAAGATTAGGCAGCCACCGCTAACGTCAGGAACGTTGTGAAAGGATGTCAAATTTTGCTTATAAATGCAGCACAGTAAACAGCTCTTATTTAAAACTAACCCACTGCCGCTCACGCTGGGTAGAGCTTTCAACACTTCAGCAATTCTACTGTCATCAAAAGGTACATTGTTGTCTTTCAAAACAGAGTCCAAGCCCTCTCCGTCATAAAAATATTTGACAAACTTACAGGCTTGACTCATAAAAGATTGTATGTCTCTGCCCGGGTCATAGAAAAAAGGTGGAAGTAAAACAGGTCCAGCGGTGCTAAAATATTTGGCATACACACAAGTGGCTTCTTGACACCGTGACCGGGGCCCGTAGAACAGCAACCACATCCAGGGCAGAGGATCTGTGGGGTGACAGAAAGTCCACGTGCTAGGGTTCCCCAGTAACTTCAGAGCCTGGTTAATCAAAATGTCTTTGTTCAGTCTTAAGGCCCACATCCATTCTGTTAATTTATATGTCACGTAGGGGTCCTTGGTGAGTTTCGTCAAGGACCTCACGCCGGCAGGCGGGGGTTGCTGATGACCTTGAGCATCTAAACTGTTATTGTCATACCCTGGTTGTACAATAGCATCCAGGGCATTCAGGCGACTCAGGGACAGGCAGCTGAAATCTAGTCCCTCTCCGGCAGGTGGGTGAGTCGCGTGAGGCACTGTGTCTTCCACAGTGAGGTTTGTTACTATTAAAAAACTGTTCACAGGGCTCTCTATTAATTTAAACTGCCCCGGGGTGCTCTCAGCCAAGCTGATAGCCAACTTCACGCCCCTGTTGTACTTTTTGGCCATTTCTGGGTCACCGTTACAGTGAAGTTTAGTCAGATTCAACATGTTTTATGTCAAAGTTATGCCAGCCCTTCAAAAGGCCTGCGAGGAGCTACAGAACCAGTGGAGCGCCAAATCTGGCAAATGGCCCGTCCCCGAAACCCCCCTGGTGGCTGTAGAGACGAGGAGGTCTGAGAGGTGGCCTCACCCTTACTTGGGCCTGTTACCCGGGGTAGCTGCGTACAGCTCAACACTAGAAGACTACTGCCACCTCTACAATCCTTATATAGATGCTCTGACGAGGTGTGATCTGGGGCAAACCCACCGAAGAGTAGCTACACAGCCCGTTCTAAGTGACCAACTGTGTCAACAACTAAAAAAGCTCTTTTCCTGCCCCCGTAACACATCAGTCAAGGCCAAGCTTGAGTTTGAAGCAGCCGTGAGAACCCACCAGGCCTTAGACAACAGTCAAGTGTTTTTAGAACTGAAGACGTTTGTACTCAACCTGTCTGCCTTTCTAAACAAGCGCTACTCAGACAGATCTTCCCACATAGAGCTTTTTCAGAAGCAACTCATCATGCACACATTTTTTTTCTTAGTTTCAATTAAGGCTCCAGAGCTCTGTGAAAAGTTTTGCAACATATTCAAGCTTTATTTTAACATAGACACAATGGACCAGGCTACTTTGGACATTTTTAAGCAGAAAGCCAGTGTATTTTTGATCCCTCGCCGCCACGGGAAAACATGGATAGTTGTGGCCATCATCAGCATCTTGCTAGCTTCAGTACAGGATCTTCGCATCGGCTACGTGGCTCACCAAAAACATGTCGCGAACGCTGTTTTTACAGAGGTTATAAACACCCTGCATACATTCTTCCCAGGAAAGTACATGGACGTTAAAAAGGAAAATGGAACTATTATTTTTGGACTGCCCAACAAAAAGCCCAGCACTCTTTTGTGTGCCACCTGTTTCAATAAGAACGTAAGCACTTCCTCTTGATGCTTTCACAACCGTACATGACCATCCTGCTCACAAGGTGGGACAGGCCAAAAAGCAGCCAGGGGGACTGCAGACAGGCCACCTCTTCTCCTTCTCTAGTCACCCCACAGAAGATATCTTGAACATTCAAAGTTAGTTTATTAGATTTAGCTCTGATGGCAACTATGTCATTCTGTGATTCTGGGGGGAAGAGAAATCCCAGTAGGTTGCTGCTGGTAGTTATCCTAGCTATGTTACCATGCCTCATGGAACACGGGGCTACACAGGGACAAGTGTCAGAACCATAGTTCTGGTCAGCGAGTGTCACACCCCTTAAAACGCAGGCATGATCTGAATTGCCATGACAAGATTCACATTCTTCATTTTCACACTTAGTGATCCAGGTGATGATGTTGCTCATTGTTGGTAAAGTTCCAATACTGGGACAGCATATCAGCAGGTCAGGGTTGATGGTATACTGTAGCAGGCTCCCGTTGGCCATCCAGGGTCCAAAAGGACCCAGAGGAACTACTTCAACATGTGGTTTTGGTAGATCATCTGGGGTTTTTAGCAAGGTGGCAGAGTTAACCATCTGTAGAATGGTGAGGTGTACAGGGGGTTCGTTTTTATGCACGGCTATGTTCTCAGGTATAACATTTGGTGGCTCTGGGTCCACCAGATCCCCAAAAAAAAGCAGATAGATGCCATAACGTTGAACTTCACGGCAGTAAAATGCAGTTGGAGTGCAGCTGTCCACAAACACCCCATTAACATAAAATGTAGCACACATCTTTCTATCTTTGGGTTTCATCAGCTGCACCGTCACATTGATGGGGCCCTCTATACCCGGCATGGCAGCATGGCGACCCGGCCATAGTGGAGACCGTGCTGTGGTGCTGGTGTAGACTTTTATGACGGCTGTAGAGGCAGAGTTTTTTACCCACAAGCACTCTTTGTTTAAAAAATGTTTCAGGAGCCACCTCCGCTCTCTAGACCCCATATCTACTACTTATGTGCAGTAGATCTTTCTCAGAATGTGTAAATTTACCTTTAATAGCAAAGCCCCCCGGTAGAAGCAACCACGCGTTTAACGTGTGGCTATGTAAAACAGCAATTTGATCATCCTTGGCACACACGGACTCTAGAAGATACTTGTGTTTCCCCTCCAGCTGGCAGCTCAGTTGTTGAATGCAAGCCAGCGTATGTAAGCCAGGTAGTGGATTAGGGAGCTTTAAGCTTACCCCCCAGCTACCCACCCCCTGATCCCACAAAGAAATCACATCTAACCAGACTCCTTGTTTCCGGGACTGAGTAGCCACAGCGGCTTTCACCCACCCGGAGTTTTCATTGGTGGCACACCTCAGGGTAAAGCATGCCTCATAAAATTGCTCTTGAACATACTCCAGGGCATTAGAGGCGTCACTCCTAATGGCCACTCCTAGTACTTGCTGCATTCTAAAGTTGGCAGCTCTACATTCTTCCAACAGACTGTCAACAAACTGATTCATTTTGAGTGTTAAGAAGGAAGTATCTTGTTGTATAATAGATAGAGGATTAATTTTCTTAAGCTCATCCTCTGACAAATGGTTTAAACAGGAAACTAGGTTTTTATAGCCTTCCGGGTTATACATACACAACCAAAACCTTTTGCCAGATAAGCAATGTGTCAGAGGGAGAAGTCTCAACATGTCTTTTGTAAAGTCCTTAGTCCCCACCAGGTTCACTAGGGCGGTTCGGCGCGCCTGCCGGTTAGCGGGTGGTACACTTCCTGACAGATTGCTAGCACCAGAGCTAGAAAATATCTCCCCAGCGAGGGCCCCACGCAAGCTGGGCGAGCGCTCCAAGGCCCTATGATTTAGGTAGGCGCTAGCAGCCTCCCCAATTACAAGTTTTTGGGATGCAGTGTGGTCATTTGTACTTTCTTCAGTTGCAGGAAATTGCCTGCCGGATCTTCCCTGTAAAATGTTAACTAGGGGGTCTTCACGCGGGGGCAGCTCCACGGGTGGATGGTTCACCTCTTCCACTGGAGGAGCGCCAGCTTTAATTAGGCCTGAAAAGATTGTTTGATAAAAAAACCTGACGTAGCAAGCGTTGTGGTTAGCGGTTTCAGCAAACCGGAGCAAGATGATATTGAAGGGATGCCAAGTATCGTTTGTCAACAGTAGGGGGATAGAGAGGGCTATTCCGCTTGTGAGTGTACCCACGGTGTGGCGATGGTCTATGGACCTGGCCCACACTATAACAGGCTCACTAACTAAGTTAGTTTGATAGTCTATCACTTTCAGGGTGCAGGAGAATATTTTGGGCCTATCTTCTGCATAGAGGCCCTCGATCAGGTCCTCTGGTATAACCAGATGAGCCATCACATCACAGCCGTGGTGAAAGTATCTCCAGTTGTTAGTATGGACATCCATGCTTGGCGGATGCTCTTGGCTACTGAGTCAAATTTTTTATTTTTAGTGCATTTAAATATAAGATTGCCATAAACCGTTTTAGATGAGTAGACAGAGATGATGACGTGAATGTAAATGCTGCAGATCAGGCTGTATGCACACTGGGCGCTTTGAAAGATATTCTGACAGTGATTAAATGTGGTTTTTATCAAATCCGCAACTTCCTCACGTAGCTCACCCTGGCAGAGCAGTACCTTGTCTTTAACTTCTTCGTAGCTTGAGCTGGAGAGATAGATTGCCACGTCACGCTGCACGCACTGCACCACGCTGTCCAAAAACTGGTTTGGACCGGGGGTGTTATGGTGAGGGTAAATAACGGGTGACATGGGGCGGGGGTTTCCAAAACTTACGCTGTTGACTGCACAGCGGCCTGTTAGCTCGCACACCAACCCCTCCCCCATATTAACTAGGTAACAGTCTTCCCCTCCATCACATACGTGGTAGGTCTTACACTCGGTGCACACAAAGATGTTGTCCACGGTGTGAAAAGTGGTAGCCATTGTTATCATTTTGGTAAAATAACATTGGTGAGCACCGGGTCCGCGTCTTTTTTGGTGCATTGAACCTTGGTCACCTCTTTCAAACATTCTGCACCAGCCAGGTCAAACAGCAGGGTGAGCAGTTCGAGATGTTGCATAGGCCCCTGTGTGTGACGAAGAGTCTGCAGGTTAGAGGCACATTGGTCCAGTATCTGAGGGAAGGGCTGACTAAAAAGTTTTAAGCAGTTTTGAAAATCAGAAGGTTCTAACGCTCCCCTTTTCATTTCTTCCACACTTAGAGCATTCGGGGTCAGACCTTCCAACTGTTGTTTGTGGACGAAGCCAATTTTATAAAAAAGGATGCCCTACCCACAATTTTAGGCTTTATGTTGCAGAAAGACGCTAAGATTATCTTTATATCTTCATCTAACTCATCTGATCAATCCACCAGCTTTTTATACAACCTTAAGGGTGCCAGCGAGAGAATGCTCAATGTTGTCAGCTATGTGTGCTCTAACCACAAAGAAGACTTTAGTATGCAAGATGGCCTTATTTCCTGCCCCTGTTATAGCCTTCACGTCCCCTCTTACATCTCCATTGATGAGCAGATTAAAACCACCACCAACTTATTTCTGGACGGGGTTTTTGACACAGAGCTGATGGGTGATTCTAGCTGTGGAACGCTGTCCACCTTTCAGATAATCAGCGAGTCCGCCCTTTCTCAGTTTGAGTTGTGTAGGATAGACACAGCCTCCCCACAAGTACAAGCCCACCTAAACAGCACTGTTCACATGTACATAGATCCAGCATTTACTAATAATTTAGACGCCTCTGGAACTGGGATATCTGTAATTGGGCGGTTAGGAGCCAAAACTAAAGTTATCCTTGGCTGTGAACATTTTTTTCTTCAAAAGCTCACTGGCACAGCTGCCCTACAGATCGCTTCCTGTGCTACTTCCTTACTGCGGTCTGTGGTTATAATCCATCCCATGATAAAATGCGCTCAAATAACTATAGAGGGGAACAGCAGCCAAGACTCCGCAGTGGCAATTGCCAACTTTATTGACGAGTGCGCCCCTATCCCAGTCACATTTTACCACCAGTCTGACAAAACAAAGGGAGTGTTGTGCCCCCTCTATCTCCTCGGGCAGGAAAAGGCGGTAGCTTTTGAGTCATTCATCTATGCCATGAACCTGGGATTATGTAAGGCAAGTCAGTTAATTGTGTCTCATACAATAAAGCTCTCGTTTGATCCTGTGACCTACTTACTAGAGCAGGTCCGGGCCATCAAATGTCAGTCTCTAAGAGACGGCAGCCACACCTACCATGCGAAGCAAAAGAACTTGTCTGATGACTTACTCGTCTCTGTAGTGATGAGCTTGTATTTGTCCAGTGCCAACACCCTCCCATTCAAGCCACTGCACATTGAGCGTTTTTTTTAAATTTTATTTATTCACACATGTACATTTTACAAATAAAATCCATAAAAAAAGTTGGCCATTATTGTGAAGGTTTAATTTCTACTTGTTGTAAGTGTAAATAAAACCCAGATTTTAACTCCTCTTCTGTGAGGTTTGCCATGGAGCAGTTGGGACCCAACTGGGGGGTATAAGAAGCGTTGCTCAGACTGGCCCAATCAAAAGAGCATGTACTGTGATTGAGATAACTGGTGTCATAAACATTTACAAACCTCCAGCGATGAGCCCCGCATCTACGTCTTCCCAAATAAACAGTCTCTGGGTGACATTTGTGTCTCAGCATAAACAGTCCCTCCAACATCACAAACGTAGCCACCTCATAGTCAGAATCGTTACGCTGGCTGCTGTTGCTGCTGTCAGAATATAGCACTGTAAAGTTGGTGCAGTTAGGGTTGGTGATGAAACTGGTAGCCCACAAAAGGGCAGAAGAGTAGTCTGCTGGGCTCCCGTCGCTTTTAGTAAAGTTGGGGTAAAATGTTTCATTTTGTACTTTTATCTCAGGCATGAAGATGTCCCAAGTGCAAAAAAAAGAGCTGAAGCAAGAGCGGCTGTATCTGTCTGGTGTGGCCCGGTTGCAGTTGATAGGATATGAGGCAGGGCCCATCATTAATCTGTAGGAGCGATGTATCTGGTAGGGATTCAGTGGGACAGTCAACAGCACAACGATGGTTAGATATGTCCACCAAAATAGCAGGTAAAAAAAGAGTTGCTGGCAAGTAGGCTTTTTGGAAAACACTCGGTGGACGGGCTCCAACTCTTCATATTTGACTCCCGGGTTACTATCAGGCTTCACTGGTGTCTTTTTCTTATAGTAGCTTTCTTTCACCCACCCGTCTGCGGTGATAGAAATCTCCTGGACAGTCCCATCATCATGTTTTATCAGCCGCTGTATTCCCACCATGACTCCTTAACACACGTACCAACAGGTAGCTGATAGGTTTTCTGGTGTGTAGGTAGAGACCTGCAACCTGGGGCTCAGATTAAATATGGAGCCTAGGGTTTGCAGGTACGTTATTAACAGACCTATTTTAGTCATATCCGGGTACACTGTATCTGCATTTAGATTGGCCGCAGCCGCGTTAAACTCATCAGGTATCATTCTCCTGAACACATTCAAAAGCTCATTTTCCCCGTGGCGGAGTAGGGTAGTCAGCAGCCTAACACACGCCCTTGGCAACAGCCCAACCATAATACACAGATAAGTAGCCAGATTATCTAAAAAGGCCAGGGCCCCAAGACTCTCCATACCCTCCAAGTTGAGAGAGTAGTGATTTCCCAGATAAGTGACGTAGTTAGTCTGGGCTAACACATCTGCCATGCGAGCCGCGTTGGGCTCGGCCTGAGTCACCCGCAGGTAGATGTTGTACGTGAGAACTTTTTGCAGGGCCTCATGAGCCACCTCACAGGGAACTACTATGGGCAAGAGCAGGGTAAAGTTGTTTGACTGCAAGTCCACGGAGTTGCTCTCTTGGTCAAAAAGTGGAGGCATGACACAGACTTGAATGTTACTGTCCCACTGGAAGAAGGGATGGTACTTGTTCTTTATCTGGTAGGTTCCATTTCTAGAAATTTTAGTCAATACCAGGCTGTCAGTGGTAACTTCTTCTAAGATGGCTAGGGTGCAAGTTGAAAGGTAGTTGCACATGAGCACGTAGTCAGACCCCAGGTCAATACCTAGGGCTGGTTTAAGTCCCACTGTTTGCAAGTTCTGTGACCCATGAGAGTCCCGTAGAGGAACTATACACCCCACCTTCTCTTGAAGCTTGCAGACCTCGTCAGTAAACAGCCTGCTGGTGCAGGAGACCACAATTTTACTATCTACAGCCATTTTTTTTGATTATTAGTGTACAAAATTAGTTTTTAGTAGCTGTCTTCACCCTAAGAGGCGACCTTGTTGCCAATCTTAAATACTCTTTTTACCGGGGCCACTTCTTCAATAAAATAGTGGCCCATGTGCACTGGTGCGTGGGTGTTCTTAAATGACATGTATTCGTCCAAGAGTACACGGTGGGAGGCACTGAGGGTGGGAAAGGCCTCTTGAAGGAATAAGCAAGGTTGCTCTAAGAACACATCCGTGCCATTGATTACCACGTACTGTAGGTCAGTGCAGCTGGTGGCCGCATAGCCAGCGAGCCTCTGGGCATACTCATTAACTAGAGTATAGAAAGACCTGTTGTTCTTCAGCATCTCTTCTTTGTTAAAGAATGGCTTTGAGGGGCTGTAGATTCCAGGGGAAGAGACTTGTCTGTACCTAGAACCATATAGCACATCCCCCAGAGAGCCTTTTTGAGAGGCCCAGGGGTTCACAGTAGACCTGTACTCGTAGGCCGGGTCTGGCAGAGAGTGGTCGTAGAGGAATTGCTCTGCCCTTTCTTGGTTGTTGATATCACTGGACACCACACACGAAGCCCTACCTCTTGGACTGTTTGACTTTTGAAAATAGGCCACATCGGCCGTCACTGGTGTTGGAATCACCTCACAAGTGGCATACTGTCCATGTACCAGCCCTGGCGGGTGAGATATCTGGCCCACCCCGGCAATCAGGGCCCGGGGATTGTGCCTGTTCACAGCATCCTCGACGCCAATTTTTCTAGCCACGTAGTTGTTCACGTCCGCATGGTCATAAATTTCATTGGAAAAGATGGAAAAGAGGTTTTGACAATAAATCCCCATGTCTGTGGTGATGGAGGCCACATGAGCCGGGGTCACTACGCTGCTGTAGCTCAGGCCCGTCTCTATAGTAGCCAGTTCATGGTTTACTTCAAAGCTGACTGCATCTGCTCTAACCTCTCGGCGACTGACGGTGGGCCTGCCCACAAAGACGGACGTAGAGGCCCGGGCACTGAACATGACATTTTCAGCCAAGACTTCGTCGGTGCGCAACACTGTCAGGGCAAACCCGGGATGAATCTTGTGCTTTGCCTGCACTATGAAGGCAATGGGAGAGAGCTTATTGTGCATAACGGTGAATGCACTTAGTGAGGCTGTAGAGGCTTTACAAGAAGTGATGTATTTAGCCATGGGGGCCTTGTGCCACTCGGCATAGTCTGCCATGATTCCAGGTGGGGCGTTGAAGGCCTCAAGAGACCTCTGAGAGAAGTTGTTCATGACATAGTTCTGGATGTGGTTGTCCCAACTCCCTGCTACCAGTGGGTCACAATAAAACCGGTGAAAGGGCACTGGGTAAAACATGTTCTTGGCCACCTGTTTCATCCTTTCTGGGATTCCAAAGCACACAAACCCGTTGACCATGACAGTATGCTCAATAATGGCACCCTGTTCGGGGCCCAGGTTTTGACAGTGATCCCTTCTAGTCTTAACCCTCACCACCTGAGTCATCTGGGGACAGTTCAGGTAGGAAACAATCATCATCCTCAACATATCTGCTGTAGGGTTCACCTCTGAGGCAATGAGGATGTCTCTAAGGGGCCCGTTTTCTAGATGTTCGAGGACAGTGTCATCCCCGTTGAACTGTGGGATATCAAACACGGGTATGTTGTAGCCCAACACTATGGCTATGTTTTCAAAGTCGGCCCCCATACCACACATATGCCCGTTGGTGCACACCGGCAGCATCACATAGTAGTAGATTTTTTCTAAATCCGCTGCATCTGCATCATTGTTGCCATTTGAGACTGTAATGTATTCAAACGTGTCCCAGTTAAAAGTGTTGCGGGTGTGGTACATGGCCGGGGCTACCTGGTTGGCATTTTCAAAATCTGGTAGGGCGTGTACAAAAGCCTGGCTGTTATCATGCTCCTTGGCCCCAATGACAAATCTGGCACCCCTGTTGTCCAACTGGGCAAAGGTGTCCCTGTATGCAAATGGTGGGAGTAGCTGTCTGTCCAGGAGGCCGTTGACATATCCCTGTAGCTCGTTGTTTCCCAGCTGCTCCGCACCACACATGCGCACAATGGCATGCTTAATAGCCACAACTTCTCCCAAAATCTTCCTGTAGAGAGCATACGCGTCCCTGTTGATCAGTCCACCTCCCATGTGTGTGCAGATGTTCTTAACCATGAAAAAGCTGTTGATGAATGCCAGGTTTCCTGAATTATCCCAGTAGGTGTTAATACATAATGAAATGAAGGGTATGTTCATGGTAAATTTCTCTGGCTGTCCGTGTATCATGGCTTCCACTATGTAGCAGATGAATGGATAGGTGGGGTCAAATGCCGTGCTCCTTATCACCTCCAAAGTGGCATCGTCTACCGCATGCTGCAGGCTAGTTGCTGCCTCAAACTGCTTTCCCCTAGAGTCTTGAAACTGATTGGGGGCCAGTGGTTGGGGTATGTTTCCAGAGAAAGTTCTGTGAGTAGCCCTGAAGGCCGCCTCTTCGGCAGCCACCCGCTCTACCACAAAGTCAAAAAGCGGATGCAGTTCCAGCTGCAATAGTTTGTGGTTCGTGGGGTGCAGGAGATCATCTGTTGAGAGGTTACACTTTTGAGCAATAGGTAGCAAGACCACCTCAGTCCTCTTAAGATAGAACCTCCTCACGTGGGCAAACAGGTTCATGTTATCCATGGGCCTGGATCTCAGGCCATCCCGGAAAGCCTCTAGGGCATTGTCTGCTAGGTTTGAGCGCTGGAGCTCCTGCAGGCAGGCGCTGGGGCTGTTGACTCTGGGGTGGCATAGAGTTCGGAGGGCATTCTGGTAGTTGAAACACAGGGGGGTGTTTGTCTTGTTTACAACCCATACTTCTGAGGATAGGCAAGAATCATCTTCCAGTTTCACCGAAGTGGACGTGGTATACTTGGGTCGTGGGATAAAGAGTCCTAGTGGGAAAAAGTACGTGTATTGCATCCTTCTGTTGAGTGGGAATGGTGCCTGGGCTTCATTATACATTTTTTGGATGCTTTCCACAATCACGGGTTGGCTTCCCACCTTCACCACCGAAACTGGAATGGTGGTCTGCGGTAAAGAGCTGTACTCATTATCTGAATCAGCATTTTTGTCTAAGGATCCGGCTTGGCCTACCGGGTCATCCACCAGCTTGTTCTTAAACTGCTCAAAGGATCTCATAGCACGCCCATAGCTGACAGCAGTAACTAAGTTTTCCCCCCTCACCACGTAGGATGCGTAGGCCGCGGGACCTACCACTTCCGTCTTGTATTCCCCCAGTAGGGTGAGGAGCTTGTTGAGGATGGCATCTGTAGTTTCTATTACCCCAGCCACGGGTTCCCCAGAACTGGTAGTATAGGTAGAGGTGCCTTTAAAGACTGTTTCCTTGGAAACAGAATTTATGATGGAGGAGAGCATGCCCAAAATGTACTGCCTGGGAGTGGCTAGCGCCTCCGCCTTGTTGATGAAAAATGAGTGTGTTATCAGGTGGTCCTTGAACATAGAGACCAAATCAGATTTAATGGACTTTTTTAGGCCTCGTTCTGTCAGAGTGGGGTCACTGAGGGACTGTAGTATAAACAGAGGAGGGGCGTGGCGCAGCTTGACGGAGAGCACCGTGTCTATCAGGCCGCGTTCCAGGGCGTCGATGCCAAACTGAAGAGCCGATGTAACGGTTTTTACAGTACCTATGTACTCTAGCATGTCTAGATCTGTTTCAGGCTCCATGTGCATGTTTTCTAAGTCGGCAATGGCTAGCTCTATCTCAGCACTGATGTGGTGCTTGCTGGTACATTTCATCACAATGTACTGCCTCTGCTTGTTGGGGCGCCGTCCATCACTGTGTGCAATAGTTGGGACAGAAACTTTAAACTGTATTTTTCCATCCACCATCCGTTTTAGATCTCTAAACTCTGTGTTGATACAGGATGCAGCCAACCCCGTCTCTAGAAATTTCACAAATTCAATAACATTGGCATACACCCCAAGTAGCACCTCAAAGCGCACACTGTTTTCACGCACATCCTTCCCCACGAGCAGCTGGAAGCTCTTAAACAGTCCCTCGGCGGCACTTTCTTTCACTTGACGCAGTAGGTTCGCCTCTACCGCCGCGTGAGGCAGCGGGCGATTCTCTAGGCGACACACCTCCATAATGAGTGTCTTAGAAGAATGCTGCTATCTGCCTGTGGTGTCAGCCCAACAGCTACCAGAGCCCAGTGATGAGGGCTACCTAGAAGACCAGTTAGAGATCTTTGGTATTCTAGCTTTAAATAAGAAGCTAACGAGGGCAGAGTGCTGTTTGACACAGTTAGACACGCTCATGGCCCCAGAGCTGACATTCTACACATGCCGCGCCGCGCGTCGCCTACTTCTAGGTCTCGTACACGTACCATGCGTCTCAGTGGGTTATATGCCACCTGGTATGTGCCTCCATAAAGGATCATCATTTTCTGGGGCCGGGTTAGTTTTTAATGGCTATCAGTACTACACCACCAACCAACTGACCACAGATACATTCATTCCTGGCATTCGCTCTATGGAGGAAACTGACCCAGTTTTAGACAAGAATTTTACGTGGAGAATCATCTACTTTCCCAAACTCCTCACAACTCGGGTCTCCTGGACCCTCATGTTCCAGATTATCAGTAGATATGTAAACATGTACGAGCTGGATGAATGCGTCTCGCTGTTTTGTAACAGTCTCAACCCCCACCTAAAACAAGTGTGCACTTACAACTACTCTCTGCTCACCTATCATCTAAAAAACCCTAGTTTGCAAAGATGGCCTCATAGCAGCAAGACAGTGGGCAAGACCAGCGAGGAGTTTCTGTTGATCAACTTCCTGCTACACTGGCCATCCAGTACCTGCCTTGCTCAGCTTAGGGCTAAAGTGCTGAAAGGTGTAAAGCAGTTTCCCGGCATCCTTCAATATTTGAGCGCACTGCCAGTTTCAAAGGCCGTCACTGTACAGGGGTTAGAAATTTTAAAGTACATAGAGTGTATTGGGCTACTATTCCCCCAGTGGGCACCAGTTCTGCTTAAACGCACACCTAAAAAATTCACCTGTGTTATTACTGTGGTCAACAACCACACCAACTCTTCTATATGGCTTCAATTTCCTGAGAGTGGAGCCATGTTAAGGACAGCTCTGTGTATGGCAGTGGCGAAACACATATGTAGAGAAAAAGAACTCATCTCGCCAGGCAAGCAACAACTGTCACTGGCCCGTGCTCTGGTGGCCAACTTTGAAAAGATGCAATATGCCCCCAAGGACTTTCCCATTATCCTATACCCCACAGAAATCTACCGTCCAATGCCCGTCGATGACCAGCCGGCCAGTGACATTAAAAACAGCTTTAATGCCCTAACCCATATCAGCATCAATAGTTTTAAAGTGAATGTTTTCAACACCAACATGGTCATCAATACCAACATCACCTGCCTTCAGGCCCCCTGCTGTTACAGCCAAATTGTCAATGTTCCTAAACTAGTCAACAACTTTGTCATCAAAAAGTACTCTGTGAAAGAGCCGGCCTTCACTGTAAGTATTTTTTACTCAGAGGACTTTAACTTAAAGGCAGCAATCAATGTTAACATAAGCGGAGACATAATAAACTTTCTATTGGCAATGAACACCCTAAAGTGCTTTCTGCCAGTGACTGACATCTTCCCCGCCTCCATGGCTAACTGGAACTCTACTTTCGACCTCCATGGCCTAGAGAACCAGCACTTGGTCCGCAGCGGCCGCAGGGATGTCTTCTGGACCACAAACTTCCCTTCTGTAGTTTCAAGCAACGAGGGGTACAACGTGTCTTGGTTTAAAGCTGCCACGGCCACGGTGTCCAAGATTCATGGGAGTGACCTCACAAAGCAAGTTCAGGGGGAAATCAGGCGCCTGATTGGTCACCGCCACGCCAGGATAAGTTTCTGTAAAAACAAACTGTTTGCCACCCTTGAGAGTAGAAACTGTGCTCAAATCCAGGCTGCCCACAAAAGGTTTTTAGAGTGTTTGTACGAGTGTTGCTCATGGTTTCGGGCAAACACAAACGCCCTGACCCAACTGGTACAGTGTGGGGCGTTTGATTTTTCTAAGAGGATCATTGCTCATTCCAAAAGCAGGCACGAGTGTGCTCTGTGTGGGTACAAGGTATGTAACTCCATTCCAAAGGTTATAATCAACCATAAGAAAACCAGGCTAGACGATTGTGGGCGAAATGCCAATTTTTTATCTTACTTACATAGGGGTGCGCCTCACATGATAAATACTAAAGCTAAGCTTTTTAAACATATTTGTAGAAGGGCTAGTCTACGGAGCTACCATTTTGCAGGGTGCGCCAAGGCTAAAGAATGGAGCAAGGCCTTAAGATTAGCACACCAAATGCCAAGCTAGTGAGGGGGGCCGTGCTTTTACCTTCAGACAAGTATGTCTTCCACCTCATCCAGTCTAGAACCCTGTGCATGGCCCTGTCCATGCCAGGAGAGTATTTGCCGGCACCCGTGCTGTTTGACAGGTTTGAAGGCGGGTCCTCTGGAGAGTGCTCTTTACACTCGAGGCAAAATGTATGCCTGTATCTGGTTAGAATCCTGCTATCCAAGCACCCCTACGTGTTAAACAGCCAGCTCCTGGTGGGCTATCAGCATCGCCAAGAGGCTGTTGTGCTTTACAAGCAACTGCTAGTAAAAACTAAGGACTTTGGAATAAGTGAGATAAAGCTCCCATGTAGTATAGTGGTAGGCCCCAACCCCATGTCAGCAGAAGGGACTGTTCAGGCTGAAAGAGAACTACCCTCCTGCGAGCTAGTCATAACTAGTGAGTTTAAGACTGTCTGGATCAATGAGTCTGCAAACCAAGAGAAAGAATTCAGCCCACACGATGCCATCTCCATCCCCTTGGCTCCAGGGACCCCATCCAAGCCCATCATAAAACAGCCACCTTTTTTACCAATCTCTAAAGAGACTGCCATACTTCATGCCCAGTTATTCTATGCTGCCGGTGCGGGGTTTCCACCAATCCACAACTGTCCAGCCAGCGCCTTTACTACACTGGCCGTCATGTGCAAGTCCCACAACAGCATAAACTTAGTGCCTGAGCTTGAAATTAAGCCTAGGCAGCTGCTGCTCTTAAAACACGTCCTCCTGACTCGCATGGGATTGGAAAACTGTCTGCAAGATTTTATCCAGGCCTATGCAGAGCGCCTGCCACCCCTGGCTGACGAGCAGGTGAAATATTTTGAGAAGGTGTTAGGCACCGCCAAAGACCGTGCAGAAGACATCATTTTTATTTTAAACTCCGTAGGGGCCACCTCTTTCACCAACAGAATCTGCTCGTCCAACACAGATCCCATGCTCACAAAGGCCATGCAGAAATACTTTCTCATGTTTCCACCCGCCGACCCAATAAACGCCCTGCCTTTTGCTGTAGACATCATAAGTATAATTTGTCAAGGAGCAAACTTCAACACCGTGGTACTGTTTGTGCAGAGATACATCAAGATACAAGAAAGAGCTGCAAAGACAAACCAGATTAAAATGTTTGCTTTATTGTCTATTTGAATGTCATGTACATAACTATTTTATATACAATAAAGACCCCAGCCAATGCTGCTATGGTAAACAATAAAATAATTATTATATTCATTGCTCTGTTCGCATACAGTCCTCTTATTTCAAAAAGAGTGCCATTGTTCATGAGGAGCAGGTAGTGGGTGTGCATGTTGTTAAAATCAAAAAAGATGGAGTAATCTGAAAACAGATCTTGTTGTACTTTATAGTTTGAGATGTACACCATAGTCTGCAACCCGTCATACTCATCATAGCTGATAACCACGGAGTCACACAGCTGGCACTTAATTCTGGGGTGGGTCATGTTGTAAACTACTGGTATCTTTAAAATCTCTTTACTGGCAGTTAGGTTATAGCATTCGCTGTTGCTCACAACTGTAATCACCATGCTGGATTTTAAGAAGGTCTCAGCCACATCATATGTGGTCCCTGGTGCAGCTACCCCCTGGGAGATGACGTAGGAAACGTTGGTAAAGGGAACTATCATTTTCACAAAGGACGCGTTGTAGATGCAGGGTTTGATGGATAGTGAGTCTATGGTCCACGTGCTAGACTTGGCTGTTAACAGTGAGTACATGGCACTCACCCCATTGGAGAGTTGGGTCTGGGTAAGTTTCACGTCTTGACTGCCCTCTATATTGAGCTTTTCCAGTGTGTAGTCAAAACGAAGGCTCATGAAGCAGGGGCTGAAGCTGTGATGTGCACTATGTGTGGATTCTTCTCCCCAGTACTCGATTCCCCAGGCTAGTTCTGTGGCACTGCACATTGAGGTTGTGTAGCAGTAGATGAGGGACACATACTTGTTCTTCATTGTAGTGCTCAGGTGCTTTCTCCCTCGCAGGGCATTGTACACATAAAACAGAGTCTCCCGGTCCTCAGGAGTCAGGGTGAAATTTACTACATATCTTCCATAAATGTCCATTAAAATTAGAGTGATTCCATGCAGTCCCTTGTTCTGAGGGTCTAGATTTCCATCCACAAAGTACAGTGTCTGCAAAAACCAATTTGTGGGTACACTCAGCCCCTGGTTGGGTTCAAAGGGCATGGATCCCAGGATTGCAGCAGAAAGCCTGTTAATGCCATCAGAATCAAAGCCTCTGGTATACTGGCTCGTGAAGCACCTGTGGACCATGTCAAAGCATACATTGGCCTCGTAGAGCTTTGGTAGGATGCACTGCAGGGAGATCTGCCGCTCATTCTTTGAAACAAATTCTGTACCCATTTTGTAATACAGCGACAGCACAGCCAGATAGGTGGTTAAAAAGTGTGAGTTAAAATGCACTGAGCGACACCTACCCTTCCTAGCAAAGTCAACCACTGAGGTCTGTAAAATCTGTGCCAATTCTCCCACAGTGTGGGATGTGATCAAACTAAAGACATCTGTCCAGTTTTGGGGGAATAAATTTTTAGAAAAATACTCATAATCTTTTTGGCTGGTCAAAAGCAAAAGTTCTTCAGCATCACTATTCACTAGAGAAATGTCATACTTTGTGATACTCCCCCTCATAGAAGGAAGTAATTTCTTGTTTCCAAACACAATGGTTGCTTCATGTGTCACTGTTGAAGAAATTTTGCGGACCACCACCAGAGAAACATAGTTTGTGGTAGCCATGCCAGCTAACTGGTAAGCCCCGTCCGCCAAGGAGAGGGAAGAGTAGACCACGTGTTTGCGAACAGGATAGAAGGCATTTTCCACGGGAAACACATTCATCACATAAAAAAAAAGCTGTTGTCCAAGCTGATGATTAGAAATCCCCAAGTCACCATCATATTTCCCATTAATTGTTTGTGAAGTGATGCTTTTATAAAAACTAACTTCAGTGCTTTTATTCACTTCTTTACAAGTTGACAACTTCCCCCTAGTATTAACTCTTATCGATTGATCAGTAAACCTGTACACGTCCTTATATCTGTTATAAGTAGTTTCCAGAGACTCAAACACATGAGACGCATTCCACAGAGCTTCTATAATCTCCTGGCGAACATACTGGCGAATCTCCGTCATGTCTATAGTTACACTGTGAAAAGTCCCATCTAAGGTCACTATTAGCTCAGAAGAGGAGGCTGGTACGATGAGGGGGGCGGATGTTACTCCCCGGCGAGGTGTTGTTGTGGCTGGACGAGGAGGTGCTGGTGTAGTTATTGCTTGTGCTCCCGTAACACAGAGTAAAATTAAAAACAGCATAGTGGAAAACACTTGTGAGGATGAAAAGCTAATCGAGCGAAGCGTGTGTGTTGTGGGCGGTATCTGCTAGCGCTTTTATGGCTGTAAAGTCCATGACTCTTGTTTTAATATCTCCGTTTTTCATTACCTGCATGTAAAACTCCCCCCACGCCCCAGGCACGTCGTGCCTGAAAGCGCTTAGGTCAATGACAACGAACTTAAGAGTCGATAGCTGACTGAAGAAGTTGTAGCACACATTTTGGACCGTGTAGTCATTAGAAAATTGGCTTATGATGTCACTGAGAGTTACCAACATACTATTGTTCCAAATTCTAGAGGCTGTTGTATGACACACGCCCTCTGTTGCACAAGCCTCGTCCAGACTAGAGAGCCCCATGCAAATTTGCATGGTGGTTTGGATGGAAAAGTATTGCAGAAACAGCCAAGCACAGTAAGCTGCATTGAAGGAGCCCTTAATTTCTTTAATGTAGTCTCTATCAATATGCCTTTCACACACCCGGCCTCTCTTTTTTAATCTAGTGAAATTCTCTTCCACATTCACAGACATGAGTGCTATCACTTCCCCAGGATGGGCCTCAAACATGCCCAGTAGATTAAAAAAGTCACTAAAAGATAGCATGCCCCTCCTCATCAAAACTAGGGGGAAGACAACCAGAGCAGAGAGTTGATGTCTGTCCACGATGACCCACTTATCCAACGGGCCCACGGGCTGCATTTCAGAGTCCTTCTTAACAGATCTCTGTAAAAACAGACTTTGGGTTTTTAGAGGGGTGGCAAACTTTAACTGGCAGGACACCAGCTCGGCAGTGGTAGAAGTTTTCCCGGGTTTACACTCTTTGTTGATTTTAACTATCTGTGATAAGACATTAGTGTAAACCTCTGTCCAAAACCGCATGGGCTCTGGTATAGTGAGGGCCTCGTCATCTGATAGCGTCTGGCGGGCAAAATTTAAAAGGGTAGTCTTTCCTGCCGCCATACACCCCTCAAAAAACACTGTACAGGCTTTGACATAGTGAGGCTCTCCTAAGTCTTGAAAAATGGGGGTGAAACCTGGTTGGCACGTAGGGGTCTGTCTCCTAGCTCTCCTTCCACTGTCAGAAGCGGTAAAGGGGTTTAGTAAGCTACTACTTAGGCCCTTAAATTTTGCAGGCTTGAACTTAAGCTTTCTGGGAGATTTCCTTATAGCCCCTTGAGCCACCGCCCCACTGAGTTGCCTGGGGTGCCTTTCATCCGAGGGATTTGAAGCCAGAGGTGGTATTTCCTCATACATTTCCTCTTCTGACAGGTTAGCATGTGAAGTAGGGTTTTCCCCACTACTACCTAAGATAGTAAAGTCAGAACAGCTAGACCGCAAACCACTAGCAGTATTAGAGCTGGATAAGCGGGGGGGCTCTAAGAAGCTAAAGGCCCCGGGTTGAGAGGTGAAGCTTTCCAGAGGCTCCCAATCAAAGCCTTCGTCAGAAGACGGGTTGTCTGCATCTTGTCTGGGTCGCACCAACCCCCGTGGGGTTTTAGGCCGGGTTGACCCCCTTGAACCTCTGCCCGTCTCGCGACCGAGAGGGAGAGGTTCTTCGTCCTCACTGGTATCGCTGGACACGGCCGGTTGGGTTAAAAAATCAATATTTTCATAAAGGCTATCTTCTTCCCAAGCTTTGGGCACATCGTAGTTCTGCCTGCGTGGGGTGTTGTAGTTATTGTGAGAGTTAGAAGCCATGTTTCCGCTGCTCGGGCAATCGGCGTGTGCTGCCCTCAATAGCCTACCTGCAAAAAGAAAGAAGGCGGGGTTACAGGCACACCGCAAGGTCTACAAACAGCTCTTACAGTACCACAGCTTCACAAAGATTAACAAGTTCTTGGAGCTAAAGCACCCGGACCCCAAAAAGGTTAAATATAGGTTGTTTTTTGAGGTGTCCCTCGGCCCCAGGATAGTAGATGTTATAGTGCTCACGAGCTATGAGACAGAGCGGGTGTGTTACGTGGTGGAGCTCAAAACCTGTCTAGGGAGTGAGTTTAACTTTACTTCAGTGCGGGCAGCCCAGCGCACCCAGGGACTCTGTCAGCTTTACGACTCCACCAAATACCTGAGCAACAACGCCCCACTTGGGGGCGAGCGGTGGGAAGTGCGGGCCCACCTGTTATTTAAGAGCCAGTCTGCCATGAAAACCCTCTACGTGGAGCACCCCGGCTTTCAGTTTAACCAGTTACAGTGCACCACAGGGGCGCTGAGCGTCTTCCTAAAATCTCGGGAAGATGTGGCCTGTAGGCAGCTCCTATACCAGGGCCTGCAGTGTGCAGCGCTGGCCAAAAAGATGCGTGTACTGGGCACCAAGTCCACAAAACGTGCTAGAGATAAACCCACACAGGTTTCAAGAGTCCCGGCGCAGCGCAGCCCTGTACAGAAAGCACGTGGTAGAAAGCAAGCTGAATCTCATAAAAAAGGAGCTTCTAAAGGCAGAGCTGGATAACGTAGTGCAGACTAACCTAGCCAACTCCCAGGCTATCACCGACTATCTCACCACCCTAGAGGATCTAGCTAACATTTTAGTGGACAGGGCCCAACAACCAGCTAGCTCCAACCAGGGTGGCGCAAGACCACAGACCGACCCGCATGTACCCCAACCTGCCCCAGCCATCCCCTCAGCACCCCCAAAAGAAAACACCACGACAGTTGTGATCGCCCCTGGGGATTCCGGATATACCTTTTCTACTAATTTTTTACGTGAGTTCTTATCCGGCCTCTATGCCACCTCAGCCTCATGGCTTCCTTCCTACGGGCCCTGGTTCACCGCCATGACCGCAAATGCCATGCAGCGCCGAGTTTTTCCCAAAGAGCTCAAGGGGACCGCAAACCTAAAAAACTCTACTTCCTTAAAACTCATCACAGAGGTGCTCACCACGGTGGCATCCATCAACGTGGACTTTTACACTGACCTGCGCAACTTGTCAGACTTTAACGCAGCCCTATGCATCCTAAACGCCTACTACTGTAAAACTCAGGGGCACCCACTGCCCGCCTCTCGAGAAGAACTCCTAGACAACCTGGGCCCCAAAATCGCGGCACTCGTGGCTGACATTAAGGGGTTAGGCTCAGACAGCAACATCACTTTTACCTTCACCTTTTCCAGCGGTCAGCAGGCGGCTACCATAGCTCCAGTTAACGGGGACGGTAGATACAATAAGGACTTTTTTTCTAACCACAAGATCTTTCGCCTCCTGGTAGCCAAGGAGGTAGTGTTGCTGCCCAATTTTACAAACGTCCCCGGTGCCACAGATGGTCCAGATTATATATATGCTTTGACTTCTGCCCTGTTTAGTGACAACATCCCGCCTTTTGGCAACTACCAGCTAAACCTTCGCTCCGGTATCAAAGGTGTAGAGTACTTGATTTTAGTCTACCTTACCTTGGCTAACGCCCAGCTGTCGAAACCCGACGGCAGGCGACTGCACTTGAAGGCACTGTTGGGTGCAGCCTTTGAGCACAGCTCTAAGGTGCAACTCTTTAAAAGGGACGAGGTGTTTACATTCCTCATGAAAGAATACGTGTTGCCAATTCTATCTCACAATAACAATATCAGCACAACAGAGCTATTTCCTGGAATGGCCCTGGCCGCCCTAGAAGTGGGAAACCAGATTAACTTTGATCCCAACAAACACTTTGTAAACCTAGCAGGCACTAAGTTCACAAAAATTTTTAATGTCCTCAACCAAAAGCTCATGTTCAAAGACGTCAGGGAGCTGCTGGTTGCCAAATCTGAACTCAGGGTTGCACTTGAGAATGGACTGGCGGCCACACTGAACAGCATTGCACCAGTAAACGCCGTGGTGGAGGTCATACAGAAACAGTTTGGGGGCGGGGACGACTATGACAGACTTTACTTTTTGGTGTTGGGCTGCTTACCCGTCACGGTTGCTGTTGTGTAGCACCACGTTGTTGTTGAAAATAAAAAGGTAATCTAACCACGCGTGCCATTGCCTCTCTCGCGAACCCTCGCCCCCGTGGCCGGCAACGGCCATCAGGTCCGAGCAGATAGCCTCTAGGATCCCACAGTACCCATTTTGGGTGCTGAGTTCAAACACTGAAAAATTGATCCGCAGGGCCCCCACGATAATCAGGTAGAGCACGTAGATCTTGGTGACAAATGTTCTCACCCAGGGCTCTACTTCGGGCCTGCCCCAAAAAAGCAGGCAGAAAGCCGCCACCATCAGCAACCTGCAGGAGAACACACTGCCCAGGTTGAATAAAAAATTCCCATCCAGTAGATTCTGGGGGTGCACCTTCACATGTTGGCACAGGCCCAGCCTACGCAGCACATACCCCGCCAGCCCTTTTAACAGCTGGGGGTTTTTGTTCAGGTGCAGCCACAGCTGCGAGCGCCCGGCCTCTGAGAGGAGCATGTCCTCTTTCACTCCCAGGGCGACACAGCCATCAAAGAGGATTTTCCAAAACTCCACAGGCACCTTTCGCTCTAAAATCACAGCATCTGTGACGCCACAGTTGGCCACGGCCTCCCTGAGCAGGAACACGTTTAGCCCCAGCTCATACATCTTACTGACGACCAGGTGGCTGAACCTCAGCTCCTCGGGCGTCAGTGTATTTAAAGTTTTGCCCCCGAGCAACTTAAACAACAGAGCTCTAACTCCGGGGCTGAAGCCAGGTCCGGCAGACACATAGCGCCCCAAGATGTCCAGGGACTCGCTGTTTGTGGCCGGGTTTGTAGACATCTCCACCTGTCCAAAAGAAGATCCCAGTCTTAACCTAGACGCTCAGACATGGAGCCGCTATCTACCCCTCAGCACTTCTATTCCTCTAACAGTGGAACACTTTAGCGAAGCCCAGGTCGGCTGGGTCACTGGACTATTTTCTGTAGCCCAGGGCCTCTTCTGCACAGCGGTGATCACCGCCGGGGAATTTTTAGAACTTTTAGACAGTCTGTATCTGGAGTGCACCGTGGCCCAACACTCCCCAAAGGCAGATCTGCCCAGAAACCCCCGCGCCGAAGTCCTGCACTCCTGGCTCCCTGAGCTCTCTCTATCCTCAGTGCACCCCGACCTGCTAGGCACAAAAGATGAACCCGGCCAGGTGTTTCACCACATATCCCTGTGTGCCTTGGGAAGGCGGCGAGGCACTGTGGCAGTGTACGGAGACAGCCTCGCCTGGGTCCTCTCTCGCTTCCAGTCCCTGAGCCGGGACGACGTGGCTATGATAGCTACTAATGCCCTGACTCCACCGTCACAGGCCCCAGAGTTTACTGTTAAGCTGGGGTTACTGTTTGCCAAGGCTATAGATGCGGGGTTCATCAGCAATAGGATCTCTACCCTGAAGCTAGACCGCCAGGCAGCGGGTATCTCACCGGCCACATATTTAAAGGCGAGCGCCGTCCCACAGAAACTTGAGACGGCGGCGCCCTTAAATCAGCCGGAGGGAGCTGATACTCTTATTGATTCTACAATGTCAGGCCCTGGAGCACCCCCCGCCCCCCAGGACGATCTCATACCGGTTCCCCGGTCTGCTTTTTTAAACATGCTAGAGTCTACTGTGTCCCGCACCCACCCAGCAAACGGGGATGCCCCCGCACTGTTGCCGTTTGGAAGATATAACATGGTACAGGTTCCCAAGGGCCTGACACCGTATGTCCGCCCGGTTGGGTTTATAGAACCGTCTGACCAGGATGACTACCGGTATCCCAGCTATACTGGCCCGCGGCCTTATGACTACTTTGCTCCTAGACAGCTGTGCCGCAACTGTTGCACCTCCCGACCCAGAAAAAGGGCGAGAGAGGACCCAGAAGATGAGGTGTCTTTTCCAGGGGAAGAATCTACAGTGTTTAGAAAAGACTTAACTGATCTCTCAAAAAGCCTAGCTGAGCTCCAGAGCGAAATTCGTGAGCTAAAGCAGATGCAGAATACTCCACGGCCATACCCCCGGCCAGAGCACCACTATCCAGCTTTTGATCCACTCATGTACGGACTACGGCCACTGCCCAACCCAGATAAATTTCCCAAGGAATTTATCTGCTCAGATTATTTTACTAAAGATGAGTCAGCCAGCAAAAAACCAGAAGTAGTGCACATTCCCAATCCAGAGCAACACGTACCTGCGTGCGCTGCACAGCCGGAGGTTAAGCTAGTGGAAGAAAAGGACGTGGCACCCAAGCAACCTAGGGTGGTCAATGCCAGCTTTCAGCCCAAGGCAGAGACTTCCAAGGCTGCTACACTCCAGAAGCTGTTTTGTGATGAGATGTTAAGCAAGCAGTAGTGGCTGCTTTTATAGTGTGAAAAATAAAGTTGCCATTTTTATTTGAACTGTTTTGTGTGCAATGTGTTGTTTTGGTTGTAAAAGCACCCTTAAAGTTAAGCCTCCCTCATCACCCAAAACACAACAGAGTCAAAAAGTAAGTTTTAAAGGCTTTATTTAAAAATTAAAAGGAGTTGGGGTTGCAAGGGGTGGGTTGGGGGAATTTTGCATGCTTTTCACAGTGTTGTGCTTGTGCAGTCACTGGTTCACACCACCTGTGGAGATAAAATAGGGGGGTAGTTACTGCTTTTTAAAAAGGCCTATCTTGGTATTCAACAAGCTACAATACACAATTATGAAATACTAACAGTGTTGAAAACAGAAAACAACTTTTTATCAGCAAAAAGGAACTAGGGAGGGGAACTTATACTGATCTAAAAAGTAATTGAGTACAATTCAATAGACACCCAGCTGAGCATTGTTACAAGTATATGAGCTAGAAAAACTAGTAGCCAGTAAACATTAAAGTAAACCTTACACGATATAGGACATTTTTTATATGTTTGGTGAATGTTTCCTGAAAAGGCAATCCCTTGCTGTAGCTAGTAATTTTTTTTAAACACTTTAAACTGCCCCGTCAGCTTAATTTAAGTTAGTGAAAAGATAAAACAATTTCCCAACTCAAACCTTGTTAAAATATAGCATACTTAGCCCCTTAATTTTGGTGTATGTGAACAGATAAGACCCTTTTTCCCAACTGCTAGTTGTGACCTTTTTGTGAGAATGCATGCTGGAAAGATAATAAACTTTTTTTGAGACCCCAACACTACACTTTGTAAGCTTAAAACATTCTTTTACAAAACAGCGGTATACTAGAAACACAACAAGCTTTTTTGAAGCCCTAATTTAAAATCTGTAAGCTTAAAACATCTACAAAACATATACTAGAAAAACAATCTTTTTTGAAGCCCTGATTTAATTTTGTAAGCTTAAAACTTTACATGAATATAAATTTTAAAGTTTCTGTTTAAAAATAATAAACTTTTTAAAAATATACAGGAAAACTCATCCCTCTTAAAACATAGCTTTGTGATTTACTACAACATTCAATTTTTTTAAGTGTACACACAACTTTTGTTTGCTACTTTGTAAAATTTGAGAAAGAGCAGTATTTTAAGCAAAGACGAACACCTTTTTTTTACTATGGCTATAAAAATAAAGCAGGTTTTAAATTTTTAAGTTTACTAAAACTTTTAACTGCAGTTTAAAATGTTAACATTAAAGATAAAATTAAAATGTTGAGCAATATTTTACAGAAGCAGGTTTTATAAATTTTTTTAAAAAAGCAGTAAGCCCCCAAAACCTACCTTAAACACAGCAGGTGATGAGGCGGTGACTTGTTACTTTTTTAAACATGCTACATTGTAGCTGGGGCAGGGAGTGTTGCTCAGCAGCTCACTAGCTGCTGCGAGCGCCACTCACCACCCTAGCTACTGACTGCTGTGCTGCCCCTTTTATAGCCCTTTAAGGGGCGGAGTTTATGTAAAAGGTCACTTATAATGTTCATAGCCTAAAATAACTGCTCTGAATTACTAAGCTTCTGTGGGAGGAGATAGCTTACTCACAGGCCTTACCAGTTGTTTCTCTATTACATAAGTTCCTTATTAATGTCAGCTTGTATAGTATAACTGATAGGGGAAGAACTGAGCTTCTATCAGGTTTTCAAGGAGAATAAATTTGTTCTTAGAAAATGAGGTAATAATAGGGGAATAACTGTATGGGGATTACCTAATAGAAGATCAGGTTAACTAGTCAGATAGGGAAGACCTGTACTTCCTTTTTCAATATAATAAACAATATATAATATATATAAGGAGGGTAGAAGGCGTGGCTAAAATACAGCTCCTCCATTGGCCAAAATTTTCACATGATACATTTGCTCCAATAAGAGCGCCAGGAATTTCATTTCAGCCAACCAGCGGATGGGCGGATTCCATTGAGTTTTTTAGAGCTTGTGATTGGAGGGCTGATACATCAACCCTCCAGTAAAAACAGAAGGGGCATAACAGGCAGCCACGGCAACCAATCCACAGGCAGTGTGTCGTCCTGCCTTCATCTAAAAAAAATTTCTTTTCCTCAAGTTTTCCCGCCAGTTGAAAAAATGTTAGGACCACTACCCTCTCTTTTTAGAAGTTGTTGGTTGTTATCCAAGTTTATTTTTTTTACTGGTCATTTTTAAGGGACTGCAAACTATAATTTTCTAAGAGTTAGGTCTTGGCGTTATCTACTAGCCCATTTTAAGTGCCCGTGAACTCCTGACCCTGCTGTGTTTTGCCCTTTTAGTTGTTTCATGCCCGATTTATGTGTCTATGCACTTTTGACCTAGTTTCTCTCTTCCCCTTCTAGCTGTCATGTGCCTAATTTATGTGCTCATGTACGTGTTGTTTGGTCCTTTTTATTTGTCCATGCCCAATTTATGTGTTCATAAACTCTTGAGCTCGGGGTGTTTCCTTTTGATTAACACCCCTCTAGTTTGTTTTGTCATTTTTGTTGCTACATGCCCGACGGGCCCCTAAACTTAGGGTTTTTATTTAAGTTGCTCTATGTCCTGTTTATAACAACGCCACCCCTGAAACTTAGCAAGTTACGCCCTTTAATTTTATGCAAGCTTATGCAGTGTAATTTTCCACACCTGTTACCTGGCGTTAGTGGTTTCCTTGCCTGCAGCGTGAGAAAATGTGCAGGCATGCAGCCTGAGTAGAGCCGTTACTGTGGCCTGTGCTTATCTCTTAGTTAGGTTTTTGGGGTCCTCTGTCTAACTGCCAGAGAGTCTGTTTGGCTTTTTTTTGTAGGGTGGGAAAATGTGAAAGCGTGCGAACTGAGGGAAAAGTGGTTGGTTAAGGTGGCTTTTTGAAAGTTTTCCTGCCCCCTGCCCCCACAGTGCCTCTGTTAAACCCTTGCAGTGTTTCATGGGTCCTGCTTTGTGGTTTCCTAGAAGCTTTTCGCACCTTAGGCTTTCCAGAGGTTCAATTTTCCTGACTGCAGTTAAGTGCTCTATTTTGTGGTTTGGTGAGCAATGGTTCGTGACTGCATTTTAAGTGCTCTATTTTGTGGTTTGGCTAGCTACCCACGGACTTCCTGCGCGCCTATCTGGTTTTTCTTGGCACAGGATATCCTTAAGATTAGGGCTGGAGTTGGAGGGCGCCTAAAATCTGCAAAAACGGAGGGCTCAGTGGGAGTACATGCATAAACAACTCGGGAGAGAGGGGCAAAAAACACAGAGTAAGCTCTTTCCGTCAACCATGCGTTTTTTTGACTCAGTAGCTCAATCGAGAAAGGCACTCCTCACCGGTTGTAATATATTTTTCCTGTGGGTCTAGTGTCCTTCCGAGAGCTCCTGAGTTCATATTCATCAGCATGGTTCCCCAGAGCGAGGCCGAGCCTCTTCCCTCACAGTGTTGTTGCTTGTTCCTCGGACAGATAGTTCGCGGATGCGGGGTTAGAGAGGACGTAATCTGCAAACTTCTGTCCCCGAACACGCAGCCAGGACTCCGTGGAGCTACGTAGACTCTCCCGCAATATCACTATGTAGTCTGTAGACAGACAGTGAGCGGGTGCGGGAGTTTAAGGAGCGCAATCCACTCCCTGTCTGTCACTAGACACGTAAAAGGACTCCGGACCAAATAGAGGTTTTTGGTATTTTACAGCCCATCTTTTTTTGCAGTGCTTCCTAATCAGACGGCTTGTGCATAAGCTTTTTATTAATTTTAAGCTTATGCACGGCTACCTGGTAGGGACTTGCAAAATCTTCGCCTGCTAAAAGGATAGAAGAGAAGGTTGGGGGCTTCACAAGACTGCTACAGTTCTGCACCCAAACCTGTGGGATATGTGTTAAAGCAGGCTATCTCTCACCTGCATTTGGAAGGCAATGCAAGTGCAAGTGGCCTGCCTCAACACAAAACTCACATACTCTCCAAGGGCTCCAAGTTGTTTTGAGTGGGCCTGCTCATTCACGGTGCAGTAACTGATATAGAAGTAATAAATGTCTTCTATAACGGAACACCTGCATCGGCATGCGCACTGCCCATGGATCACCTACATACTCTATGAAACTTGAGGCATACAGGGCATGCTCATGCGCGGTACTGGGGTTGTTAAAGAGTATTGTGCAAAAGATATATCGTTAACATCCCCAATATCGGTGTGCGTATAGGCCATAAATCTACCATAGAACTGATCAAGTTTAACTCTAGAAAATGTTAATTTACAGGACACTTGTAGCTTTGCCAGCTACTCCTCGGATGGGATCGGCAAACTCATATTAGTTACATTGACTGGTAATAATGTAATTGTATTGTTACCAGTTTTTGTACCAGTACGAGTCAATGCCTTTACTCAGCTAGCTACAGCTCTCCTCAGGCCCGGATGAACGTAAAACAAACTAAGGTGGTGCCCATTTCAAGTACACTACGTATCACGCGGTGATTATTTGACATACTGCAGTGTTGCTTAGTGTGCTTAGATGAGCCACACCCCACATCTTACAAGTATAAACTGCTAGAGCGAGTTAGCTGTCACTCATATCCAGTACACAAGCTTCCCCCGTAGTTTATGTATAAACACTACGGGTGCGAGTGTACTGGCATGAGTGACAGTGTGTAAGCGCCCACTAGAGTGATCCTGATCTTAGTATTGAAGGGGGGAGGGGGGTGTTTGGCGCACGCATGTTGAGCACCATCAGTAGTTATGTGTTGGTGTTAGGAATACAATAACTGCTGACAGTGCAAGTATGCGTGAAAAGCCTTTCTCACCAGGGGTAGACAATTTTACACTGTGTTTTATGAAAAATGTTTGTAAATGTATGTGTAATACAAAATTTAATGTGGTAAAACTCACACAATTAACTGAGGGGTTGCTGCTCCACACTAATGGTTGCCTGTGCTATATTTTTGTTTAAGTAGGAAAATTGGCGCAGTTAACTATTGCTTGGGGTTTGCAATATCTACATGTTTTGTGATCTTTTTCATTGTTGCCTTTAGGAATAAGTATATATTCAATAAAAGTTACTTATCTGGGAATTGTTGGGCTGTAGGTGTTATAAATATGTAGAAACCTACCTGTACTCCGGGCTAGTGGTCAGGCGAGTCTTATTTTCAGTAAAATTAAAGATACGACGCGTCTGACTACTCCACGGAGCGGGTAACTTATTCATAGTTTTAGCTTGTTTGTGTGCAAAGGTTTTAACATTATAGGGTAAAATTTTTGTAAAAGTTATTAGAACTGTTAGGAGGTCAGGGGTAATGGTTTCCATTAAAGTCTATTGCTTGTTCTGCGTACCAGTAGTTGGAAGTACCCTATTTTAAATTAATGTTAAAAAAATAAGGTGCAGCCGACTCTTATACGAAGCTAGCAATGTCTTCATGTATAAGGTTAACCTTTAGAGTTTAGATAGTCAAATAATGTGATTGTGGGGTATGCATGTTTCACTAGTAGGCTAAATGGGGGTGACTGCTCTAAAAATTAGTGCTGGGCTTCTGGGAAAGGTGTGTTTTAGGTATGATAGCTTAAGGTGCTCTCTGTAGTGTTGTATAAACTGAGATTGTATCTTAAGCTATCCTACGTGGAGCTCACCTGAGTAAGAAGATGCAGACATCAGTTGACATCACTATGTTCTGTGTAAGATAGATTGGGTTAGGATCTGTGTGTGGTAAAACGGAGATCCTTGCTCAATCTGTCTTGTGCAGAATTTGGTCTCCTGTTATTGAAAAGTCCAGTGGTGGGTAAGTATCATAAATTGGCCACGTGCAGATTTTGTTGTGTCAGTTACAGCAGGAATTGTTAATTAAAAAAAAACATTCCGGGCTTTAACTGACAAGCATAAGATCTGCTGGACTGTTGGTTTTCAGCAAAGGAGGTCCTTGGTCCTGATATCTTGTTGTATGTGATGATCCTAATGGAGGACTTTTTTTCAAATAAAGGTGCTACATTAAGATCATGACATATAGCTTGCATCGACATCACCCTACCCCCAAGAAGATTAATGACGACAAAAAAACTGTCTTGAGGATGACATGGTCTTCTGTTAAAGTCTTATCAACAGTTGATGGTAAAGAGCTAGTTGTGTGAAGATAGTTTGGGGGAGGCCTTTGTTTTACATATAATGGCTCAGCCAAACTATCACGCATAAAACTAGTGCTGGTACAACTTGCTTGGGAAAACCAGAGTACAGGTAGAGCAATAGTGTTAATGCAGGTGTGTTTTTTGCTGTGTGTCTAAGGACACCTAAAAGTAAGTGCGAGTAAGTACTGATGGCTTGTCTTGTGTCACGATAGTTTAGAAAAAATCTGTATACTGAACTGATTTTTACTATGCTATCAGATGAGAGACTTGCAACTTCTTCATTACCCGCACTACTTGTACATAGATAAGCTTTTTTAAGTTATCTTTGCTTGGTTTGCTCATCTCGTGCTAAGAGCTCTTGGCGAAGGCTCTGTGTACTAAAAAGATCTTTGCCAAGTACTCTGGTAGGAGACTGGCATTTATGGCTGGTTTTTTATCTCATAGTAAGGTAGCTTGTGTGTTGTGTCTGTGGACATAAAGAAGAATAGACACAGCCCGACAAGCTATTTTAAAATGAGTGTCAACAAAGGTTTTACTACATATATGTTGGTATATGATGATAGGAGTAGGTTGCTTGGTTCGTGTTAGGCTAGTCTGGACAAAACACTGTTTTACATTAAAAAAGGACTGTTTTGTACAGGCTACCTAGCAAGAGACATGCACGGGCGTCTTTTACATAGACTGACTGTTGGTTTAATGTTGGTATAGCATGAGCATAACTGTTATGTTCAAAGGGAACAGTTTTGACCATGCTAGCCAGCAAGAGACCTCAAAATATCCATTTTCAATGTGTAAACCAGTTTATGTGTTTGACTAAGATGGGTTTCAACATCAGAGTAGGGGTAAAAGTGAGCTATTAACTAATGGTTCTTTGAGCAGTGAGCTTGTGGCAACAGGTGCAAAAATTGCTAGTTGCTTGTTGGAAAAGCTATGTTTCAAATACGTTTGTAATTAAATAATGTATTTGAAAATAGCTTTTCCGCAAGAGACTTGCCAAGTGTGGGCACGTGTTTAAAAAACATAATATATATTAGGTACCTCAAGCTGGATGTGACCATGTTGCGTCTATTATGTTGGCACCTGGGTTATTACATGTATATAAGTGATTCCATGTAATAGCACTGTGTGCTACATGAAATTCGCACACTTGCTTCTAGAGAGGTATGTTTGCGTGCTCATGTAAAGTGCACCCCTGGTTGTTTGTGTATATAGAGGAACCTAAAACCTCGGGTGCACTTATATGCGTGCTGCAAGTAGGCAACATGCTTAGCTCACTGGCTATTACATTTTGCGGGGTTGTGGGAAGCAGACGTTGTTCCACCTCCTCTGCTTCGCCATCTCCGTACAATGTGGTAAGTAAACACATTAGCAAACTTTTTTTAAATAAACTTTTTTATTTTGGAAGTTAGCTTTCACAGAGTTTTAAAAGATTCAGTCCCACATACAAACATTCCCCCAACAAGTGTCTAAGCAGTAGGAATTTATACTCGTTCAGACAAACAGGTTTTACATAGCTTGGGTAGTTTTGCAGCATTTACCCAAAACCCACCAGGTAGCTTTATGCATGTAGACAACTTCTTGAGATTCTTATCTGAGAGTATACGAGAAAAAAAATGTCTTTCAGCGAGCAAAAAGTGAGCATTGGCAATATGGGTTCCAGGGGCGAGCGTGCGGGGAAACAGGGATTTGTTAGAGACCATAATCTTAGCTGTACACTCTGAGGCCCACTCGCACACATCAGTCTCAAATTCTGTATCATCTGTCTCTACACTGACAATGATGGCAGTGATACGTAGACCCTTTGCAACATAATATCTGTTACAGTACTCCACTATTGTGCTACATGACCCTGGAATTAGTACAGGTTCTCCCATATACACAATAGGTACCTTGGCGGGAGTAGGTTCCCAGGGTGTTTTTACAAAGGGGTTAAATTTAAAAGATAGCACAGTGTTGTTAGTGGGTGACATGCAGATATCTACTGGCAAATGCTTATCAAGTGCAAAGTGAAAGTCAAGATGGATTTTCATATAATTATCTCCCATACACACATCATTAACTTTACACACCTCATCTGCTAAAGCATGGACCTTTACAGCCTTGGAAAGGAAAGGTTTGGTTTTCTGTCCCAGCATAAAAGGCATATCTTCATCGTCCCACGATAACATGCCCCCCTGCAGTCTAACCACCGGCATGGGTGTGTTGAGACAGGACCAGGTTTGAGAGCAGGAGGCGTCCATGACACCGGGGTGCTTGTCGGGCAGGACGCGCAGGTAGAGGCCGTCCAAACGCAGGAGTATTATTGGGAATATGTAAAAGACGAGGGAGTGCGCCGGGGCCATCTGGTAGGAGGCATGCTGGAGTCTTATGTTGATATTTTCTGCAGACCTGTCAATGAACATGAGTTGGGTTTTGATGCAGTTGTCCTCGTCCCCAAAAATAAGGAAGCGCATCCACATGGTCTGGCACTGCCACGCGCTGCTGTAGAAGGCATACCCGGGAATTTTATCTTTTAGAATTTCAGCTAGAGGAGGACACGTGGGCAGGCAAGAGTCATTGCTGGTTGTGGTGATGTGATGAATGTTAGTCATTTTGATGTAGGTGTCATAAATGGTGAAATCCCAGTGGGATAGTTGAAGTTTGGTGGTGGTGAAGCGCCTGAAGGACATCATGGTCCGGTTTGAGTTACTGGTCTGCTGCATGGTGGCTAGTTATTTAGCTGTCCATAGACTTAGGCGAATCCAGAGATTTAGCCTGGGTGGCGTGAGGCCAGGAGAAGATTTGGCTGCTGTCCACCACACAGTTTCTCCACTCGAGGCGTCCGGTCTCACTGCAAAAGCATACGTCTCGGGAAGGCAGGTGAGCGTCGTTGCAGTATAACAGCAGGCCAACTGCCACTGGTTCACAGGTGCGCAGCTTCACTGGCTGGTTGCTTATATTGTGTAGGGTGAGTAAGCATGTGCTGGAAGGGTTCCATATTCCAGGGTCAGCAACTAGGAAGCTGGGTTGGCCCAACCCACAGATGAACACTTTAAGTGGGGTGTCAACTGCAGTTGACACCAAAAACTTATTGTTTACTTGAAATCTAACCCAGTCATGGGCGTTGACCACCTCTTCCTGTTCAGGATAGAGTGGCATCACCTGGCAGTCATAATTCACTCTGATCCAGTTCAAAAAGTGAGAAAATAACACTTTTGGCTGGAGTATAGGTCGCACTTCAGCTCTGAAGGACACTGTAGCCGAAGGACACTCGTGCCCGGGTCTAAAGGTTAGGCGGGCAGTCTTCTGGCCCAGCATTGTTATTTCTAGGGCCCGTGGCAGAATTTCCTCATTGGGGCTGTGGTATGAGGCGAAGACGTTGGAGTAATTGACCATGCACGGTATTTTTTGGTCTTTGAACAGCATGTCATAAGTTCCGTCGCTCCTACCAATGGCCTCGCCGGTGAGAAGCAGGTGATCTGGGGTCTCTAGGGCTTTTACTGTTCCCTGGCTGACATTCTCATACAGCCTCTGCCCAACCATCGTCTCTGGTGGGTCACGGACGTCCCAGGCCATCTCGCTGCCATTTACAGGTTTGATGAAGATCAGAGCAAGCTGTAGAGCGCCAGGCTGCAGGACGCGCTGCCTGCTCCTGACATAAACTGTGATGTCAAATTCTAAGTCTAAAACACAGGTGGGCAGCACTGTACACTGATCGTTTGGCTTGTGTTGCACCAAGAGTGCACAGGACTGTTTCACTTGGTCCAGGCTGAAGAGAGAGCTGAGTAGCCCAAAAGATGCTAGGCTGTCCACTATAAAGTGGACAGAATATGGGATGTTGAGTTGGCTGAGATGGGCCGGAAGATTTAGAGGCTTTTTGTTGGAGAGCACAAATATGCCATTAACAATGCGGACGGACCACATGTTCATAGGAGCGGTGACTGTGGCCATTGCTGCAGTTGTAGAGAACTAGGAGTTTGTGCTGAGGCAGTTGTCAAAAACTGTGAGTTTCTGCCGAGGAGGCTCCTCTGTTTATACTAAGCGGAAGCTAGACTGGACCTGATTGGGTGATGACAGGCTGTGTCTAATTTGACCTGATTTCCTCATAGCATTCTTCATATGTGTTGAGGAAAATAAATAAATAACTAAGACAAAAATAACAGTAACAGGCATTGTGTAAGGGTAGATGTAGGTAGACTGCTTGGTTGGACATAAAGACAAGTTAGACTCCAGAGCCTGTTTGAGTAACCCACAGGCTATCATCACCCACAATAGTATGTTAACAAAGCTTAAGAGGCCAACATTCCCCACAATGACATACTTTTTTCTAAGCCTAGTTCCTAGTACCTTCTTGGCAGTCAAACAGGTCAAAATCAAACACATGATTATACAAATTATACAAAATATTGATTTGAACATCAGCTGTGCCTTGTAGGAGGAAACTGAAGTTGCAGGCAAACACTTAAAACTTTCAGTTCCATTAAACTGCAGTTTCTCTGAGTCACCCATGTGCAAGCCATCCAACAGGGCAATCATCAGAGACCCAAAACAACTAGCACTCACAAATATGCCAATGTGTATGTCTTTCATGCCACCACGGAGAGTACCTTGAATTTTCAAATATCTATCCAACATTATTCCAAGCATAATGCATGATAAAAACACCAGACAAAAATCTCCAATGCAATTTGTGATGACACATTTAAATTTCCCAGTAACATATTCTTGAAGCACCTTGCACAGCACCCAAAGCATAAACCCCAGTGTGTAGAAAGATAGCCACAAGTAGATGCGGGGTCTAAAGCACAGCTTACATGCAAAGATGTACAAAAATATTACAGAGATAAAGAGCCATACAGAATTGAATACCTGACCCAGTATAAGCACTGTTTGGTCATGAATTGCCGTGCAGTTAAGCGAGGAGTTAGATGAGTCGGCCATGGTTGCTTGCAGGTGAGGGTTTATTGTGAGGGTTTATTTTTCCTGACTTAGAAGAGATATGGCTGAGTTTGCTGACAAATAGAATCTGCTAATGCTTGAAAAAAAAGAGAGACACTTGAGAGCTGATTTTAAGAGCTTTATTTTGTGGGCTCTGGGGATACAGGTATCCCAGATAATAAAACCACGAACCACAATACAGTAGCATGAAACCGGATATAGGTTTCCGTTTCTCTAATGTTGGGGGGTTCCTTTGGGCACGCAAAGTTTCATTTTTGCTAAGGATTTCTTACAAAGTTGTACAAAACTTCAACAGTAGCACTGGTATTGTTATTAAACACACACTGCAGAATGTTGGCCACCCCGTGTATGATCTTGTCAAAGTACCAGTCAGAGGCGATGGGGATCTTATTCTGCTCTGCATATGTTGGGTCTTCAGCCATATCTGAAACTAGGTGACCGTTGGATTTCACAAACACATAGGAGATTCTGTCATGAATCTGGGGTAGTTCCTCGTTTCTCATGGCCAGTTTTTTATACACTGCTAGATGAGGCAGGTTGGTGGTCTTGTACTCAGTAAATGGCTTGCTGAGTTCTGTGGAATATGTTAGATTAGCCACTGGCACTTTGTTGCTTTTAAGGTCTGAGTAGGATTGGTTTAGTATGTCTATAATCTTTAAAAATCCAAGTAGGGGCTCTGTCTTAAAACAGTTGGCCACTGGTGAATAGGAAAGGGTCTGGGCTGCAACTTTGACCTCCTCGTCTCGCAGCAGGAGCTCCAGTACAGCTCTAGTTACTTCTTGTACATAAACACAGGCGGTTTTTCTGACCAAATCTACACCTTTCATTAAGATCTTATTGTTAGACAGAATACCAACATATCTTTTTTTAGTGAGGAGCATCAGGCACTTAAACACCTTTTCTGACTCCAACTTGATGGGGCTAGCAAAGAGCACACTGCTGGTGTGGGAGGCTAGTGCATCCCCAAACTTGATGACCGTGTCCATGGCAAATCCCTCACACTTGATGAAAAGGGAGTCTGTGTCCCCATAGACCACCCTGAACTTGGGGTTGGGGTGCTGGGGTAGGCATTGAACCTCAAAGTTGCAGATTTTTTGCAGATACTCCACAGTTACATTCTCCACAAACTGTTTTGTTTTCTCTAGCATGGTTCTGCCTTGCAGGGTTACGGTCTCAGCAATCATTAGGCAGGGGAGCATGCCAGAGGCCACTCCAGTAAATCCATAAACTGAATTGCACGTGACTTTGATGGCCAGCTGCTGCTTATCTAAGATGGTCTTCATTTTGGCATCCTGGCACTGCTCCAGCTCCTTTTTTATAGACTTTCTCTTGGCCAACCAGGTTTTCAGCAGGCTGGCCAGCAGAGATTCAGTCTTGTGCTTCTTTACAAAGTGCACAGGCCCACCGCTTATCATAAAAGTCTCATAGTCATTTGCTGTGAGGTTGGTAAATTTAGGAAGGTCTTGCTGCTTGATCAGAGTGGAGTAGCATAGATTATGAGCCTGGATGATGCTGGGGTACAAGCTGGCAAAGTCAACTACTAGCACTGGGGTGTTGTAGAATCCTGAAATGGGGTTGATCACGGTGGCACCCTGGTACCCCTCTTGAGAGCCAGTGACTGGCATTGGTAAAATGTAGTCTCTTTCCTGGGCAGCAGCCAAAAGGCAGGTAAAGACCCTAATCTGCTGTCCATCTGATAAGACCCTCCTGGTGGGTATGTTTGCAATCTTGGCAATTTCTGTAATCTCTATGTGGGTCATAAAGTGTTTCAGCAGGTCTATTACCAAAACTGCATCCTGCACACAGTACATTCCCAACTTGGCCCTGTCTTTAGAAGACCCTTTGAATAAAATTGGGATATCTTTATAGGAGACATCATTTTTCTTCTCCCCTAGGCACTCTTTAGCCACTGTGTTCAGCTTATAGTTAGATAAGTTCAACTTGTCTCGACATACCTGATACATATCTATGACCACTACACCAGACATTTTCACCTTGGAGTGGGATCGCATGAAGTTCCCTTCCTGGGGCGTATACACGTAGAAGAGGGAGTTTGTCTTAGTTTTGCTAAAATCCTCTGGCTTAATGTTATACACATTCTGGGCCCTGTTTAGAATATAGGGGAAATCAAAGTTGCAGATGTTGTACCCCGTGATCATTTCTATCCCATAGTCCCGCAGCAAGGTGAAGAAGCCATACAATAAGTCCATTTCTGAAGGAAACTCATACACCTTAACATTCTCTATAAGGTCACACGTCCCCACACTCAACAGAATACATTCTTGCTTCTTATCACCCCCCACAGTCCAAATGACACAAGAGATCTGAATAATCATGTCTTCATCTTTATCTGCCGAGGGGAAGCCACTCTCCCCCAGACACTCAATATCAAATGAGAGAATGTTGTATTGTGGCCAGTCTAGTCTCTCAGCATGGTATTGAATGTCACCCACCGAGCAGTCATACTCCAGGTGCGTGTGGGCATCTTGGTGCACGCGAGGCCTGGCCAGTGGACTGGTACAGGTGTACCACCCAAAGGTGGAGAACTTGTTATCCACTATGAACCGGGTAGAAGCATCCACGTTGGCCTCAAACACCCGATAGCCTATCTGTTCAAGGCCACTGGCCAGACTGCGCATGGCCGAGGATGATCCAAGGGTGATTTGGTAGACCTCGTGGCTTGAGGTACTGTATCCACTCAGAAACTTCTTCTGGGTGGAACAGAGGTGCAACCCCGTAGACCGGTGTCCCGTCTCCTGTAGAATGTGCTGCACGTCTCTTTGCAAGTTGGAATAGCTGTCATTGTAGACATAAAAGTATACTTTTTGGCCAAAGACGTTCACACACACGCTCTGGTTGGTTTCCGTTCGTCCGTAGAGCTTGAGCACGATACCCGATGGCACTATGTCTGCCTGAAGGTGAGGGGGTATGCTGTCACACCTGTCAGCAGCATAGACCACCTCCACGATGTCATAGACGTGGAACATTAGCTCTTGGATGCTATGGCAGTTTCCCAGGGTCTCGTTGGCCCAAAGGCTGCTTTTGTTTTCTGGAAGTACCAGCAGCTCACTGTCCAGGTAGAATGCGGTGGGGGGAATGGCTGTTTCAATAGCAAAGATTCCCCCATTTTCCCGCTCATCCTTTTTAAAACATTTGGGAATAAGTCTGTGGTATATAGTTGAAGCTTTAGGTTTAGATTTAGTAGCTGGCGTGGGTGCCTTAAAGCCACGCAAATATGGATTCCAAAAAGACAGCATAGCTGTGTTTTTTTTGAGGGGAAGGGGTAAAGGGAGCTTGAAAAGGCAAGGTTGTAATGAAAAGAAAAAAAAGCACATCATTGTAAGAAACAAAGCTTTTATTGCACAGGGTTAAGGGGGCAATTTACAAACATAGTGAGTCATACACCAGGAAGTCAGTACAACATGCTCTTACAATGAGTCATACACTTTATTATGGGACACCAGTGCTCTCAAAAGAGTCAGTCCTTTTAAGTGGCTTATATCCTGCCCTCCTTCTCAAAACATTCTTAGCCTTGTTTAGCCAGTCTGCAGGCCCTGAGGTGGTACTACCTTGTTCCTCATCTTGTTTGCTCTCCGGTTGTTTGGAAGCATGGTAGTCATGCATTGCTAACATGATTCTATCCAGCTCGTGCTTACTGATAGGGTCGACCTGGAGCTCCTCGCGTTGGGAGGTGATGGTTTTGATGTCTGGGTAGATCATCTGGACAGGGTTCTGGGCAAACCTTTTGGCCTTTCTGTTGAGAAGAATGACAGTAATGACTACTGCTGCAATGAGCCCAAACAGCAACATTCCCCCAAAGGGGTTTTTAATGAAATTGATGATCCCTGAGACTATAGAGCTGAAGAGTGTGGCCACACTGCTCACAGCATTCAACACCGTTTTCCCCACGACCCCCAAGTCGTCCATGAGGCTGCCAAAGGCATCTACAAATTGATTTCTGTTTGTAGCTAGGTCTGTCAAGTCCCTCCGCAGGCCAGTGACCCTCTGTGTGTAGTAGTTGTATTCTCTAAACATGGTCTCTATATCAAATGCAGTGCTCATCCTCTTCTCTTCTCTAGAGTATAGTTCTATTACTTGGAAATCTATGTTTTCCACCAGGGTCAGGTTTAAGACCATGAAGGTGTCCAGGGTGGCAACGTCACCCACTGGCATGGTCTTCACGTGGCGATAGTTTTTGTAAAAGTACATGTTGTTACCCCCCTGAAAATAGTGCTCTGTGTTCTCGTGGCAGATCTCAACAGCTGTGGTAGTGAGCAATATTTCATTGTTGACACCCAATTGGCCCTTGTAGAGGTGGCTGTCATTGATGAACTTGAAGGTGACGGGGGGCCTGGAGTAGCACTCGTGGGTTTTGTCTCTACCCGGCACACGCATGCTTCTGTGTAGGGATACACTGTCCTGGTCCACCACCACACAGTGAGAGACAGATATCACATCTCCAATTCTTTTGGCAGATACTGGCCGCCCGTATATAGAGCTCATCACACTGGTAGGGTTGATTTTGCTTAGCTCGTTCCACATGAGAGAGGCTCGGTGCTGCTCACGGCACCACGCGCGGGATAGCTCTTCCAACACGTTGTTTATCTGGGCTCGTAGGGTGTCATATGCAAACTGGATTTGAGTGAGCAGGATTGTAGACTCTGCGGTGTAGACATCATCTATGCCACTTGAAACAGATCTGCGCTGCCTCCTTGACCTGGTTGTGGTGGTGGTAGTAGTAGTATTTTGTTGTTTCTTTACTGCATCCAGAAGGCCTTTGGCGTCCAATAGTTTCTGTTGAACCAGTGGTTGCCATACCAGTAAAAGTCCACCATTTGTGAGATAGTATTGTGCGGTTCCATTTGGACTGTGGGTGTCATTCACCTTTGCCAGGCGGCTTTTTAGTTCACTCTCTATGGTGTTGTTTAGGCAGACATGCTTTCCCAAAACCTCACGGGTCTGGGTGTTGGGGGTGTAAAAGGAGGCTGTGATGTCATTAGCCACAAAATGGAGGCTTTTCCCGTGCTCTGTTTTTATAGCATTATCAAAGCTCTTCCAGTGAGCCCATCTGCAGTAAGAGATGTTTCTAAATTGCTGGGCCCATGAGAGGGTGTACTCTTCTTTGTCTACAAAAATTCTAGTGTGGCCCTGTGGTTGAGTGCCTCTAAACTTGTAATCCACAACTCTGTAGTCTTTGGCAACTGTTAATGTTCTGTCAGGTTCTCCACTGAATTCAGTCTCATTCCATGCTTTAGACCAAAAGGGTGACATCTCAATGGTGTCACCTATGTTGGTGATAAAGTAGCGAAAGGGGGGCACAGCACGTGCATCGGTTTCTGTGACTTCACAGTTGACCGTAGTTCTCCTGCGATATCCCCCCAGCAGCCATCCCGGCTCGGCATGGATTTCAGGCTGGCTGTGGTAGCGCCTCACGCTGTTGCTCAGCCCATCTACTGGCTGTAGGTCAACAGTCATGTTACTGCCATCGTTGTCTGTGTAGACCAGCAGGTTTCCCCCCACGGTCACGTCCAAGCTGTTGTAGCACTGGTAGATGGTGTCCATGCGGCGAGTTTCATATATAGGAACAGATTTACTGAAGACATGCTGGTTGGTGACTGCATCTGCGTAGATTCCATTGTATATTGTGGAGGTGGTGACAATTTTTCTATATTTTCTCACTTTAAAGACATAAGGAACTATGTTTTCCTTAAAAATTAGGAGTATGCCCTCGTTGTGCTCTTTATCTTTGGTGTTGGGGCAGGAATGCGAGGTCTGGAAGCGAAAGATGTCTCCGATGTTAGATGCGCTGCAGACCCTGAAGGGGAAGGCCGAGGGGTCAGAGTGGATGCCTTTAGCAGTGTTATTTCTTTGTTGTCTTATGATGTTGTCAGAAACTGTGTTAGCTTCAGGTATCACATCTTCTACTTCAGAGGAGGAGGTGGGTGTTTGGCAGAAAACATTTTTGAGAACTGCAAAAATTAAAAATGCACAGACTGTGCTACCTGTGTGCGCCATTGTTGGCTAGTTGCATGTGGGCGTACAGGAGGGCATACAAGTCTTTAAATATCCACTTTTTGTTGCTATAAACTAGTATAAGTGGCGCGTGGCTCTCATAAGTTACATACAGGCCTTCTTTTATACCCGATGAGCAAGCAGTGGGGCAAGAGTGATCTGTCCTGTAAATACAGAGGTTTTTCTCCCACGTGATGTTGTACAACGCTACAGATAAGACCAGCTCTCTCAAGTATTTCCAGCACTCATACTGAACCCCGTTTAAATCCGTCTCGTGGATGGTGTAAAACTCATTGAAGTTGGAGCATATCCAATCTTGGGGCTCCATTGTGGGCTTAATCATCTCATTCAACAACATTTTTTGATGAGGCATGAAGTGGGCAGCTTCTAAACAATGGGCTAGCTGCACGTTGGGCGGGCTGGGAAAGAGACCTTCCTGTGTGGTCAGGGGGCCGGTTATCAGGGCAAAAAAATGTAGCCTGAGTGTGCTCAGGTATTCCCTGCTCAAGCTTTTTACATAGAGGCTACTCTTGATGAACTTTGAATTCTCGAACTGCTCTGGGGATCCGTTTACGGATGGAGGAAGTGACGCCTGGGTCACCCAACTCTGTCTAAATAGGAAGTGATTTAACAGGGTGGCGCTTTGTTTGTACACAACACTTCCCCATATTTTGAGGCTCAGTTGGGAGTTTAGCATCTCTTCGTGTGTACTCAGGCACGCCTGAAGTTTTCTGAAACCTTCTTTGGACAGCTTGTTTAGGTAGGCCTCTTTTCTTAGTTCAGCTTCCTGCAAGACTTGATTTTTGGAGGCATCAGACTGGTCACAGGTCTTTAAGGCACTCTCTGTTTGTTTAGGCTTTGTGGGCACCTCCTCTCCGTACAGGATGTTACTGAGTCTCATAAATAACTCATTTTGCCTCTTGGCTACTCCGGTCAGCCTTGTTTGCTTCATAAATGTGTTTGAGCAGTCCTGTTTGAGGGCAGTGATGGTATCATGGGTGGAGCTAAATATCCCACCGCAGAAAAGCAACTCTGTACCCTGTGGACTGTGTAGGTCAAAAAAATGACCAGGTGGTTCACCGTTGTTAAGTTTAGGCCTGTATTTTTGTAGTTCATTCTCCCGGCTCCAAATTTTACTAAGCTCAGAGCACTTAACCCCAGAATCGCTGGGCTGGTTCTGGCCAGAGTTCCAGTAGAGCAGATTAGAAAGTTCTAAGACCTGTTTTGGAGTATTGTTAAAGATGGTGTGTGCTTTGAGGTAAGCCAGTGACTCTTGCAGGACAGCTTCGTGCTTACCCACACTTTGCTCGATTGTATCGGTAGCTATGTGCACTTTTAGGCCCAGGTTTTGTAGCTCGCTTTCAAATAGGCCCTTAATGGGCTCGGGGGGCACGCGCTCTACTAAGTGGTGGCAGTTGTGATTAAGCAGCAGCTCGTTAAGTGTCTCGCCTTGGTTGGGCACCACTGAAGTTTCCAAAACACACTCTAAACAGGAAGATGAGGTAATGTAGATATCTGTGCGAGGCACAGGGGATATACCTCTCAGCTGCCCCAAGAATGTCAATGCCTCTTTGAGAGCTAGTAGAGCACTGGAGGATGACAAGCAGTAAAACACACAGTTGAGTCTACTCAGGAAGCGCTCTATGTCATTGATTAGAGTTAAGTTGACCTCAATGCCACACTCGTTGTAAAACTGTACATTTAATTTTTTGTGGAGGTCACAGAGGCCCACGCTCGAGTGAAGTTTAGAAAAATATGTTGGGTTGTCCAAGAGAGCATGATAAATAAAAAATAACCTTGTTTTCAGGTTTTCTAGGAGGTGGGACAGCTCTAAGGAGAGAGCACATGCCTCTAGAGAATTTTGCTGGAGTAAAGATGCAGAAACATATTCGTGAATTTTATGAACTTTATTGCAGGCATCAGCAATTTTAGTTAAACACAGGCTGGTGGGCTTACAAAATTCCACCAGACTCACATCTAAACACAGGCCATAGATTTGAGAGTACAATGCTGCTAAATACTGACCCATGGTAAAAACTTTGCTCACAAGTACTAGCCCCAACCCATGAAACTCAAATACACAGTAGACAGTTCCTCTGAAGGTTTCCTCTTACAGATCCAAATCATCAAACATGGTGGCAATCTTGCGTTTCTTACCACCCACTACCTTACCCGAGTGGTCCATGCTTGTCAGTTTTACCTGCTCCTCCTCAAAAGCTACAAACTGAACCTCGTCAGTTTCACAGGTGCCACTCTTTAACACACTCTCTGCCCACTCATGTGTCCACGGGCCCACCAGCTCACGCAGCTGGTCTAGCTTCTCCAGAATGTTTTCAGAAAACATGCCATAGGACCCCAAATAAAACTGAATATCATCTAAAGTGAGGTCAGCACAGCCAGCCCCCAGGCTTTTAACTAACTCACACACCACCCTGTTGAGCACATCCTCGTCAGCCTGGTCTTCCAAAATACTCTGAATAGTTCTCTTGACAGTCTCTATCTCAAAAGCTGTTCCCTGGTGAGTGTAGCTAGGCTTTAGCAGGTTTCCCACAAGGGGAGTCATAAACAGGTACTTTTTACGCATGTAGGAGTTTTGCTGTTTTTTTACAAACAAGGAATCTCCCAGCAAGTTCTTGTCAACACCCCTTCCCATAAAATAGCCCAAATTGGCTGACTGGAAGAGCTGGGCGTTGCCAGCGATACCCGTGTACTTGTTGACCACCACTGGGAGGGTGACTATGGGCCTGGAGCGAGCAAGGTTGGCGGCAGATTCCCTGAGGGAGGAGTTCACCGTCAGGGCTTTGAGGTTCTGCACGTTGTTCACGTAGTCTTCTACAGAGTCCACACTGGAGGTCCCGAGCACGTGGGGGTACTCCAGGGCACAGGTCTCCTGAACTTTGGGGAAAATGGAGTGGATGGTGACTGCATAGAACTGTGTCTGGCCACACGCTCTCAGAATCGCGTTGTTCAGTCTCTGCTTGGCATAGGTCACGTAGCTGTCCGGCACCACATCTAGCATGTTGACCTCCTCAAACTGTTTGCTGTTGTTGTTGATGTAGGAGAAAAACTTGTTGAGGGCCTCAGCCGAAACCCCGGGGACACAAGGGATCTGCTTTTTCTTGCAGAAGTTGCTCCACAGATAGAGGCAGGAAATTTTAAGATTAGGAAACAGCTGCCTGTGGAAGCTGTTGAGAAATTTTACGTAGGGCCCAGCCAGTATGTAGTTGTCCCTGCGGTTGGCCGTCTTCAAAAAGGCATTTTGATAGTGCTCGCTCATGCTTGTCCCAGAGAACAAGATTCTGTTTTTCACTTTGATGTTTTTGAGGGCTAGGACCTGAGCTCTGGCCAATCTCACCTGGACTTTAACTGGGGAGTACATGTTGTTGGTGGCGGCGTCCACGTCAAAAAAGTCTGAAAACTGTTCTGCGTGAACAACTTTCATCTCTGTGCCAGTTATCACTCCCTTATCTATAAAAAATGATTTGAAATTGGTCCACAGGGTCTGGTAATGTAGCTTGAGCCACTCGTTGGGCTTGTAGCCCTGGGCTGGATTCTCTGACTCGTAGACGGTAGAGATTGGCAGGGCTATGTCCTGGATGATGGTGAGGATGCTGCGATAGTAGAGGTTAAGCATTAGGCTGCAGGGGGCTTGCCAGTAAGTGTTGCAGTTGTACTGGATGACGTGGGAAACTCCCTTGATAGATTCTTTAAAGTTAACATTATTTTTAATCATGGTGTTGATGAACTTAGCAGCTTCAGCATCCACCAGGGAGTCTATATCAGAGAAGGTACGCACAAACTTTTCTAGGTTCATAGAACCTGAGCCCCCCGCACCTTCATCTGCAACTGGACTATCCACGAGACCAGCAGCCTCTAATTTTTCAGTGAGTGTTTGGTTGAGTTGCCAGTATGTGTACCGGGGGGTCTCTTCTGTCTGGTTCTGGTCTTCATCCTTATCTCTGAAGGAGGCAAAGTTTCCCAGGAAGTCAAGCTCGTTGAAAACGTTGGTGATTCCTGTGATCACATAAGGGTCTCGCCTAGACCCCTGTAGCACCGGGGGGAACCGGTCCTTAAGCCGGTAAAACAGTGTGTTGATACACACACAGGGACACTGCCCGCTGCAGAGAGAACACACGGGGGAGTTGGCAGCCGAGCCCACGTACTCTGTGATGTTGTAGGCCGGGTTTAGGGTACTCTTCTGGTGCTGGCAGAACTGCAGGTAGTAACACATCCGGGCTAATAAGTTGGGGGAGAAGGCGGCCGCGTAGGCTAGGTGCTGGAGGGTGAAAGAGCTGCCATCGAGGCTGGAGGCGGGGGCGCCGGTAAAGGCCGGGGACCCATCCTCAAACAGAGTTTCCTCGCACAGGTTAGCCAGCCCATGCTGCAGATAGTAGCTGTTGTAGACATTGGGCTCAACTTTGGAATTAGGGATGGGGGCCTGGCGCGCGACCCGGTTCACGTAATAGATGGAGTTAGTTGAAAACAGCTGAGCGTGGATATGGATGGCCTGGAGCGCGTTCCACTTAGAGAGCGCCTCCAGGCGGTCACTGTCTGTTTCACAGGAAGCAAAAATGTCCCAGGAATAATAGTCCTGGACTTTAGTTTTTTCCTGGGGGGCCTCAAAAAAACTTAGACTGTAGCTGAGACCCAGCTCGGCCGCCACAGCGTCTATCACCATCAGTGTGGTGTCACAGGCGCCGACTGTTGCCAGGGGGTACTCTTTAAAGCTGACCAGCTTGGCCATCTTGTACTTGTCGTGCACAAACTGCTCCTGGATTGCTTCCACCAGACTTGCGGCATTGTGGACCCTCAAACTCTGGGCCAAGCTGGTATACAGTGTGTAGTACAGGTACTCGCTGACCGCAGGCAGGTAGAGCCTTCGCAGGCTGGATTTTTTAGTAAATAGGTCCTCATCATAAAGGGGAATTCTGTAGACTTCTGTTTTATTTATCATAACTGAATGCATCTGAGATTTTAAGTAGATAAGTTTCCCAAGATGCAGCCTTTCCTTAAACCCCTCTGTGATAACAACCGCCATAATGGCATCTTTCTCTTGCCAGACCGGTGGGCAGATGTCTGATACATCAGTGGAGCCCTCGCCCAGGGGGGTGAAAGGCACGTACCCAAACAAGTCACAGGCTTCCTTACACAAACTGCCCAGGCCTGGCCCAGAAAAAATAGATTCAAACTTTTCCACATTGTGGAAAATGATGGCTCGGTTGTAAAAAGTTGACAGTTTTACCGAGACAGTGGTCATGTCTATTTTTTTATAGACGGCCTTTACGTTGGGTACGAAGGCTTCCTCCACCGTGACCCCGTGGAGGAGCGGGAGGGAAAAAGCCCCCGCCTCGGCATACTTGTCTCCCAAGAGACTAATCTCTTTAAAGTTAAAGTGGGTCTCTGGGTAGATGTAGATGAAGCCGCAGGGCCCAATAGGGGCTTTAGAGCCCAGGTTGTCTTCCACTGCGTGGTTGAGCTGATGTTTGAGGGCCATGTTGTCCAAAAGCACAGCTAGAGCGCTCGCTTCTTAGTAAACATGGTCAGTGGTGGTGCCTCTTATATAGCTAAGTTAGGAAAAGGAAGTAAACACACACAAGGACAGTTAAATTGGGCATTTATTGAGACAGTGTTCCACAGGCAAAGAGCCATCTAGTGGTAACCGCAAGCCACAGTTTAGGGTGCTCCCTCTTAACAGCAGTTGAGAGACCTCTTATCTCTATGAGCCAGCTCAAGTGGTTTTTCAAATAGAATCTAGCAAGCAAGTGACTAATAAGGTTAACATCAATATCACAACCATCTATTAGGTAACACAGATAGATACAAGAGAAGGCCAGGGAGGTGTACATCTTCTTGAGAGAGTTTCTCCCATCCCGGTGAAACTCTGCAATAATTTCCAACAAGATGTCAGTTCTCTCCGCGTCGCTCTTGACGTGGGGGAGTCTCAGCGTGCAAGAGACAAAGGAGACAAAGTTCTCTCTGACGCACTGCTTCACCTTTTTGGCTAGAATACATTCTGTGACCGTTAGAACGAGGGGCTCCTGGGGATTGACTACCCGGGTCAAAACCCTCCGGATGGTGTGGGAGAGGCAGCTGAGTTCATTATACAAAGGCCTGACTTGTTCTATGGTGGGCATGGGCCTCGGCCCGAGAGACTGCTGCATGACTGAAGAAGCTGTTACCAAAGTCCCTGTAGAGGCATTCCCGGCCTGGTATGGGCTGCTTCTCTGCCCCGAGGCGCGGCTGTGAGTAGGCATTGTATACTTGTGATCCTTGAGAAGCGGTAGATTTAATATTCCATACAATAGGTCCATTTACTGGCTAGGATCCATAGCATCCATAGGAATGTACTGTGGATTGTCATGGGGAACCGCTCCTCTGCGGTCAGCGTGTGGAAAGTCCAGTTGCTGTGTTTCAAAGTTAAAGGTGTGGCGTAGGTTAGTTCTGAGAAGGCTTCTGTAGTGCTGATGAAATTTGCTCCAATTGTATAGCCTGTAAAACATAAGCTTCCAGGGAGAAACGGGCAATTCTCCCTGACCCGGCCCCGTCTGGTTGTGCTGCCACTGCCAGGTGTTGAAAGCTAGACAGGGGTCAAAGAGCAAGGCCAGGTGTCTGCCATCTTCAGAACATAAACCAGCATAGGGATGTTCTGCTTCAGTGGGATTCAGTGGGTACTCTCTGGCCGGCCCCGATTGCACCAGCGGCCCGTTAAAAGTGGCAGCAACTTGTTGACGGGTTTCTAGATCTCCAAAGAATGTTATGTTATTGTGACTAAATCCCAAATGAGTTCCTTGCACCCAGCAAGGCAGCACACATCCTCTGAGGTCTCTAAAGGCGACCGCTTTGGTGTCCTCTGGTATCTTAAAGTTGAGCCACCTACTTTCATACCTCCTGCTGGCATTTGGTAGAAGAAAAGGAGTCTGTTGACTGCCTGCATCAAACCCTATGGCCTTAGTAGCAAATAAAATTCTGCAAGCCAGTTGTCCAATAGCCAGTGTGAAGCTGCCTTTGGCCTTTAGGTTCCTACGTACATCATTTATTACTTGGCGGTTAACGTTCAGCCACTGCCTTATTGTACTGTCACCCACATCACTGTCAATGTTACTGGACCCGTACAGAACGATGCCAGCTATAAAATCATCTGCAGTAGGCGAGCCAGGTGCAGCATCTTCGCGCCTGTTGTGTCTGTACTTACATCCAGGATAAACTACTGTATCTGGACTAAATCCACTGTTAGTCAGGGCAGCCAAAAGAGCATCTGGGTAGCCACATCCAGGTAGCAGATGCACCAGTACATTTGGTCTAGTTGTTGATTGACTGATGATTGAATAGGGGTCGACTGTGAGGTGTACCTCGTAGTTGCCATATGAGGTCTCTTCAGGAAGGACTTGGTCTTCTTTCACATATAATAAATCCACACTTTTAGAAAAAAGGGTCCAGTTGTGTTTGAGCCTGCTCACCGGCACACTCAGTAGCTGTGTGTTTTGATGAAAGACTGTGAAAGTATCACTTTCCACAACTTCACCAATCTGAATACATTCCACATTGTATAAATTTGCTCTCGCTATAATGGCTGCCACATCTATGGCATTTACTTCCAACACAAAGCCAGGTGTTTCTGAAAAGAGGGGAAATACAGGCTCCTCGTCCTCGTCGTGTATAATAAGGCGAGCTGACAGTCCACCTGCAAACATCATTTCACAAACTGCACAAATTAGCCCCCCGTCGCTGACATCGTGGCCAGAGAGAGCTAGGTTTTCTGCCTTTACGATTAACATAAACTGTAAGAGGTTGCGCAGTTGTGATGGTGTTGGAGTAAAAGTTTCAGAAGCCCCGATTCCACTAGCCATGCAGCATATGCCCCCCGACAGAAAGTGTTCAGTATGGAGGTTGACACGAAGTATGGCCGAGCCAGGTTTTTTAAAGTAGGGTTTTAAGGATGGTCCTGGAACCACACAGGGGGCATTGGCTGTGGCAACTACAGACCGCAGCAAACAATTTCCATTTTCTGCAGAGTTTACTTGAAAACCAAAATTCATAGAAGAGCAAAAGTCTTTAGCCATCGCCATGATGGAATTTACCTCATGGCGATAATGTATTCCCTCTGGAACAGATATGGACAGCCCTATCAGGAATTCTTCGTAGTTCTCCACTGGACCTAGTATGCAGTTAGTGCAGCTTTCCACAATGGCCAGTATAGTCCCGAGTAGGGGGTCGCGCTGCGTGAAAGTAGTCTTTTCACCAATTCCAATACAGTTGCCATACTTCTTAGACTCAACTGTAACTTGATGCTCACTGGGAATATGGTATGTAAGTCCCAAGTTGTTAGCAAGTGTGGCATCCGTGATGTCCAGCCCAGGGGTAGAGTATTGAGTTTCTATCAGTCTGCGGGCAACTCTCCAATCAGCCGCCCATACCCTAGGCACTGACTCCATACCCTCACGTATGTCTCCATCAACCAAGTTATGCACAGTCACACTAAAGTCACATAGAGGTATGTCAAAAGGTCCCACTCCTGGCTGCTGGGCTATGTGGCCATTTCCACAGCGATCAACATGGTGCACAATGTGGGCTTTGCACCCCACTGTGGGGTGCCTCAGGACTTGAAGGAGTAGGTCTTCTGTGACATCCAAATTCTTAAACAATTGTATGTTGGACATGTCTGGAGCCAAGGGTGTATCTTCTGTGCCCTCCGAGGGCTGTTTGGGCATGTGCATTTTATATTGTATATCCACAATTTCACCATACTGATTTTTGTCAGAAATCACTATAGTATTGCTGTTGGGTGTCAAGTTTCCTAGGATATGGAAAGGGCATCCCCATCCAGACAATGCTATGTCCATTTTTTTAGAGACATCTTGATACTCATTGTCAGCTATGACCACCAATGCAGCAGCTGAGTCTACTTTTAGCCAAGAGTTTTTAATAATTCTATGATTATAGTTGAGGTTTCTAAAGTTCCATTTTTTTAACAGTCTCAAGGTATGAGCTGGTAATGAACGTGCGCTCATAGAAAGTCCCAGATCTCCACATGCTTTAGCTATCTTAAACATTGTCACTTTTTCATTATATTGCCAATCACAACAAATATGTATGACTTTTCCAAAAGGTGTTATGATCATAAGCTGCCGAAGGGCCTGGTGAAGTATGTGTGCGTGCCTGCCGCTCTCAGAGTTCATGATGTTAACTGGGTTGTGTAATTTACCTTTTCCATAGTCTGGGTATCCAACTTCAACTAAAAGCAGCTGCCTGTTTCTCTCCATGGCTGCATCGAGCGTCTCAGCTGTGGGTGGTTTTAAGATGTATGGAGGTAGTCCTGTGATTGACAAAGACCCCGTGAATGCCATGGCGCGCTTTTCCCTCAAGGTAGGACTTAAAGTCACAAAGCCTTGCACAAGTGGAACTCCTGCATAATTTAGGGTCTTAGCAAAAGCCTCCACAGTATTGGCATATTTTGTCAACATTTGTATAGCAGTTGCTGACAGTTCTTGCTGGCCCCATCCACACATGGGCTCAGTTATCAAGCCAAGCTGTCCAAGGGTGGGTTGGCTGATGAAGGATGTTATCATACCCTTTTGCAGACAGCCTGTTGCTCCAGTTGTGCTGTTTAAGGTAGAGCACATGTAGGCTGCTCCACCATGCTGTCTAAACCGGACACCTCTAGATCCATGAAATCCAACATCAGGAACTCGCACCCTAATCTCCCACCGGTCTATGAACCGTACCACGTGGGTATAAGGAATGCGAAAGATCTCTGAATCTGTCACAGCTGTGTGTGGACTTGCCCAGTTATAGTTTGATGCGGCGCCTGTGATGTTTAAATTTATATCTCCATGAACATAATGTCGGACTTTATCCTTTAAAAATCTAGGAGGGTATATTGTAGCATAAAAATCCAAACTAGAGTTAAACAGTTCATTTCTAAATGGTTGATAAAGGGTAAGGTCCCCACAGAGTATTTCTCGAAGCAGTGCATAATGTGTGTGGTTAAGCTGCTCAGAGCCTGGCCCGCTGAAGAAAAGAAGCCTGCAGTGCTGTATTCTCTCCACATTAAACACCTTTTCACGTGCATCTCGAGTTTGCAGGATTGCAGTCAGTTCATTGGACTGGGAGGTGGGCAGTCTGTTGATGTCTGGTCCATATACAAACGTGAAACTGGATGATAGAGCTGATAGTGGAATAGGTAGATACTGTTGCTCATCAAAGGTCCTCAGTGCTGCTTTTATGAAGAGCAGAGTTTCTATTTTTAGTTGGTGCTCCCTTAAGGGTCTTGGGGAGGTAAAGAAAGTTACCAGATAGGCATCCTGGGTTTGAATTATTACATTTTGTAGTCCAGGTATGCTTCTCAAAGCAGCAATAGCTGCAGTCTCTAAAGCAGAAGGCTCTGCTGTATAGGCGAGGAGCTGTAGTTCCCGGGTGATCATCTTGCTGCATTTAGCAAAAGCACAGAGGCTACCTAGCTCAAGTCTTAAATAGACCACATCTTTTAGAAAAAAAGTGAGTCTGGCAAACACAGACGATGTAGCACGTTACCTAAGCTACTGTGGCCTGTGGTTAGCTGATAAGAACCAACAGTCAAATTTAAGTGCAGTAAATGAAAAATTTACAGAGCCATTACAAGTGTTCATAAAAGTTTTATTTACTGGAATATTAGCATGTTTATGGTATTGCTGATGGTAGTACTGGTGGAGAGGTGTCTAAAGGTGTAGTTTCTAGTGGGGTGGTCATGGTAGGTGGGTATGTAGGCAATTCTTCTGTGTCAGTTTCATTAATGTATCCAGCAATAATTTGCAGTGCCCTTTTTAGGGCTTCTAATAGAGTCCGTGTGGCTTCTTCTCGAGTACAGTTACAAGATGAGTTTCTTCTGGGAAATTGAAAGCTGTCAGAGTCTAAAAAGACATCATATTCTGTAGAATTGAAGTCCTCTTCATCATCTTCATATAGTGTTGGGGCTGCATTAACAAAGAAAATAATGTAGATAGATGCAATTAAAATAGTTAAGTGGTGGTAGAGCTGAGCAACCATGGTGGTCAAAGTTGTGCGCCAACTCTAGTGCAGAGTGATTTTTTGGGGAAACTAACTTGTATATATAGTCACAATTTGTATGAACAGTTAAAACTGTCAACAGTTAATACCAGTCAATTGATCAGCACTGTGCATGTATTTTTTATTACTAATGTAGGAACTTAGGGCGTTTTCTGTAAATAAAAAAACATAGACAGTATCTGTTTCCAATGTCTTTAATAGGTGAGTTTTTAGATACATCATCCACTTGTAAGACAATGTTGATAACAAGGACTGTGTTACATCAGTGTCACATTCACCTCTAACAGTTTCACTGTCACCGAATCTTCTTTCATGTTGCACACGTGGGTTCCATTAGTGGCTGTCGTGCTGTTAGCTATAAGCAAGATGCAGTCATTTTTGTGTGTTTTGACATGGCATCTTTTTTCTGTGAAACCATCTTTAGTCCAAAAGTAGTCAGCGTGGTTTGAGACTGCTGGGCAGGACAAATAAGAATTAGATAATAGAGGTATAGAAACTTGATGCTTAACCACAGTTGGAGCATAGTGGTCACCACACATTTCTGAAAGGGTGCGGTTAGCTGGACCACCGGTTTCAACAGATACTCTCTGTTTAAAGGAACAGGTGTTGTTATACCATGTGCACAGGGGATCCCTTGACATAAAACAGCTGAAACAATCATTCCCATACACTGAACATAGGTCTAATGGCACCTCACTCACCTCCCACTCTGAATTTACATAAAGCTTTAGATTTGTATTATCTAAAAGAATATTCTGTATGGGGGCTGGCTTCTGAAAGGGATTTATCTCTAAAATGTTGAGAGCTGTTGTAGAGTTGGAATCTTCATACCTCACATATATATGAATAGTCCCTTTGATGGTAGTGAGGTAAAAAATAGTTGCCCAAAAAACACCTCCATACTCTACCCTATAAACAAGTAGTTTGGTGTAGATATATTTTGACTGAATTATTGGAAACATGGCATTGTTCTTCTGATATACAGGATCTGCAACTTCTGGATATCTGTCAGCAACCTGAAAGGTTTCTGTGGGAACATGCTGATGGTTCTTCATGCATTGCCCTGGTCTAGGTGTGGGGAGTTTATGATGATAATTTTTTAACTTGGATGTCTTAAACACATGGTCAATGTCCTTTACAGTAAACACACAGACCGCAGAAAAGTTCCACGGGCTCAAAAAAAGTCCATAGATGAGAGTCTCTTCCCAGCTGTTCTCTGGGGCTTGCCAGATGAAAATATCTTGTAGCTCATTGTAGATTCTTCCAGTATCATAGTCTACACACGCCAGTCTGGCTTTTAAAAAGGTGGTCCACTTGTAGACAGACAGGGAGCTCTCCCCACCTTGATCACTAGAGCACACCTGCCCCACTCTAGGTACAGTATGTGGAAACTGTTTGAAGTCACTGTGGCTGTTTTCTTGAAAGAAAAAGTAGATTTTATCATCATAAGATTCATTTTTATGCACAGCTGTTGCCTGGACAAACTGTGGCCGGTGCATGGCGGTGTCACTCGTGTATAGTTCTACTTGGCCAGCGATCCTCCTAAACTTGTGAGAGCCACTGAGGCTCTTGTAGAGGTTAATGGTGGAATAGGTGTCATTCTGGTCAAACAGCACCAGATTGCCAGATGATGGTGAGAAGGGGGCTAAGCCTAGTTTTGGCCCCAAAAATTGAGTTGTTAGGTTGTTTATCAGCCAGCAGCTGGGTTTCTGTGAGTTAGTACCACAAGCTAGCAGCCCATCTGTCTGGTTATGAAGCAGAGTTATAAAGTTTTCGCAGGTACTAGATAACCGGTGGGTATTATGTGTGCTAGTTATGTTTATCAAAGCTGTGGATGCGTTGGAGCTGTGAGCAAAATCAAACAAATAGATGGTATTATTACCTCCCACATATACGTCTGAAGAGTTGAGGCTGTGAAAAAGCACAGTGTGTGGTTCCTGGGGTCCAAAAAACCGGTGCTGTCCAAACCCATCAGTTAGGTTAACAATCAGCCTTGGCTTATCTATAAACCGAGATTTAGCAGCTGTGATGGCTGATAAAATCATCAGTAATCTAATACTAACACACAAAGTGCCCATAGCTGCAGGATGTATTACAAACTCTGTTATCAGCCCCAAACACTGACCCTCTCCCCCACAGTGCTCAAATTTAAGTACCTTCTTGGAAAGTGAAAGCAAACTAATGACAGGTTTTGATACAGTAGCATTTAAGTAGGCCATATTGATGATACTACATGTTAAGTAGACATTGAGCAGTGTTGGGTGTCAGGGTGTGTCAAGTTTCTGTGGAAATACCCACATTAGGTATTATTTCTTTCTTTATTTCTAAACACAAAGTAACTTTCCATATAGTTTATGCCTATGTTGAGGGGAGACATGGTACACTCTTGCTCCACCATACCAAAACATTAAAAAAACAGGTCATGTATTAAGAAGAAAAATCTTTTAACTTTATTTACATTATCAGATAAGTAACACTCTTACCCCTCAACTCGTACAGCACTTGTCTAGTAAGCAACACACTGTCAAACTGGTCTATTTTGCTAAAACAGAAGCTTGTTGTGAGATAGGTCTACATGTCCATAAAGTTTTGAAAACTTTACTTTTGAAAGCTACAGTTTTTTAAGAAAACACAAGTATACACTCTATAATTTCATGGGGAGAATTATAGTATAGTGGCACCAGAAAATACCATTTATATTAGATATTAATTTTTAATAGTCATTTTTGCAAAAGAGCTACTTCTTGTAAGGAAGTAGGTAGATGTGAAAAAACTGAGTCATTTTATTTATCAAACCCAAACATGGGTGTTGTTTGATAACCACACTCCCTGTCAAAACATCCCCAAGGCCTGCCTAGGTTGCTCATGGGAACTTGCTTACTCACACCAAGTCTTAATACATATAAAATGAACAAAAACAAAGAGGGAGGAAGATGTGAATACATACAAGGTGAGTAATTGCAGTGAAGCATGACATATTTTTGTTTATGTAAGCATTCTTTCACTGCATGCTGTTTGACCGCTAATCTGGTCTTGCTACTAAACCGGAAAAAGATTAAAGAAAAGTGACAAGCTGACCCAAGCTGTGCTTTACTGTCCCAGTCTACATAAGGTTTAAAGGTAGCAGGCCTCACACACAGTCACATTTCAATTGCAGCTTCTATTTTGAGCAGAAGAGTCTCTCAAAATATTAGCTGTGTAGCTGCTATAGTCACTCTTACAAATCCTCAAAAATGTCCCAAAACTCAAATTCTGAAAACCCAAGTCCTCGAAAGAAGAGATATGTTAAAATGTGTGATTTAACAGAAGAACAGAAGGAGCGGAGAAGAAGCATTAATAGAAGAGCATCTAAAAACTTTTTAAAGAGGAGGCGCATTTTTGAAGAGCAACAAGAAAAAGTAAGGCTTAAAACTTTACTGTACTTCCAAATTCCAGCTATTTGTTGTTTGTAAGGAATTAAAGCTTTGACTTTTTACTTAGGGGCTGATTAACTTAAAGTACGAAAACTCTCGCCTGCGATGCCAAGTGGAAAAGAGGAAAGATGAAATTAGAATCCTTCGTGAGTGGCTCAACTATCATAAGTGTACAACACTTCAAAACTACAACACTGGGCCCCCGGAGCCGCGTGTAAAAGTGGAAAACTCTTTGGAAATGCAATGTGCAACTGCTTTTTTAAACCTGGATCAACAGTATACAACTAACAACTTAAACATTCCAGAGACAGTGTCTGGGAATAACACTACAAATGGGTTTGCAGCAGCAACAGCTACCTTACACACTAATTGTTATGAAAAAACTCTTGCAAATAATACAAATAACTTTGAGGCCAAGTTGAACTGTGAAGTGTTGCCTAGTTTTACTAGTGCTTTGGATGATCTTTTATCAATAGATTGGAACAACTTGTACAATTTATAAAACTGAAAAAAAGAAAGTACTTGAATGTGAATAGTGCCAGGAATATGTATTAAGGGTGTGTTTTGTGGGGGTGGCTAATAAAGTATGACTCATATTTACTTACACTCTATGCTTTTTTTTAATAAACCAGTTTGGTGGCTTTGTATTTCCTTAATTAAGAGTATATAAGGCAGGTGTAGCTCACAGCACAATCACCACACTACAACACTCATTTGCTGTTACTTGTAATTTTTGCTTCTCAACTCTAAAAATGAAGCTGGTGCTATTTGTTTTGTGTATTATTCTTATCATTGTGTTGTTTTTGACCATCACTGAAGGCTCATTGTTGACAAGACCAACAGAATGTGCACAAGCGGGAGAAAAGATTCCTGGCTTCAGTGGAGTGTGTTTGGGTAACACAGACGTTAAATCCATGTGGTAAGTACTTTTTCAAATTTGTTCAACAATATAATATTTTGTTACTTTAAAAACAAGCTATTAAATTAATTTTATTAAATTTTACATTATATGTTTTTTTTGTAGATGGAGACGGCAACAGCAACTATAAAAATTGAAAGAATATAATAATTTATTGAAAATATTTTCTATTTTGTGGTGTCTTCATTTGCAGTTATACATTGGTCGGCGCTGGTTAAAGAGCACTTATTTCTACAAGGGCTAAGCATGAGCTGGTTCACTAATAACAGCTGGTGCCTAGACCACTTGTAAAAACATGGGCCCCATATTCTACTGAAGAAGTCGGTGATGGGGTTTCTTGCTGATGGTCGTTTATGTGCTGTTAAGAAATATAGGCTCAAGGTTATACAAAAAATCTTGTGCCTAGATTTCTTATAATACATAAACTCAATGCTCCTGTAAAAAAGAAAATGTAGCCTCATGGAAGTTTGTGGATTTTATATCTACACGGGTGGGTGTGTCTACAAGTATGTGCCAATAAACTACAAGACTTCGAAATAAACAACTTGGTTATTTTAACTGCTTGTGTTTTGAACTGACTGTTTTCCCTAAAGTTTATATACAAGCTTGCATTGTTTTATGGTTCAAAAACAACCTCTGGGAATGTGGTTGTATGCATCCTGTCCTTAAACTTTTTTGTTTTTATTAGGACAGTGGGGGTTTCCTATATGTGACCTTATGGTAAAACAGTCAAAATAAAAAAATGTAGCCTTAAAAGTAAGGTTTTAAAACTTGGGTAGATAGGTCCCAGGTTCTAGGGACTTAATAAGCTTTTTTTATTTAAAAACTTAGTGTCAAGCAAACTAATGGGGAGAAATACCTCCAGGGGATACAGAGACCGCACGGGTGTTTCTGTGCCTTTGTTAGGCCTAAAAACAGTCACACCCAGGCGGTCTCTGCACTTCCTGGGGGGCGAGCAACCCCCAGGACTAGACATACAGAGGATAGAATTTAAATAAGACTAAGTATAGAGAATGGATGTGTTTGTAGGCGAAAAGCAGGGTGTCTCAACATGTCTCATTTTTAAGAAGACGGGGCTGGGTAGCATGACTTGAGTCAGGGCTTCTCTTAAAACCCTGGGCCCGAGCAGGGAGCTAATGATCTGGGGGACTAGGGTACAAGAAGAAAGAGACGGGGGTAGAGACAGGAGCCGTGGAGTTAGGGTTAGGGATCAGACTGGGGCTGGGAGAGGGGCTATCTGCTGCGCGGCGCTTCTTTCTTGCTGTGTGTCTGTGAGGAGCCTCGCACGGCAGAGAGCCCTTTTACCCTCTGTCACCTTCCCAAAAAGAAGAAGGGGGGCCAGAGAGCCAGAAAAGTGCTTATTTAGATAGTTTATGGT